TGTTCCTTGACTACCTGTTGTTCCTTGACTACCTGTTGTTCCTTGACTACCTGTTGTTCCTTGACTACCTGTTGTTCCTTGACTACCTGTTGTTCCTTGACTACCTGTTGTTCCTTGACTACCTGTTGTTCCTTGACTACCTGTTATTCCTTGACTACCTGTTATTCCTTGACTACCTGTTATTCCTTGACTACCTGTTATTCCTTGACTACCTGTTATTCCTTGACTACCTGTTATTCCTTGACTACCAATAGAACCTTGAATTCCCTGTCTTCCTTGAATTCCTTGGGTTCCTTGGGTTCCTTGAATTCCTTGAATTCCTTGTGAACCTCTTTCTCCCATGGGTCCAAAAGCAACAGAGTTAATTGAACTGCCTAAATTAAAAATACTACAATCAAAATGCAAAGGGCTTCCTATTGACCTACTGATAGTTCTTTGACTAACTCCATCTTTCCAATATGTTATTGTTGAGCCATCGTATGTTATATAAAGAACAGTTGAGGTTGTATATGAACCATAATTAACACCTGTTCCGGTTCCATTTTCATATATCTCCAAAGAACCAGAGGCATTAAAATACCAAGCATAATCTATGCTTGTGAAATTGGCATTTGTTGTTGGATCAGAGTTTAGTCCAAACATTATGGCGCCATTAGTTTGAGATGCCACAGCAGAACAATAAGCACCCCTAGTGTATCCTTCTGTAGAGTATACTTGAGCGTCCCAACCACTACCGGAAGATCTGGCGAATGTGTTGCCATTAGAGATCGTTATATTGGCCGAGGCATTGGGCGTCCATTGATCAGAACCAGAGATTCCTTGGGTTCCTTGGATTCCTTGGGTTCCTTGACTACCTGTTATTCCTTGACTACCTGTTATTCCTTGACTACCTGTTATTCCTTGACTACCTGTTATTCCTTGACTACCTGTTATTCCTTGACTACCTGTTATTCCTTGACTACCTTGAATTCCTTGACTACCTGTTATTCCTTGAATTCCTTGAATTCCTTGAATTCCTTGAATTCCTTGACTACCTGTTATTCCTTGACTACCTTGAATTCCTTGAATTCCTTGAATTCCTTGAATTCCTTGAATTCCTCGGGCTCCTTGAATTCCTTGAATTCCTCGGGCTCCTTGAATTCCTTGAATTCCTTGACTACCTGTTGTTCCTTGACTACCTGTTGTTCCTTGACTACCTGTTGTTCCTTGACTACCTGTTGTTCCTTGAATTCCTTGAATTCCTTGAATTCCTTGACTACCTGTTGTTCCTTGACTACCTGTTGTTCCTTGACTACCTGTTGTTCCTTGACTACCTGTTGTTCCTTGACTACCTGTTGTTCCTTGACTACCTGTTGTTCCTTGACTACCTGTTATTCCTTGACTACCTGTTATTCCTTGACTACCTGTTATTCCTTGACTACCTTGAATTCCTTGAATTCCTTGGGCGTTTATTTCTTGATTGCCTATAAGAACTTTTCCGGAACCATTTGGATTAAGTACTATATCTCCGCTTTTGCTGCTTATTGTATTTCCGTCAAGCGTCAAATTGTCTACGTTGATTTGCTCTCGTTGTGTATATGATCTTGACATGCGGCTACCCTTTTGATCAATGATTAAAGTCCACATTAGATATTGAAGATGTTATCTGATTTCTATGACTAATTTACGGAATGATACCATTCATGTTTCAAAATCCGCAGTCTATAGCCATAAAGAAATATCTTTTTGAAATACTAAAGGAAAGATACCCGGCAAACGAAAGTTTCATAGACAGGCTAGTAACCAATATCCAAACCAAAGAGGACTACGAAAGGTTTGGAAAATTCATAGCCGACATATTTGAAACAGGATTCATCAAGGCTGTTGACGAGTACAAGGAACAACTTCTTAAGATGGGCATGAGTGTGGGCATAACCACGCCCGAGCGGGCAAAGGATCCCAATAACAGAATATTTGATTAATCAGAAAAGTCGGGCTGAACTTCAGATGGTATTGTTGAAAAAAGCCACCCTCCCTCCTTCTGCTCCTTTCCTGTCACCTTCCACCACCTGTATTCGTCGTACGGAACCCTATCGTAAGCGTCCGTCTGCTGGTTGTGTATTTCGTATGCAAAAGGATATATGATAGACCTTTCTCCTATCTGTTCGTTTGGATCGCTAGTCCAAAAGGAGAGCGAGAAGTCGCTCGCCTCTATTATAACCGAGGGAAAGATCATCTTATTTCCGTATTGAACCCTCTTCCATGATTCGCCATAAAGTTTATCGGATCCTTTTTTTATGATGGCGGGGAGGCAGTACGACAAAACCTTGTGCTTGATATAGGGCATGTCGTATTCTTTTTCCTGCTCGGTCTGTTCAGCTTTATATTTTGGTGCGGGGCCGGGGCTGGGGGTGTCTAATCGAGACTTTGGCGTATCCGAACTTGGGATGGGCATGCGCTCAACAGGCATCTCCTCCATTACGGGGACTGCCTTTTTGGGAGGGCGTATTCTGTGGGTTGCGGACATCTTGACCTCATCCCATTCGAAGTTGTGGAACACAAGGCCGGAAGGGTCCCATGCCTCTTGTTGCTTAACAAGAGGGTTTGGTTCCGAAAGCCTATAGACTTTTCCTTCTTTGTTTAAAATGGACATTTTTAGACTCTTCTTGATATATACGAGAGAAAAGCGAGGTTGAAAATGCCAATAGTAGTTCCGGACGCAGGTGAGCGCAGACTTCTTGAATATATTGTGAACAAGACGCCCCCTACCAACATGATATTGCACCTCTACACCAACAGCTTGGATCTATCCACGGAAACATGGACAGAATCAAGCTTTGTCGAGGCGACGACAAGCGGATATGCGCCCGTCACATTGCTGGGGGCGAATTGGACGGCAAGCACGACGGCGGGAGTTTCTTCTGCTGTGTACAGCTCTAGCATAACATTCTCATTCACGGCCGCAGCCAGCATACAAGGCTACTATGTGACCGACACCTCAAACAGAATACTCTGGGCCGAGCAGTTCCCGGGGGCTCCGTTCACTCTTCCGTCAGCCGGTGGAGAAATATCCATCAGGCCGCAGGTTCAGCTCAACTGATGTCCGGCTTTAGGCAGTGGCTTGCAGAGGCGAAGGTGATGGGCTCCGCAGCGGGCGAGGCGATGAAGAGGACGCTTGATTTCAAGGTCAATGCGGAGTGGATCAAGTGGAGCGTAGAGCCGAGGGGATGGATAACCGACAAGGGCACGAAGGATTCATTTGACTTTTCTGCCGCATTCTACAACCCCAAGGTTGAAAAGCCCGCGTTCTTCTATCTGCGGGCGTTCGCGATACTTGAGCGACCCGATTCTGAGTACGATTCCGTGGAGGGCGGGGCGGAAATGAAGATAAAGGCCACGATGTTTTTATTTAACGGAAGGACAGGGCTTGCCGGAATGCATTCAGGGGTCGAACCCACAAGTATGAGGGGTCTGCTTGACAGGGACGGCCACATAAGACTGAGCGAGCGGGATGAACGCGTATCTTTTCCCGGGGCGCTTTCGGAGTTTGACGGCCCGCCCTTGAAGACGCCCCTTCAGTTAGCTGAGTGGGTCAAAATGGTCATAGACCACACCGACATAGACGGAGAAGACGACGGCGGCGATGATAGCCATCCGGAACGCCCTGACATTCATGATCCGAGCGGAAGAAGATTGGTCGGGGTCTGAGGAATAAGGCCTCGGGGAAGATATATAATCAAGGAGGAAACCGCCTTGATCAAGAATCCCGACGGAACGCCGTACAAGCCTGTTGGCAGCTTGGAGCAGTTTGATCCGGACAATCCGGAGCGCTGCCTCTGGAACGACTGGGATGCGGAGTGGATAAAGATATACGGGTCGCCCGTCTTCTACTATGAGGTGTTCATCCAGACGGGCTCCCTCGACAAACTCTACCGCGAGGACAGGGGCAAACTGTGGTCGAACAATCCCGTCATGCTCTATGCGTCCTACGAGCCCGTGGTGGGACAGAACTACCAGAGCGCATTCGGAATAGACTCGCCTGACGAGGTTGTGTTCGACTTCAACTACAGGGATGTTCTAAATAAGATAGGACACCCGCCTAAGGTGGGATCAAGGATACACAGCCCGCACAGAAAGGAGGACTGGGTCATCATCCAGAGGAACATAGGGGAAACGATGCTCTGGAGTCAGATGAGGATACAGATACTATGTCAACGCTTCCAAGAAAGCGTCACGACAGGAGAGGGAAAGGCCTCTCAGAAGAAGCCGGACTTTGACTTGAATGAAATTAATCAAAGAGGCTAATCCATTCCGTGCTCCAAGCTCGCCCTAGCCAAAAAGTTCAATATGGAGAAAGATGAATTAGAAAAAAGCGAGTGACCGGCCACGATCCGGCAACATTTAGGATGGAAACCTAACGCTCTGCCAATTGAGCTACACTCGCATTTAATGAAATAAGTTAACTTTTATTCACTTTCCAAAACACAGTCCTTGGGAACTTCGGCTTCGGCAACGGAAGCCTTATTCCTTCTGGCATGTATGGTTTTCTTTTTTCTTTGGCCTTTCTTATGGGATAGTGTTTCATCTTCTGGGAGAGAAGAGACGCTTGGGTATTTTCGTCTTCATCTCTATCGGAGTGGAGGCGGATGATATTTTATTTGATATAGTGTTGTCAACCTCGGAATAGCCGCCTTTAGTATAGGCCTTGCTGAGAACCTTGTACTTGTCGTCAAACGTCAATTGCGGGGTTGCCGACCACGAGCGGGTTGCAATCTTGCTTCCGTGTTCGCTTATTCTTCTGTCTCGGCCTTCCCTTTCTATTCTTTCTTCCTCCGTGAACGGGATGAATTCAACATCATTTTTCTGGGGGACAAAAAGAACTTGGCCGTACGGTTCGCCCGCTCTGAAGATGTGGGTCTCGCCTTCTCTAGGAGCCTTGAAAACGACGAAGAAGATTCTTGACCACCACCTTTGAATATGTCCCGTAAGCAGGCACGGGACGGTTCCTGTTTCGTCGGTGAAGAACCTGGGGTGCGGTTCCGTTCTGATCACATATCCTTCGGGCGGCTCCATGTCCAGCGAGCTTGACATGCCGTAGTGACCCGGCGCGAAGCTCATCATCGGGGGCGTGGTCTTTTTGGGCTCTTGTCCGTTGATCGTGTTGCCTTGCTCATTCATGTTCCAGTCTTCGCCGGAGAAATCGCCCTCGAAAAAAACTTGGCCGTGACGCCTCGTCACACAGCACTCGCTCTTGAAGGGATAAATCAACTCGTGGCCGTATGTGCTTCCCTCCACGAAAGGGGGGCAGTGCCATGGCTGGGGCGTTGCTCCATCGCCGTGGTTTCTGTCCTTGCCGGACCAGCCTGGTATCTGAAGCTTGATCGGAGAGGGATGGGCGCCGAGGTGCCATGTTCTGTATTTGACTGTGATCATTCTTCAATTATATCGGCTGGGCAACCAATTAAAAAGATCACTCGTCTAGATAGACCAAGAGGGGAAAACAATGGTTGTCAATCCGGGAAATCACCAGAACAAAAGCCTAAACGACTGCAATGTCGTGCCGCCGGCGGAAACCAGCAGGAACAAAGAGAAGGCTCCGAAGAGTTGCGATGGGCCGGGCATGGGCACAGGTTGGGTGGAGGAAGCCGCCAAGTCCAAGATAGGACTCGGCAAAGAGGCCCAGTGCGACCCGATGCAGACCGGAAGAATTGTCGACGACATGAATGACCCGGAACGCCATGTTCTCTACAGGTATTCAAAGAGTCTTCGTGGCTGCGATGAGGCGATGGTAGATTTGTTTTCTAATTTGGTCGTTCTTGACGAAGACGGGAAGGCATACAAGGTTCCCATACTGTGGGGGACGCAGGAAAGGGCGGTAACTTGGATTCTGCAGGATAATGTCCGGAAGGACGGAAGTCTTGTAGTAGAAAGAATAAGACTTCCTGTGCTTGCAATATATTCAAACGGAATGGATTTTGACCCCGAGAGGTACACATACCACAAGGCTCTAGATTACATGCGCAGGTTGAGGCCGGACGGCAAGCCGGGCTTTACCACCAAGGAGAAGTTTGAGAGAGACACGGTGTTCGGTGTCGCAAGGGGCATACCGATCAACAAAACCTATACCTTGACGGCATGGACTATGTACATGGAGGACATGGATCAGATTCTAGAGCAGATAATGCTAAAATTTTCTCCGATTGCATATATACGCGTTAGGGGAATCAATTGGGAGACTTCGGTCAATCTGGATTCCATAGCAAATAATGTGGACTATGAGCCGGGCGACCAAAATCAAAGAATAATCAAGTTTGAATTTAATTTGACGGTCAAGGCATATATACCACAGCCAATTGTTCGAAACAAGTCAGTTCTAGCAACAAAAACGGATTTTTATAACGGGGTCGACGAGGACAAAATTACTGAGGCGTTGGACAAGTTGGAAGACAGTGTTGATAAAATAGAAAGGCAGAATTAATGATCGAGATCAAGAACAAAACAAGGGGTCCGGTTCAGATACTGATAAGGTCTAGAAGGTCACCCAAGGCTTTCACGACACTGAATGTTCCTGGCGTAGGTGGTGGAAACAACATCTACATGTTAGAGGATGAGAGGAGCACGGAATACGTTGAGAGGGCCGAGAAGATGGGGCTCATTTCGACAAGGCACATAACAAAAAAAGAATTGAACAAGGGAGAATAAAGTCATGGCAATCCTAAAGGGCTTTCCGCCGTCCAACACAATTTCGCCCTCGGTAAGAATAACCGAGAAAGATCTGAGCTTCATCGCTCCAGACCAGTCCTTTCACAGGGCCGGTTTGGTCGGCTTTGCCAGCAAGGGTCCAATCAATGTTCCCACATTGATCCAGTCCACAAGGCAGTTAAATACTGTGTTCGGATATCCTCATCCAGAGGCTGGCGATCCTTACCTCATCTATGCTGCCCAGCAGTACTTGTTGGTTGCTACGGAACTTTATATCGTACGCGTGGCTGACACCGACGCAGTGAGCTGGGAGCGCGCCCGTACGGCTCAGGTCGAACTTCCTTCTGCCGGTGGCGAAGTTGTGTTCGTCTCGAGCCAAGCCGGACCATACAACTTGAGCAAGGACATGTACTTCAGGTGGAGGCTAAACGGCGTGCTTGCTTCCAAGACGCTCGTCGCCCTAGCTAATGCCAATCATCCAGATCCTCTCGTTCAGTCGGGCGGATACACAGCCACTCAGTTGGCGGACGATCTCAATGTACAACTGGATGCTTCGGTGGACGGAATAGAGTTCTTCGCTACAAATGAAACAACAAGTCTCATAGAAGCAGAAATTCAGACAACTTCGGAAACAGATAGCCAAGTAACATTCAGCCTCGGAAATGGAGGCCTCGTTCCTGGTTCGGTAACCGGCAGAATTGTCATAGACGGGACTGTTGTTCAGACATTCAAAGTAAATGATAGCGGCGTGTTTTCCTTCAAGACGATAGTTGCTTCGCCTTCAAACAAGGCCATAGCTGGATCTATTGACAATCCGAACGGAAACATAACACTTACATATCAGAATTCGCTTTCTGCAGGAGCCAACAGAATATCTGTTGACTACAAGTACACGAACACCTATACGACATCAAGAATAGGATTGAGAACAACCTTTTCGTTCGGTCCTAGAGCCGTTCTGGAACTTGTGTCCGTGCAAGATTCCCTATGTGGTCCGGAAGGAGCGACAGGGCTGGGTAGCGGAATGGAGCCCGCTCAGTTCACGGGAAGCACAGCCGCTAATTTCAATTTCACATCGCTTGATGAGTATGATCTGCAAGTCGTGCTGGATGGTACCGACAATGTGCTAATTGACAATGTCGTTCAAGTGATTGATCTTTCTACCTTGGCCACCAATTCGGCCGCTACCGCTGAAGATGTGGTTGACGAGATCAACGACCAGATAAACTCAGGTTCTATTCCTGGTGGTTTTGAGGCGATTTCCGTAGGTGACTATGTTTCGCTCAGAACACTACACTCGGGCAACGACGCAAGGATTATAGTCAAGAACGAAAGTTCTACATTCAATTTGTTCGGTTTCAACGCTCCGCTTTTGGATCCGGCCAATCCGGCCGTTGTTGACTCTAACGGATCCAACAAGGGCTTGTACATCACAGCCTCCGGCAGCGCGCCGAGAGGAGTCAGTGGTGCCGCGGCCGTATCAAGCTATGGCGTAATTAACGGAGATTCAAATAGGTTCGGAGATGTTTCTGTCACGCTCACTGCCGATTCCCCTGGAATCGACGGAAACTCGACCCAGGTCGTGGTCAGAAACAATGTCAGGGAAGGAAACTTCATAATGGAAGTTTACAACAATGGAGTCCAAGTTGAATCTTGGGGAAATCTGACAAAGGATGAAACAAGCAGATTCTATGTTGAAACATTCTTGAGCCTAGTTTCTGACTTTGTTAGGGCCGTTGATAATACGAGCAACCCGTCGCCGCCGCTTGATGGAACATATGATCTGTCGGGCGGTTCGGACGGTATACCGTCGGATCCGGACGACCAGGATTACTTCCTCATCGGAAACATGGTCGGATACACGGGAATATATGCCTTGAGCGAGCCGGAGCAGATCGACATAGATCTGGTCGCCGTTCCTGGTCATACATCCACGGGTGTCGTCCTCGCAATGATTGACATGTGCCAGAACATGAGAATGGACTGCATGGCCATAGTGGACGCTCCGTTCGGACTTACAGTTCAAGAGATAATCCACTGGCAGAACGGCGCCCATCCTCTGAACACGACGAGATTCGACTCGGATTTCGCGGCTCTTTACTGGCCGTGGGTCAGGATTCGCGACACCTTCAACAATGTTGATGTTTGGGTTCCGCCCTCGGGTTCCATCATGGCGGTCTACGCCAGGAGCGATAATCTTTCTGCTCCTTGGTTTGCTCCCGCCGGCGTGAACCGTGGCGTGGTGCCCGGAATCACTGATGTGTTCAGCAGGCCGACATTGGAAGAGAGGGACTTGATGTACGGCAACAGAAACGCCATCAATCCTATCGTCCAGTACGCGGACTTCCAGGACTATGTCGTTTGGGGTCAGAAAACGCTGCAGCGCAAGCCTACAGCCTTGGATCGCGTAAATGTGAGAAGGCTTATGTTTGCGATAGAGAAGAGAATCAGGGCCGCCTCGAGAACATTGTTGTTCGAGCCGCATGACGAAATCTTCCGCCAGAAGTTCATCGAGATAGCCACGAGGATCTTGCGTGAGGTGCAGATAGCGAGAGGTCTGACGGCGTTCATCATTAAGGCGGACGAGGAACTCAACACGCCTGACGTTATTGACAGGAATGAATTCAGGGCAAGAATCGGCGTGCAGCCGACAAGGGCCGTGGAATTCATGTTCCTTGAGTTTAGCATCCACAGGACTGGAAGTTTCGATGCCGGTTCGAACACCTTCTGATAAGAGAAATCATAAAAAGAGGAGATAAAAATGGCGATTCAAATGGGTTTGGGAAGGTTGGGCGGAGATCAAGTCACCCACAAGAGAAAGTTTAGATGGACTTTTGAGGTCAGAAGGAGTGGCGGAAGCGGCGGGCCTGGCAGCGGAGTGCTAGCTGCCAAACAAGATGTTCCGGCGAGTTTCGTAAAAATGGCTGCTCGCCCGAATGTTTCTATAGAAGAAACTGAAATAAACTTCCTCAATGGAAAGACTTACATTCCTGGCAAGGGGACCTGGGAGACTATCACCGTCACATATTACGATGTGAGCGGTGACGATAACATGCCCTTGTGGGACTGGCTTGCCGATGTCTATAACTTCACCGATCCGCTAGGCCTCCAGCAAAACTCTAGAAGAAATTGCTATGCCGGAATTGGTATCTGCACCATGTACACAGGTTGCGGAGATCCCATGGAAAGATGGACTCTGGGTGATTGTTGGCCTCAAGCCGTAAATTTCGGCGAGTTGGACTATTCTTCGTCCGAGGAGGCCACTGTTGAAGTCACAATCAGATACTCCAATGTTTCATACAAGAACCTGTGCGGAAGAGATCCTAGATCCAGCTGCTGCCCATGCAGCACGCAGGCTGGCAGCCTCATGGGATTGAACGCCGGCGGGGCCGCAGCGACAACTCTGCCCTCGGTTGGTCTCACTGGGGATCCCGTTCGTTGATATTGATGATGTAAAATATGAAACAAAAAGGCCAGCGGAAACGCTGGCCTTTTTTATTTACAGACTATATTTAAATTGGAGGAAATATGGCTCAAAAAATGGGTCTTGGGAGACTGGGTAGCGAAAACTTATGCATGATGCGCAAGTTCCGTTGGCTTTTCTTTATAGACGGGGTTTGTGACGACGGAACGGACGCATTGCCTCCGGACAAGGCGGCTAGACCCAGCCTTAACTTCAAGGAAATAGAGGCACAACACCTAAACGAGACTATATACTTTCCTGGAAAGCCCGACTGGAAGCCTATAAATTTGACGCTTTTTGATCTAAAGGGAAATAAAAATCCTATATTTCAATGGTTGAAGCAAATTTATGAGCCTTGTGATGACAAAGGCACATGGAGAGCTCCGGTTCCTGGGGCCTTCAAGAAGACAGGTCGCCTTAGGATGTACAATGGCTGCGGATTGGTCATGGAGGAATGGGTATTCAGCAATATTTGGCCCAACAACATAGAATGGGGGGATCTGGATATGAGCAACCAAGACTATGTTACGGTGGAAATGACCTTGAGGTACGACAGGGCATACACCAAAGATTGTTCGCAAACAGGCGCCTTGTTCACTGGGGACATTAATCCGCGTGCGGGGACAAGTCTGGCCTAGCTAGGATCAGTCCATATCTTTCTTTAGAAGTTCTCGCATTTCCGCAAGCTTATCTTCTAGTTGCTTGGCCTTTAACTTCAACTTGCGGCATGCTCCGCTTTTGTTAAGTCTGCCTTTCTTGGTGTATACCTTCTTTTCATCATCCAGAAGGGCATTGACTATGTCCTCATAGCCATTTTCTATGAGTTTCTTAATCAACTCTTGTCTTTCAATGTGGTCTATATTGCTCATGAATTAAATATTACACATTATGCAAAACAAATCAACACCACTTTTATGAATGGTTGTTGTTATCAAACAGAACCTTTCCATTTTTGAACGAAGAGTTTCCCTCAATCATCTGCATATGATTTAAGTATTTTTTCTTAAGTTCGTTATAGTTTCTTGCCGTTCTGTAGAGTTGTCTGAAGTGGTTAAGTATGCATGTAGTCATGTAGTTGAAGGCCTTTCCCTTCCTCGAGTCAAACCTTCCTATTTTGTCAAAGCATATCATTACGCCCTCTTGTATTGCGTCGTCCGCGTCTATGAGTTGGAATTTGGCGTATCTGACTATGTTTTCAGAAAGTGTGAAGAAGGCGACGGCCAACTTTTGCTTTGAGTCTTCGTGGCTTGCGTCCGTCTCTCTGAGAAGATCTTCTTTGGCCTTCAAAAGCGATTTGTTATAGTTGTTTTTGACCTTCCTGATTTTTTTTCTGTCTAATGTGCCTTTTATCTCGTCTATGATTATCAAAAGCCTCTGCTTTTCCCTCTTGGAATCTTGAAATTGATTTATAATGCTTTCAAAGGTCTTGTTGTTCAAATATTCATTCATTGTCCTCCAGATGGCATAGGCCTTATCTAAAAGTAATATGCACCCCTATAATAGTGATGAACTAAAGGAGAAAAAATGGAGAAATCCAATTATGAGGCGATTTTTTCGTCACTTTTATTCATTTTGGAAAATCCATTTGCAGAAAAAGGATACGAGGATCTTAAGAGCCACTACTTGGCCATGGGCATGGAAAAAGAGGCGGAGGCCATGGAGTTAATTTTAAGAGAAAAATTCAATGCTGACAGTACAAATTCTAATCAAGAATAACTCCAAAACCATTAAAAAGACCTTGGATTCTTTGGCCGGGATCGGCAGAATTGTAGTCGGCAATCTGGGGTCTACGGACGGAACAGATCGGATTTGTGCCGAATACGGAGCAGAAGTGATTCCAGTCCGGTTTGACGGAGATTACGCCAAGGTCAGGAACAATTTGGCCGCCGAAGGCATGAACCTTTATTTGGATCCGTGGGAGGTGTTGGCTAGTGGGGCTGAAAAAATTAAAAATTACGAAAGAACAACAAGAATATATGTTGTACAAGGAGGGATTGTATCTAAGGAAATAAGGATTTGGAGGGATATCAAGTTCGTCAATCCGATATATGAAACCTTGGTCGACGACACGGCAGATTGCGACCCGAATGTAGTTATTTTGTCAGGGGTTCAGCCCGACAATCGAAATGAAAAGATGTCTATCTGTAGGGAATGGATCTCCAGAAAGCCAACCTCGCCGGATCCTTACTACTACATGGCTTGTTCGTGTCTGGCCAACAGAATGTACAAAGAGTTCTTTTCTTTTGCGGATCAGTATTTGATAATGGATTCTAAGGCGGGCGCATCGGGAATACTTCTGAGGTACTATATGGCCCAAGTGCATTTACACACGGGCAACCTAAATGAAGCGACAAAGAACGCACTATCGTGCCTTTCAGTTTGCCCAACATTCTCCGAGTTCTGGTGTCTGTTGGGGGACATTTTATACAAGGATCAAAAATACGAAAAGGCAAGACGAATGTATGAAAATTCAATCATAATAGGAAAAAGAAGACTAAGCAAGGATTCTTTTCCCATAGAAATATCAAAATATAAAGAATACCCCAAAAAAATGATAGAAAATATCCAACAGTTAATTAGTCAATCAAAATTCATAGTGCAAAAAACAATCTGAATCTTGGATATATAAAGATATACAAGGAGGTTGTATTGAAGAAATTCAAGGTCTCCATAATTTATTTCGGCTGCTGTTGCGAAGAAACTATTGAATTGGCAGCGGATAATTACGAACAAGCAAGGAAAAAATGTCTTGAATTAGTTGAGCAAAATCATGAACTCATTGATTTGATGGCTGAAAAAAATATCTTCATAAGCAAAAGAATCAAGGATTGCGTTCTTCATCGTTCGGACTGGCGTGACGATATAGCAATAAATTTAGAAGTCCCTTCCAGCGACTAGAAGATAATATCCAGATCGTTTACGACAACGGTGACTTGGTCTTCCCATCTTGCCACATCTAATTGCTTTCGTCCGGGTCCAAGTTTGCTGAGTTTCTTCTCGAGTTCGTCTATGTGGCAGTTTATTACAGACCAACTGTTCTCGGCTAACTTTTTGACTTCCTCCTCATGGTCTGGCACATCCATGTTTGGATAATATTTTCGCAGTTGGTCTTTACATTCTTTCACAATTTTCTTGTAAAGGGGAACATGGCAGGCACACCCGGGATTATTCAAGAATTCATCGACTTCCTTCTCCATCTCTTTCGGGAGCGTCAGCCTGAATCTTGAGTCCTTGAGTGCCTTCTTCACATCTATTAGCGTTATCTTCTTTTCATTGCTCATCTTGCGTCTCCTTTAGGAACTTTTCTTGAAACTGCGTGTTTTCTTCCATCCACTTTTTATTGTCTTCTTCAATTTTTGTTTCATGGGACTTCCTGTCGGCTTCGCCTTGCGGGTCTTTAAAAGACCTGGCGGATACGGCTCGCCCACAGTTTGGGCATCTGAACTTCTTACTGCTGAGCGTGTCGTTCTTTAGCTCATGCAAGCCCGACGATCCTTGGTCGCAGATCTTTTTCCACCCGCAATAATCGCAAAGTAGTATTTGCTTTTTACTCATTAAAGTTTGTTTCCACGACGCTTTTCGCCTCTAGATAGTTCATATATGTGGCCGAAAGAGTGGCCAAAAAACTTCCTGCCATGCCACAAGAAAAAACCACAAGAGGATCTTTTCCGATCAATATGTATCCGAACAAGAAGCCGACCCATGTTCCAGAACATTGGTAGCAAGAAACCAGTTTGTTGACCCAAGGGTGGCATCTTTTTTCTATGAAGTCTCTAGCAGGCTGCATGATGTAGGCCGGATCTACAATGATGTTGGTCATTCCTATGACAGAAAGAGCGAACAGTAAAAATGAAGTAAAAGAATCCATTAACTATCTCCAGAATGTAATATGTATCTTATCTTTTTTTCTGAAAGTGGAAAATCCAGAATAGATCTCAGCAAACTCAAGTTCGGGCTCGTCGTCCAGGCCGAACTCTATGTTCTTAACAAGGTGGCGATCTATTTTATCAATAGTCACTGTATCTTTGAAATAAAGTGACAGTACATCTTCATGCCTATCCTTTGCGGAACGAAGGAAATCCAACAAAGATTTCCTTCCGAGAGCCCTTAGCATGGGGCTCATTTTGCTCATCCTCCATTGGTCGCGCAGATAAACCAAGTCGGGCATGTTTTTCCACGCTTCTTTGTCGTGGAAAATAAGATCTTCCACATTTTGAAAATTTATCCTTATCACTCTCTAATAGAATACTTCACCCGTAAAATCTAAAGGAGAAAAAATGGCCGACGAGACTTTCAGACCACAGAAAAGAAGCATTTCCCAAGAGGAGATAGATGGGGATTTTCAAAATACGGAAAACGAAAATGCTGCTGAGCAACTGGCGAGGATGGCGGCGATGCGACAGAGTGCTGCGGCCGAAGTAGAAAAAGAACTTGAAAATCCAGCTGCTGAGGCCGGGGTGAAGGTCACGGGAAGGATTCCGGAGGCATTCAAGCAGGCTGTGGCCTCCAAGAAGATGGATGCTAGATCGGGAGGCTCCAAGCCCGACCAACAGAGCAGAAAGTCAGAAATGAGGGTGACGGGGAGTGGCAAGTTGGAGGAGTTGATTGCTGGGATTGGCACAAAGGGAACAATGGTGTTCGAGCCCATCCAGCTTCCATCAAAAGGAAAGTTTTATGACGGGGAGAACGGCCCAAAGGACGGCGTCATCCACTTGCGCCCCATGACGGGCGAGGAGGAAGAGATACTGGCTACGCCTCGGTTCGTCAAGAAGGGGCAAGCCATCAATATGATCTTCAATCGCTGCATGAGGGAAAGCTACGACTCGGCTAATTTTTTGACTCAAGACAGAACATACATGTTGATTTATTTAAGGGGCATATCGTATACGCCGGAATACGATGTAGAGGTGAAGGATCCGGATTCGGATCAGACCTTTGCAACCACCATTAACCTCAACGACCTTTATGTTGACTACTGCACAGAGGATTTTGGTCCAGAAAATTTGGAGGATGTCCTGCCGACGACCGAGTATAGGTTCCGATATCGGCTGGCTGTGGGCAAGGATGAGCAGTTGATTCAGGAATACAGAGAAAGAAGGGCTAAGAACTTTGATCTTTCAGGTCAGGCCGATGACACACTGTTGTTTAGAACAGCCCATCTCATAGAGGAAATTGAGGGACTGACGGACAAGTTGGAAATACAGACGCTTCTAAAGAAGTTGCCTATTCAAGATGTGGCTTATTTGAGAACAGTTGTTAACGAGCCTCCGTTCGGCGTGGATACGAAGATAAACATAACAAATCCATACACAATGAGGGACTTTGAAATAGAACTTCCGCTTGAAGCAAATTTTTTCTTCCCGCGGGCAAAGCGAAAGAAAAATACGATATCGAGGACTCAAGCCTAGAACTTTGGAGCAACTTGATGGAGGAGATGTTCTTCTTCATCTACCACATGCACCAGAGCCGAGAGAACTTCATGTCTTTGCCCATCAATGAAAGAAAATGGCTGATAAGCAGATTCATCCAGCAGAAAGAAAAGGAGAACGAAGCCATGGAGTCGGCGAGAAGGAAAGCGAAAACTAAGAGATAACGCATGGCAATAAAGGAAAGAAATCAAAATCCAGTGGTTGGTGATGTTTTGAACCTCAGAATGTTCACCTACAACTCAAACCACCGTCAGAGCGTGCAGAATGTATCTAAAGTTGAAATATACCAATTGGATTCTACTTGCATAACAAAAGACAATCCCGAGGGCCGTAGGCTAATAGGAACCATTGAATCTCCCGACATAGAGACGGTTTCTGACGATTTCGGCGGGCACTACAAGGTCTCCATAGGTCTTTTGGATCAAGTGTACGTCATTGGGGACTACATTGATGTATGGTATGTTCAGTTCAATGAAAATCAATCCGGAACGGTGACCAATGAGTTCAAGATCATATCAGATCTTTGGTATGCATCCGACATGCCCATCGTTTATGATTTTTCTTATGGCTTCAGACCAAACAGAATACGAAAAGGTGAGCGAAGATGGTTAACAGTGGAAGTTATTCCAAATGTTCCCAACGCCTCGGACTTGCAAAGGTATTATACAAATTTGGCGATAGCGAGCCCGATAAAGATTTACATAGAAAAAACATGCGGAGAGTGCGTTCCGGCAGAAAAAGATTTGAGAATGGTTGTTTCTGGCGGACAAGTTGAGCACCGAAGGGACTCTGAGGGTTATTTCTTCCTGGATACCGTGGGACTCAACATGGATTGCGGAATTTACGATGTGTGGTTCGAACTTGATTTCGGCGAGAGCACCTACATCTCCGAGAACTTGCAGCTCCAAGTATTTTGAGATTCTTGGCAGAATCGCGATTTAGCGAATTCTCAGATTGCCCAGACTGCCCAGATTTGATGCGTACTCTCGGAATGCCCATCTATCAAAGAATGCGTCTTTTCAGCCAAAAAATAGAGGTTTCCAAAAATTTTGGTTGACATCTTGGGGTGGCGGCGTATAGTCATAGGACAGTGATTTCCATTTGCCAAATGTCCAGAGGTGACGCGATGTCTGTTGACTTGGATGCAGAGCGGATCGCTATTCTTGCGAAACTTGAAAAGATGGGCTTTTCCTCGAGTGATGTCACGGGAAAGAGGCACTACATTCCGAAGCCTGCCGAGGTCAATTCGGAGAAGCGAGCCATTGCCGGAATAGAGGCTGAGGCGGAGGACAATCAGAGCCACTACTTGTCGCTCGCGGGGCGTACGGGCAAGCCTTGGTTCCACAACACCAAGTTTCCCAAGCAGTATAGTGAATTCGTGCTAGTAACTCCAGACATGGCCAAAAAACTTCTGGAGTGGAACAACAACCCTCGAAAAAGGATCATGCAGACTGTGGTTGACCGGTATCGTTCTGACATGAAGTCGGGCGAGTGGAACGACAACAGCCAGTCCATCGCGATTGACTACAAGGGGTATCTGCATAACGGTCAGCACAGGCTTACGGCAATAGTGCAGTTGGATCGGCCACAGAGGCTATACTTCACATTCAACACGCTCGTTTCCGCGAGAGAAGACGAAGACGTTGGTGCTCCGAGGAAGCCGGCGGTTCAGATTGAACTGAAACTGCACAACAGGATTGGGAATAAGCTTCCCGCCATCTGTCGAGCGGCGATGAGAGGCGTTAATGGAGCCACTAAGCGAATTTCGCAAGGGCAACTTGCCGAGTTTGCTGAAATGTACGGGGCTCAAATTGAATGGTTGGAGCGGGTTTGTCCTACCTACAGAAGCGATGTTCTCGCAGCCTTCTTGAAGGCTGTTCTGTGGTACGGTACAGATCTGATGGAGCCTTTTCTCAAAAGGTTCGGAGATGTCCTCTTTGAGAGCAAGGAGGATCCCGCAAGGCTCCTTCATGCGGCGGTGAAAGTCACGGGAGGATCCAGAACCCGACTCAGTTTGTACAAGAAGGCTCTTGCTGCGGTTCATCATCATGTGAGCGGCCGCAAGGTTTCCAAACTTGTAGAACGCGATACTGACATTTTTGAGTGGGAAGATGGCTGGCGGGTTCCTAAGCGATAATGTCCTCCTAAGGAAAGGAAAATCATGTTCTTCATCGGTCTGGAGCGGGCTTCGCTCAAAGTTTCCGACAAGAAAGTAGTGAATCCGACCATAGCCATGCTAAGACGCGTTCTTGAAAACGCCGGCTTGGATGAGGGCGAATGGGGTTTGCGAATGCCCCACAGGGTCAGGAAGAAGGGGTGCGAGAGGTTCAAGGCAATTAGGCTGGACTACTCCGGCGGTGTTAAGGGAATTCGCATACGATGCAAGCCCGGTGGCAACGACACGAGTTTTGAGTACACGCTGGTGCCGCCGAACGATGTGGAAATAGGAGTTCTTTTTCACCTCATGGAAAGAGTACACCCGCAAACACTCAAAATACACGAAACAATTGCTCTCAAGGCTGCAATCATGTACCCAGAACTCAGAGATATGCCTCCTCCTCCTGTGGTCAGAGTCTTGCCTCGCGAGGCTCAAAAGATCCGCAACGAAAATTCCATCAAGCCGACAAATTCCCTGGCTGATGAAGATATGACGCGGCAGATAATTGAGGAAGGAATCAGTGGCAAACAAGATGTGGATGTTGCTACGATACCGGATGTTTGCCTAAACTCCTCAGACATAGCATCCGAGGTCGGAACCCCCCAAGTATCAAAAACCTCTTCGCTTGAAATAGACGAGCGGGTCTCCATGTCTGACCAAGATGTCATGGACAAAGCCTTAATAGCCATAAGTTTCGTTGCCGAGGATGGATTCGCGAAGAAGAAGGCTGCGTCCGACTCAATAATTGACAACTTGGGCGTGAAGAAGTTTGTTTCGGGAATCGGGAAGTGGGAATACGAAACCCACCAAGGGGCGATGAGGGCGCTGACGATGGCCCTTTGCAGGGACGGCTACTTGGAGCGGATATACTGCACCTCTTCGGATGGTCGGGTGGGCGAAGGCGTGCGGGGTTACAAGATCACCCACAGGGGCGAAAAAAGAATCAATTCGCTCAAGGCATTCTTGCACGATTCGGTCATAGCGAAAATGAATCCCGGTTGGTGCAGGGCTGAGGCTTGTGTCCAGATTCCAGCAAGCCACCCTCAAGAAGACGACGAACCGGAGCTCCAGGAAGAGAAGGAAGAGAACATCCCTGAGAAAATTTCCGGGCTGACTTCCGATGATCTCTCAAAAATAAAGGCTTGGATCGCCTCGCTGGAGGAGGCTACGGAGCACATATCCGAGACTGAGACCATCATTGCCAACCTCAACTCCGAAAAATCAGATTTGATGTTGACGCTGGCGGGCGTATCATCCACGAGAGAGGAAAAACTGAGGCTGAGGGAGGAACTTGACAAGGCCATCTCCAAGCTGGACGACAAGGAGCAAGAGGTGAAGAAGGAGATGGCAAAGAAAGACAAGGAAATAGAGGACTGGCGTAGGTTCCGGGCTCCCTACCTTTTGGAAAAGGAGCGTCTGGAGTCTGTCATCGGAGAACTTACGGGGAAGAAAAGATGAGCGATTCGGGCAATTCGCAAAGGCGAAGGATCGCCCAAAAAGAAAGAGGCAAGAGTATGATCACGCCCCAAGAAAAGAAGGAATATTGGGTCGCCAAAAACATGATGCTTGTGTCTAACAAAGGGGCAAAGCTGGACGACGCCGAGGTGGAGGCGTTCATTGAAAAATACAAGGACATCATAGATTCGGTCATGGAGCACATGCCGAGGGGGATGAACTCCATCGGCGCGGCTGCCGGCAAGTGTGCTATCAAGTACGGGCCGGAACGGGCCATAGGCTTCATGAAAAGGGCGAAGGAAGGTATTTTTGAAGGAAAGGACGATCCCGTCTATCACTTTTATCTGTGGCTCAGGGGTCTTAAAGGTCCGAAGAGAAAGAAGAATGACATATCCACATATGAAATTTCTCTTTATGCGTGCAAGCAATATTGCATGGGCAAAAAGATAAAAAGACTTGATAGATCCAAGGATATTTTTTCTTGGACAAAGGACTGGGGCGTTGAATAACTATGAAAAGAAAAAACCGTCGTCCAGGCTCATAAGATCGTCGTAGTTAACGACAATCCAGTCCTTGTATTTCATGGAGCATTTCAACTCCATGGGCGGCAAGTCCTTGGCCTTCAAAAAGGCCAACCTGGGCTTCCTGTCCTTCTTCCATAGGAGGAGCGGCTTCCTTCCGCACCTCTCCGAATCCGATGTGACTTGATCCAAGAATCCATCAAGTTCCGACTGCCCGCCACCAAAGACCGAGCAAAGGTCTATATCATTATAGCCACCTTTGGACTCTAGAACGAACTTAAAATTGTCGGGGCAGACGATGTCGCCTGAATAGGTGTTGCTAGCATTCTTAGAAAGATGAACATGTTGGCCCCATCTATTTCCAGACCCTATTGAGCGCGAGAAGCTACCTAAGTCGGGGTTGGAGGCGAGGATTTTCTGGAACCTATGGTTGAGGTTTTTTACCAACTCTAGTTCGACGCGCTTGCCCTTTTTTCCGGACTTTATTTTTTTTGGCTTCTTATTGAATATGTCTTCTACTTCTGCGTCTTCTTCCATGTATTATATATGAGGGAGAAAACCTATATAATACATGAAAAAAATCGTAATCTTGACCCTTTTAATGATGATCTTATTGGCGTGGCAGTCAAAAACCAAGGATCCAAGAGTTCAAATGCCCTTTTTGACTACGAAAAAGGAATCCTTGAAAAGCCTCATGATCCGCAAGGCGGAACTGAAGGCGGAATTCTACAAGGCCAGATACGAACAGATCAAGGCCGTTTATTCAGAGAATGACAAGCATCTTCTGGAAGCCGAATTGAACTACAGGCTTCATGCGATAGACCTGGAGATTGAAAAGCTGCGCGAGTGCAAACTCTGCTCTCATCCCGGGAAGCAAAAGAGATAGTCGCTGGATGCGTGATTTTTAATCACTCCAGTCGCCTTGAATCCGGCCTTTTTCAAAAAAAGATGAAGAGGGAGGTCATATTCTGATACCTTGAACTCAATGGTTCGCCTCTTTTTATTGAGTTTTGATGTGAGTTTAGATATGAGTTCTGTGCCTATGCCTCTCCGACGAAAAGACGGATCCACGAGAAGGCTATCAATCTCTATCTTTACGGCGTCTATTTCGTAGAATATGAATCCAACAACCTTCTTTTCTACTTCTACTACATTGCATATGGCGTTAGTTCTATTGATGAACTCTTGGGTGTGATTTTCAGAAAACTCTCCGCTAATCTGCTGCATCTTGATGACGGAACTCAAGTCGTCCCTTTTCATCCAACGCACCTTCAAAGAATCCATATAGATGTTCTCCTGTTTGTATGGCTGATTCTAGCCGATCCGCAGAGGTTTGTCAAAGCCGCTAGGTCTTGTCTGCACCCAGGTCGTTTATGGGGGACTCATTTTTTCCTGAAATTCTTGAAAGATATTTTTCACAAGATTTCAGAACCTCGGCCACATCGCCCTTTTCGTCTATTGCCTTCATTATGGCAACTGCACACTTTTGGAGCACCAAGAGGCTCGGTTCGTCGCTTTGTGGCCAATGCGTATGGATTATTCTCCTTATGCGATTGACTATGGCTTGAGCATTTGAAACAAGTTGTCTTGCTCCCATGTCGGAATCAATGAGATCTTGGACCGCACTCAGTATGTCAGCCACCCTTTGAGGGAGGTATACCTTGCTCTCATTCAGGACGAAATCTTTAAAACTTGACATTTTATTTGTTGGAAAGGATGATTATCATTATGTATGTTTATCTAGCAAATATTCCATGATGATTTAATCCTTGATTTGGCTGTTTTTTTAGATCCCTTGCAAGAATTAATTACTGCCTCTACGCATCTCTTTGCGTATTTTAGAGTGTCGGCGGAGCCTTGTTCGTAAAGTTCCTTGGCAGTGTGCAGATTCTCGCAGGAAAAATCCAGATGCTTCTCCTCGGAGATAGATCCATCGGGCTTATAGGTTTGCTCAAGGGTCTTGGGAACAAGACAACAAGTGAAACAAAGCGAAGCATAGGTCTTGTTGTCTACAAATGGAGAGTTTTTGTAGGAAGAAGTGAAAACATCCATCTTCTGTCCGCACAAGGGGCAGTGTTTCATGGGCTTCACATCATTATTTTTTCAATGTTTCTGGAGTCAAACCATTGTGGGCCATAATTAACAGTCAATTGATCTCCGGATCTAATATCTTTTGTTGTTAAAATGGCCATTAGTCCATCATGGAAATTGCAAGCGAATTCGCAGCAATTTTCGTCACTGTGATTGTAGATCATTGTCCAGCCAAGGCACATGGCTATTTTGTCGCCCCAAAGAACCATATATTTAGAAAGATTGGGGTCTTTCATGACTTCCGGCTGGCATATTATGACGGGAGCAACTTCTACGAATGTGTTTTTCTCTATATCCTCAGTTGAGAAAACTCCATGTCCTATGCCTTCTATCCACCCTATGCGAAGGCGCCCGTCAATATACGGAAGGTATTCTTTCATCGTCCGCTAGACCCAAAGCCCAGGCTGCCTCTTTCTGAGGCGGAGAGTTCCGTTTCAACAAATTCAAAGTTAAAGTGATCCTCTATTATCAATTGGGCTATTCTATCACCGGCCTCAATATAAAAGGGCATCTTTTTGTCCGAGTTAAACAGAACCACGCGCAATTCGCCTCTGTAGCTGGAGTCTACGACTCCGGCAAAAACATCAACGCCTCGTTTCGCAGCAAGTCCCGACCTTGGGGCTATTCTTCCGTAATATCCCTCGGGTATCTCTACGCACAGTCCGGTGTTTACGACAAGTCGCTCGAGGGGTTGTATAACACAGTCTTCTACAGAATACAGATCCGCGCCGGCGTCGCTTGAATTAGACCTTGTTGGCGCGAATGCTAGGATATGCGTCTTCTTAAACTTTATTTCCATTTTTGCTCCATATATTAGAACCTATTCCAGAATCTCTTTCAAGATTAAAAGAGTAAGCAGTCTCTGAACCATCCGGCTTCTTGTCATTTACTACAACACGTGGGCCAGAAGGTATGTCGCATATGATCATGTCGCATTTGAGCCCGTGAGTTTTCATGAACAATGCTATTCTTTCCTTGTGCACATCCCCTTCGCGGGCGGTCGTTACTATTACGAAGTCATCATCTTTGACTGTGTTCGCAAAGAATTCCCTTGTCCCTGGGAGGATGTAATCCACATCGCCATGGTGGCTTTTTTGAGCAACCAAAGTTCCATCAAAGTCTAAAAACCAAGTTTTCCTTTGATCGTATTGCATTTATGCTTCGCACGAGGAACAAGTAAGTATGCTCCTTGCAAGCTCCTGTGCAGGGTTTGCAGATCTCTGGTAGTAGAAGGTTTTAATTCCCATCTCCCAGCCTTCTATCAGAAGGCTGTTGACATCCTTTGGGGAAGCTGAGGGGGGGATTGTGAGATTCAGACTCTGGGCTTGGTCTATGTACTTTTGACGTTGGGCCGCTTGGATGACTATTTCTTTTTGGCTGATTTCCCCGAATGTCTTGAACACATCCTTTTCCTCCTTGCTGAGGAAGTCCAAGTGCTGTACGGATCCGCCCTTGACAAGAATGCTCTTCCATACATCATCATTATTTTTGTCGTATTTTTTGAGTATTTCCTTGAGATAAGGGTTCTTGTAGGTGAATTTCCCCTTTGCAAGGTTTTTGACGAAATAGTTGCTGTTGAGGGGTTCTATGCTGGGGCTGACCTGTCCGAGTATGAAACTGCTCGAGGTTGTCGGGGCGACAGCCAATGTGGTCACATTTCTTCTTCCGTATCCCTTTAGAAGTTCCGGCTCGCCGTACTCCTTGGCCATTTCTTCCGTGGTTTTGTCGGCTCTGCTTCTGATCGCCTTCCATATCTCAATATTGAGCATCTTAGCCTGCATGCTTTCAAAGGCGATATTTTTGCTTTGAAGACAAGAGTGCCAGCCAAGAACCCCTAGACCAAGAGCCCTTTGGTTTATGGCAAAGTTTCTCGCAGCCTCCAGGTACTTCACGCCCTCTGTCTTTTGTATGAATTCCTCGCAGACGGCATCAAGGAAGTACACCATCGTTTCCACGGCATCTGTTTCCTTGATCTCATCCCAATGAAGCAGATTGAGACTAGAAAGCACACACACGAAAGAGTTCTGTTCGTCCGAATAAAGTTGTATTTCTGAGCAGTTGCCGGTTAAAACTCCGTTAAATACGGCCTTGTGCTCCTTGGGCTCATTGACGCAGTATGTGTCGTGAAGCCCATCAAGCTCTTCTATTTTGATGACTTCGCACATATAGGTTCTGCCGTTGGGGCCTAGGAAATTAACAAGCCTGTCCCCTTCGGACAATTCGGACGCACGAACCTCTGATCCATCCTTGAGGTAGAACTTGTGGTATTCTGTCGTGTCAAGGTCTATCCAATAAAGGTTTTCTGTATCCTCGTCGTCAAGCTCTCTTTTGATAATCCTCATTCTCAAAAGTTTTTGTTCAGACCCAGTCTTCACAACGGTGGTTTCCGACCATTCGTTGCCGTTCCAAACTTCAACATTTTGATTTTCAAGGTCGCCTATTCTGATTTCGCCCTTTCTTGTAAGAAGCCGTGTGTCGGCCGAGACGCAGAGGTTACTGGCTTTAATCTTGAGCTTCTTGTCCTTGTATGCCTGAGGAGCCTGCTTGTTTGCCGTGTCCACGAACATGATGTACGGATATCCGGTCTCAAATCGCTTCTGGATGACTTTTGCCCAAATCCTTCTCTTCTCCTTGTCCCCATCAACCAGATCCTTCATGAACTTGTCGGTGACGGTCACGCCGATGCTCATGTTTTGAATGCTGTGGCCTTCGCTTCTAACCTGGAGAAATTCTTCTATATCCGCGTGCTCTATCGGCATATAAGCAGCAAACGATCCCCTGCGGGCGCTGCCTTGGCTTATGACCTCGCTGACCTTGTCAAAAATCTCCATGAAGTGCACGGCCCCGCTGCTTTCTCCTCCGACACTTATTTTGGTTCCTCGGGGCCTTAAAGATCCAAAGAATCCAGAGGTTCCTCCGCCCATTTTGCTCATCATACCGACTTCAGCAGCCTTGGTGAGTATCGCCTCCATCTTGTCGTCAATGTAACTTCCAAAACAACTGACGGGCAGGCCCCTCTTGTTGCCGAAATTACACCATACAGGTGTCGCAAGGCTGTAGAAGCCTCTCTTCATGTAGCCTTCAAATTTGTCGGCAAAACCCTTCTTCTTGAGTATTTTTTCGGCATTTTCTGCTATCTGTCTTATTCTTTCCTCAGGCGTAGTTCCTGGCTCAAGGTAGCCGCGCTCCAGGAAAAGTCTACTGTGTGAATTGAGCCAATAATACTCTTTGTTGGTCATTTTTGTTCTCGGGATGATTCTTTTAGATGATTTTTCTAAAAGAGTGAAGGAAGCTCAAAACAAATCTTCTGCGGCAAAACTCTTGGATTTCTTGCTGTATTCGACGGGTCTGGAGTGGAAGAAATCCGATTGGTTATTTCCAAGAACTTGTTCCTCAAACCATGTCGTTTTGGCAATGAGGTTTTTGTCAACTTCAAATATTTTTTTGTACCCTATTTCCTTAAGGGAATTGTTCATGCGATCTTTTATGAACTCCTTCAACAATTCGGAGTTCAATTTTTCCTCGCCGTATCCGTTGACTATCCATTCGACTATTTGAAGTTCATGCTTTACGGCCTCTCCGGCCTCATGGAGTATCTTTTCCTCAAGCTCATCGTCAAACAGTTCCGGGTGCTCTTTCCGCATGACCTTGATCAGTTTCATACCGATCATCGCGTGCAAGTTTTCCTCCCTGGAGGTGTATTCGACTTGCTTGTTCGTGTCCTTAAGAAGGTTCTTGTATCTTCCGAACCAACTTATGGTGTAGAACTGAGAGAACAATGCGATATTTTCCACAAAAAGTGTGAAGAGTATCAGCGAATATATGAACTGCTTTTTATTGTCTGAATGAAACTTGTGCAGGTGCTTCCTCAAATAATTGACGCGCCCCTTGATGATGTCCAGTTCCAGAATCTTGTCAAATGCGTCATCTATTCCGAGGACCTCAAGGAGCCTCTCGTACGCATCGCCATGAATGACCTCGGTATTGGCCATTACATATCCCATATCGTTGATGCTCGGATGGGGGAGATTGTCGCCCAGTTTCGCCCAGAACTTCTTGACGCTTATTTCAAGTTGGCCTATCGTCGCGAGGGCTCTGATTATGATCTCTCGTTCTTGTTCGGTGAGAGAAACCTTGAAATCTTGTATGTCGCTCTGGAAGCTAAATTCTTTATCTGTCCAGAATCCATTGTGCATGGCTTCTATGAAATCCTGAGTCCAAGGATATCTGTCCGGCTTGCGGCTGATCTGCTCTTCAAAAATCATAAAAACTCCTGCTTTTTGTTTGATGCGAGGGTATGTAAGCGTATTAAATTACTTTTTTAGACTGGTGAAGCCTTTTCTTTTTTCCAGCCTTATCGACTCGCACCCTTCTAGCATGTCCAATAGATTTTGGTCATGGGTGGTTATGAAGACTTGCCGATCCTTCGCCAATTCCAAGATCATATTATATACCCCAACCACACCTATCTGGTCAATATTAGTTGTGACCTCATCTAGAAAAACTAGGCTGGGGGCCATTCCGGAGCTCAGCATCATAACATGGGCGAAGGCTTGCGAGACCGCCAAGTTCAATCTTCTTCTCTCGCCGCCGCTCATTGCATAATAAACGAACGGGTCTCCATCAGAAGGATTTCTTTCTATCCTCTCTTCCAATTCGTTATTAAATTCTAAACTTATCTTCCCATCTATTAGGAACTGGAGCCAGTACGCGACCTTGGAATTAAGAGCCGGTATTATTCCATCTATTATGAACTTCCTGATTCCGGAGTCTCCAAATGCAGTGGCCCAGAATTCATAATAAGGAAGTTCGCCCTCCAAATCTTCTAGTTCCTTATTTTTTGCATCAAATTCCTTATTCTTGGAATCTATATCTTCGGAAAGAGAATTTATGATGCTCTCAAAAGGGGTCGGAGATTCAATTTCCTTCTTTTTGCCTTCTATCTGCTCGGATATGTTTTGAATTTGCTGTTCTATTAATTGGTCGGATATGTTCTTGTTTTGAGGCTTTTCTATCTTATTAAGTTCGGAAAGTTCCCTTCTCTTTTGCGACAAGTTTGAAGAGAACTCTAGCATGTTTTTCTTCGCGGAGGATATGCCGGAAGATATTGTTTTTTCTTTGACTTCGAGTGCCTCTAGCCTATCGGATGCGGAGGTCTTCTTCTCGGTTTCGTCGCGCAATTCACTTTCAAGTTCGTTCACCTTTTTGATCATCTGATCGGTATACTTCTTGTAGTTCTCCTTGGATACGGTGCCAAGGCAGAACTTACATGTCGCCCCCTCGTTGTTTTCAAGGCGGGCTATTTCCTTTTTGCTTTCGGAAATCTGCAGGCTTATGTTCTTGATTGAAAGATCCAAGCCTTTTATAGCAACATGGACTTCGCCTTGCTTTTGCTTCAAGGAATTTAGCTTTTCCTGGGCGATGTCTATTATCTCTTGAATTTTGACTTGCTTTTTCTCAATTTCCGGTATTTCCGAATTCAGAACTTCTATTTTGTCCTGGGCTTCCTGGTACCTGATGAGCCCCGCTCCTTCCGAGGTTGACTCCAACTGCTTTTTAAGCAGCTTTATTTTGGAGCGAAGCGTCTCTAGCTCCTGTTCTTGCTTTGACCGCCAAGAGGACTCTTGATCCCTTGCCGCTTTTATCTTCTGTTTTGCCTGATCGAGTTGTTGTCGGATGTTGTCATATTCGCTTTGAAGGATTTTTATGGAATCCTTCCTTTCCTTCTTCAAATTTTTCGCTCGTTCGGCGAAGGCTTTATATTTGTCCAAAGAGAGAAGGTTTTCTACTATCTCTCTTTTGTTGGACGCATCGCACTCCAGAAAACTTCCGGCATTATTGTCCGTAAAGACGACTACATTGACAAATGTCTCGTAATTGAGACCGAGTTTTTCTTCAAGCAATTTCTGAGTTGCCGGTTGGCCGCCGAGGGTTATCTCCGTGGTGTCGTCCCAAATGCCCTTGGAACTTTCCCAAAGCCTCAAAGAATCTGGCTTCCTCGTTCTGACCACCCTAAAATCGCCCCACCTTACTTCGGTCTTTAAGGCCTTTCCAATTTGATTGTTTATGACATCCTTGTGGTTTATCTTCTTGGGGTGCTTTATTGTCTTTCCAAAAAGAGTGTAAACTATTACCTCGGGTATGCTGCTTTTTCCAACTCCGTTGCTTGCCGTCTTGGATTCACTGTCTACGACATCAAAGTTGCTGCCTGTGACCAGGACTATGTTGCCGTACTTCTTCAGATCCATCTCGAATGCATCTGATCCGAAGCAAAGAAAGTTCTGAGCGTATATGTACTTAATGTCTAGGCTTTTCATTCTGCTGCGCTCTGTTGGCAAATGTCAGTACCAATCTTGATTAGGATTGACTTATCAAGATTTTCCACATTGGCTTGATCTACATACCTCTCAAGCATCTCCTCTTCCTTGTAAAGGATCGCCTTTGCATCCTTCACGACATGGTCTTCTTTTTTTTGAGCTTGTTTGATTTCCAAAGAAGAAACTTTTGAGGACTCAACAAGTTTCTGTCTTATTTCGCTCATTTCGCGGCTCGCTATGTCCTCTACCTCAAGGCGAACGAACTGTCCTTCAAGGTTGTACTCCTCCAGTTGAGCTTGATTCAAAATGTAATGCTTTGGACTAAAATTGTTTTCTATGTATTCCGATTTTCCGGAATCCGTGTCGAACACCAAAATGTGCTTGTTCTGGAAGGCTTCTCCAAAACTCAGCTGCAGTGGGGATCCGACATACTCTACATTGTCATTGAGTTTTTGCTCGGCGTGATAGTGGCCGAGAAAAACCTTGTCCCATTTTTTGAATATGTTGGGACCTACCTTCACCATGTCTCCATCATGCTCTATGGTTACCTCGGACATGGTGTTGTATCTGACATTCCAAACCGCTCCATCAACAGATATGTGGCCTCCTAAAACCTTCTTCTGTTTTTTGGAGACCTTTTCGTCCCATTCTTGTTCTATGGACTTTAAATCTTGTATTGGATTGTGCGTGTATGGCAAAAACCCAAAAAAGAAATCTTCTGACTCGTCGGAAATCTTTTCCACACAAGGCTTGTTGATGATACGAACGCCAGGCAGATTCCTGAGTGGATTCACGCTGGATACATCGAGTTTTTCATAATGCCACAAGTCGTGGTTTCCCAAAAGAAGACTTATGTTTAGTTCGTTGGAGCAAAGATGCTTTTCAAATATCTCAAAAGTTCTCTGGTAGGTGAGGACGTCTATCTTCTGGCGGTCATGAAATAGGTCGCCCAAAAACACGATGTTTTTGATTTTTCGTTGCGTGGCTGTCCCAAATGCCCAGTCCAAGACCTCGAGGCAGTGATTCAGCCTCTCCGTGGATCTTTTGTGGGGATGGATGTGCAGGTCGCTGAATACTAATATTTGCATAAAAATCCACAATAGGGATTTTTATTCTAATGAATTTTTGGATCTCTGTCCAGATGCCTTATTCTTCAAGGAATTCTTTAGAAAAGTCCATACATCATGGGATCCAATTCTTTTGACGATTGCGGATTGGCTTTGGCCTTGCGGTTGGCCGTCTCCTGGGCCGCCCATTCCCGGGCTGAAAGATGGCCCTCCCGGCGGGCCTCCAAGACCCGGAGGCGGGCCTCCGCCCATGCCGCCTCCAAGTCCTCCAGGCGGGCCTCCGAGCCCCGGAGGGGCTCCTGGGGGGCCTGACGGCGGAGGCGGGGCAGACGCCGGTCCTCCGCCGGATTTAGATGGAGGGGGAGCGGGAGGGGTGGCCTCAGATATAAGAAATTGGTGAAAAGTCTTCATCAGATTTTATATAGGCTTCCAATAGATAATTGTGGATGATTTCAACAAGGAGGTTCTCATGGAGAATATGGACAATAGGGATATCGCAACTCTTTTGGTGACGATTTTTGTGCCCCCTCTGGGCGTGGCTTTGAAAAAGGGATTCGGCCTTCATTTTTGCGTGAACCTGGCTCTGACCATTTTTGGCCTATATCTGGCGGGACTGATACACGGCATTTATGTCGTTCTCAAAGACTAAAAATTAAGCTGAGGAATCGCGGAAATTATGGTTTTCCAGTTTGGGCCGGCAGGGTCGGCCCAAACTTTAAACGCTTCTTTGGCTCTTACGGGTCCCGCCTCACTTGTCTTACCTTTTGTTCTGAATTCTATTTGGTGGGTGCATTCGTGAACTATTGTTCCCGCTATCTCTATGATCGCTTCTTTTGTATCTCCAAATCTGGATACTATTTCCCGAACATTAACATGTATCACATCAGAAGGAACCAAATTTCCGGGATCCAAGTCGGGCTTGTATTGATTGACGACGGCAGGAGGCAAATTTGACAAATTATTTTTGTACTGATTGTATGTTTGTTTTCCAAACAAAAATTTAGTCTTGGAAGCGGCCGGCCCTATCACATCTTTGTTTTCAGCCGAATTGTAGAGTCCATAAACTCCGGACATGTTCAAGTTGGCTATGGTACTTATATTGGTAAGCAATTTCTGATTTGTCTTACTGTCATATAATTGGACTAGTTTGACAGCATATTTGGCCTTGTTGTACAAGGATTCAATCTTGCTGCTGTCAACATTTTCCGTTCCGACGGTATTTCCGAGCCACTCTCTGAAGCCGATCATGCTAATATATAGAATTTGAGGTGCAAAATGGATATTTACAATTTTTACTTGATTATCTCGTCAGTGTTGTTCACAACTTCGCTGGCCTACATTCTGTATGCCAAAAACAAGGCAAAAAAGGAAGAAATAAAGGCTCAGTTTGTTGTGACCGGATGCTTGTTGGTTGCGTTTTATTGTGTGTGTTTCCTTTCTGGCGTATGTACCATTCTTAATTTTCTGTGGCGTTGGGTGTTATAGAATGGAACTGACATTTATTACTGTATCTGCTCGTCCGGAAAATATTCCCAAGGTGGCTCTAGAAATAGAGAGGCAAAAATCAGAGTGGGAAGGCGGTTATTTCTGGAGGATAATATTTGATTTCAATAGAGAAGATGGAATTTTAAACAAGGAAGTGGAAGACTTCCTTGTCAGCAGATCAGAATGGATAAGTTTCTCTTTCTTGAAGCACGAGGCCAACAAGGCTTCGGGCGGAAATCATGGAAAAGACACATTGATAAAATCAACGGAAAAAGGTTGGATTTATCAAGTGGACGACGACAACGAACTCTTCCCAGGGTTCGTGAATAGTTTCAAAATAATGCTTGCGGAACATCCAGACTGCAACTTGTTCTGCTTCTGGCAGCTCAACAGGTACTCTCCAAGAAAGTTGGAGGATATAAGGGTGGGCGTAGTTGATGCGGCCATGTACATCTTCAACAAGACTGCGTGCGAAGGCATAGACTATCCTTTGACCTATGGAGGGGATGGTCATTTTGTGTGCAGAATGATATCCAGCCCAAAAGTTAAACCGTGGCTAGAGCAGAGGAATTTGTGCTTCTATAACAGAATAAAAGAAGATCCGGGCTCGGGCGAATTGGCAAGGCTCGCCGTACGATTCGGGACCGACAAGCACTCAAGACACAATTATTGCGAAGTTTACGAACGATTGTTTGAAAACTATAGGCACAAGGAAATATCATTTCTAGAACTTGGGGTCTTCAGGGGAAGTTCCATATTGATGTGGAGGGAGTGGTTCACCAAAGCGGAAATATATGGGGTTGATGACGGAACCTACCTGAATTCACTACCCTCGATAGATTTGCAAAAAACCAAAATAATTCGTGCGGACACTCAAAAGATCGAGGTCTGCGATCTTCTTCGTTGGAAGCAGTTTGACATAATAGTCGATGACGCCGATCATCATCCATACTCGCAACTCAAAACCCTTTGGAATTTATGGCCTTTGTTGAAAAACGGCGGAATGTATGTCATAGAAGACATTCAAAATTTTGAGTCCTGGGGTTCGCATTGGAAGTTCTTAAATGCCGAAGTGATAGATCAGAGGAGAAACAAAGGAACATACGACAGCGTCATGATCGTGCTGCAAAAAAACAAATGAAAAGCGACACATTGATATTCACCGTGGCTCAAGGCTCTGTCTTTGAGCGGATGGCTTCCAACTTGTTCAGGACGATAAAGAATTTCAACGAGGAGGCGGTGACCGCATGCTTGTCTCCGAATAAGCCGAACTTATGTGACATCCATGTTCTGCTAGACAGAGATATAAATGATTTCTGCTTGGAGGGTCAATCGTACTCGTTCAAGCTTGGATCGCTCTTGAGCATGAAAGACATACTCAAAGACTTCAAAAAACTAATATACTTGGACAGCGACTGCGAGTGCGTTGACAAAATGCACTTTGACGAGAGCATATATCAGTCTGACTTCTACTCTGCTTGGTGCCAGTCCATAGTCACCGAAAACGAGGAGGTAAGTAGCAGGATCAATAGAGGGTGGTCGTGGCAAGGACAAACCTTTCAAAGACACGAGGAATTCGCAAAAGAAAATGGCTTTAAAGAGTGGAAGAATGTCAATGGCGGATTGATAGTGATCAGTTGTGAAAAGATTGAATTAATATGCGATGCCTTTAAAAAATGGACACACAAAATAAAAAACTTCTACGGAAGAAGAGGCTCCAACGACGAACTGGTTCTCTCCATTATTTTGGCGGACATGTACCCCGAGTACAAAACTCCCGATATTTGCAGAAACGGAATTTGCCAACTCAATATGAGCCATGATCCAAGAGTCATAAGGCAGGAAAAGAAATTCATGTATGAGCCGTGGTTCAACTCCAGCGGATCGACGCTCGTAAAAGCGACATGCGTACACAGCCCCGGATGGAAGGAACTGCTTGGATCTGTTCCATGATTGGGGATTTTGTGCTATAGTCAACAATTATGAAGGAAACGATACTAAGAATTCAAAACTGCTACTCGTGGCTATATTGTGAAAAGCCCGAGGTCCTGAGCGTACTCCATGAAAACATGAGGTTCAGGGAGAGGGGGTATTTCCATAGCAGGCTCTACAAGCAAAAGTTGTGGGACGGATACACCGAGTTCTTCAGCAAGAAGACGGGTAGGTTCCTCACGGGGCTTCTTCCCGAGGTCAAGGCCGCCCTCGCCCACATAGGCGAGGAATACAAGATCATGGATGAGAGAGGCGAGTTTAACTTTGTCGCCAACGAGATAGATGAAAATTTCTTGGGCGGCGGAATGACTTTGTACGACTACCAAGTGGACTTGACGAACTCGCTGATCAAGCACAAGAGGGGCGTGATATGTGCTCCGACCGGGGCCGGCAAGACTCTGATAATGCTTGCGATACTCAAGGCCATGCCCAAAAACTGCCCTGCTTTGGTCCTCGCCAACAAGAAGAGCCTTGTGGAGCAAAATTACGAGGAAATAGTCAAATACGGATTCGATAATGTGGGAAGGCTTTATGGAAAGCACGCCAGTCCAAACATAATAACATGCTCGACCGTGCAAAGCTTGCACAAGATGGAGCCTCTGCTCGACAAGATCCGCGTTTTGATAGTAGACGAAATACATGAAAACATGAGCAAGCAGCCCAAGAAGTACTTCAACAAGCTCAAGAGCTGCAGCGTCCGTGCCGCGGTGAGTGCGACGCCGTTCAAGTTCGGGGGGAAAGACCAATGCCAAAAATGGTTGGTGAAGGGATATTTCGGTCCAGCCCTCAAGTCAAAGAGCGTCGGTGGAGCATTGACGACCAGCCATCTCCAAGAGCGAGGAACTCTTTCTAAGTCCAAATGTACTTTCATGCCGGTGAGAGAGCCCGACTTGAGATATGAGGTGTACATGGATGCTGTCACGAGAGGTATCGCTGAAAACTGGCACCTGCATGAGATGATAAAGGAATTGGCAGAGAAACTTGAGGGGAGAACCTTGATTCTTGTTGAAAGAATAGCCCAAGGAGACGCCTTGGCCTCTCTGATTCCTGGGGCATTGTGGGTTCAAGGTAAGGACGACTTGGAGACAAGAAAAATGGTAATAGACAAACTCAAGACCTCAAAAGAAAAAGTAACGGCTCTAGCTACACAACAAATAATGACCGCAGGAATCAATGTCATGACTCACAATGTAATCAATGCTGCCGGAGGACAAGCCGATCACCACATAATACAAAGGGTAGGAAGAGGACTAAGAACGGCAGACGACAAGGAAGTGTTGAACTATTACGATTTTGTATTTCACAATAACGAATATCTTCTTGAGCACAGCAAGAAGAGAATAAAAATATTGCAGAAGGAAGGTCACGATGTGACCATAATTGAATGAAAATTTTCTATAGTTACAATGAAGACTTCAAGGACATGCACGACAATTTCATCAATTCCATGAAGGATAGATGGGAATTGATGCCATCCAAGATAGAAAATTTTGAGATAAAGAACGCCATGGCGGGCGGATCGGCGGGCGATCATATGAGGAAGAACTTACTCTGGAGGGCTTTTGAGTGTTCCGCTGAGAACGAAATATTCATCATGGCAGATGTGGACATAGTTTTCTACAAGCCATGCTTCTCTGTGGTCATGCAAGAATTCTTGGCAAGGCAGTGGGTGAAAATAGGCAACGATATTATTCAAAAAGAAGTGGATCTAGTTTCGCAGATGGAGTATCTGAACGGAATGGTGAACATGGGATTCATGGCCATGAAGAACAACGATAGGGTGAGGAATTTTTGGAAAGAGGTTTATGAAATATCGCTGGGCGAAGGTCAGTGGGATCAGATGGTGATGAACAAGGTTCTTTATGATAATATATCGGGAATGCAAGACAATATTGTAGAATACAAGAACAATGAAAAGTTGTTGTGGAAAAGGTTTCCTAAGGAGATATGGAACATGACCATAGGAGTCATAGACGCTCCTATATTTCTACACCACGCCAATTGCGCGATATCCAAGGAAGAAAAGTTCAATCAATTTGAAATGGTAAGGCAGAAACTTAAGTCTATGAACTTCGCTTAAGATGGAAGGTGGCTTATTTTCCACATTCCGCCATCTCCAGGATCTGGAACGAAATCGTTATTCTTCTGGCATGTGGACTTGCCCTTGATGTGGGTTATGTCCCAAGGACCTCTCTCTCCGTTCCTGGCTGCATAATTTTTCTGGGTGGCGTGGGTGGGGCGTCCTTCAAGATGGGATATGCTCCAAACTCCGCCCTCCCCAGAATTTAAATTTTGTGGCGTGGATCCTGGGATCTTGCTGATGTCGAAACTTCCGGCGTCGTCTCCCTTGTATATCCGTTCATCTATAGAAAGATAAAAGATGGCGTCGGCGCTTCTAGTTAGGTACCAAGCGGGCGGGTATAGGCCAATTCCTCCATAACTCAAAGCGTACAGGCCCGTCTTAGAACCAGGATTAGATCCCTCCTTTAATGTTTCGGGATACTTGTCGACCACCCACCTCTTGAAATTAGGAATCATAATGCCATCCTCGAACCTATATATCTGGCATGAAAACATTTAAAAAATGGATGGATTTGAAAGAAGGTAGGGACATATTCGGGTTTGAAAAAGAACGTGTCGTGCCTGCGAGAATCGTGGACGAAAGTCCGATAATACCTATCAATCCGGAAGTATTGATAGAGACCATGCTCCTTAACGAAATTGGAGGAAGGAAGGCTTTTTCCGACTACCCGGACCAAGTTCAGTGGGGCAGGGAGCCCGGAGCCATGCAGATGGTCATAAGTCCTCTAGGATCCTTTAAAAGCATAGTGAGAAGGCTCCAGACGAATTTGAAGGGAGAAAGCGTGTGGGTGTGCAAAAAAATAATACCCTACAAGGACTTAATGCATTCTAATAAAAAATTTGACGAGTCTTTTGCCGCAGAATTGTTTGAGCATATAAAAAAAGCAAGTAATGGAGACACTGAGTCGCCTTCAAATGATTACGAAAAGTTAGATTCACTTACGCTAAAAATATCTAACTTATGCCGAAGAAAAGATATAATTCCAGAAATATTTGTTTTCAGAGGAGTAAAAGAAATAAAGAATAAGCAAAACTATTTGATATTTTTTGAACCCCGGGGGCAAGGAGTTGAGGCTCCCGGATCCGCGAGGGTGGAACAATTCATGATCGATATGAGTTATGATCCGTCAACTGGAATGATCAAGAGTTTCGGCCATGATGTTCAATCTCCTGCAAAGGGACATGTTTGGTATCCTCAGCCTTCGGAGTGGGAGGAATACTTTGCACCATCCCAGCATCAAAATGAAATAGCGGAAGCTATAGCCGCTGCATTTAGTACTTACTGATACGGATGAGCATAAAAATGATCAATGAAATGACAGGAAATTTCGGAATAGTTTCTTGCAAGGACAGAAAAAACCCAAACTTTCAAGTATGGGGAGCCATGTCGGACTCTTGTCCTCAAGAGAAAGAAAAAGTCATCAAGATGAAATTCAAGGATTGGGTTTCAAAGAGGAATAACAAAAAATGAAGACATATGGCGTGTATTTGGGACAAGAGGACAAGGGTTACATAATATCCGAATCGCTTTTTGAGGCCGAGTCTAGGGCTAAGGACTTATATCCCGAAGACGCAAGCGAAATAACGGTATCTTTCACGGATGTAGAGGAGGAATAAGATGGAATCTAATAAGACTAATGTCAAAAACGCTATTGTGGACATTGCAAAAGGATTGGAGAGCACATTCAAGAAATACAGCAGACAAACAAGAATAAAAGCATGGGAGAAGATAACCAGCAAGGCGGGAGAACGAGAAATAAAGAAGATACTTAACGACCCGTCCAGACAGATAAACACATTCCAGAAATTGGCAACTAAAAACGAAAGTTTCAAAAATTGGCTTAGTCAAGAAGAGAATAATCAATGATTCCAAGCGAATTATTCGTAATTTTGACGACGGATTATTGGAAAAAATCCTAATATATTAAAATCGCTTAGATATAAATAAGTATCATGCGATACTCATGGATGTTGATCTTACTTGTAATGAGTTCTCTTTCGCTCGGGGGTACGATAGACCCTTCGGTTCCTGATTCGAAATACAGGGATTATGGATCCAAATTTGAGTGCGTGGTAAGCTTGAAAGGAATATGCTGCTGCGAGAAGAAGGAAGATAAGCACATTTTCTACGCAAGTGCCGTGGTGATTGACCCTCATTGGATCCTTACTGCGGCTCATGTAGTTAGCGGAGCGGAAGATGTAAAGGTTTCAATTAAAGGCAAGGATTATGACATAAAAAAAATCATAATAAACAAGGACTTCAAGGAAGATGAAATAGGATATCACGACATAGCCTTAGGATATTGCGAAAGCGAATTAGTCATGGATTTTTATCCAAAGCTGTACGAAAAAGACGATGAGGTGTCAAAAGTAGTAAGCATGGCAGGATATGGAATGACCGGAACCTTTTCCACAGGATATGTTAAATCAGACGGAATAAGAAGAGCAGGATCTAACATAATAGAAAGGACAGAAAGGAATGTCCTTGTGTGCTCAAACTCCGTAGGAAAAAAAACCCAGTTGGAATATATGATAGCAAGCGGAGACAGCGGAGGAGGTTTGTTTATAGGCAATGAGCTGGCCGGGATAAATTCCTTCGTGATGGCCACGGATGGGAAGTCAAACTCGGACTACGGCGACGAATGCGCTCATACGAGAATCAGTCTGTATGTCGACTGGGTGGCGGAGAACATGAAGATAAAAACGGAATGATTAATTGGAAGTTTTCAAAAAGTGGATGATTGACAACAGTCAATTCGTTAAATATGTCGGCAAGGTTGCCGTTTTTTATGTTCCAGTAGAGAAACTGACCGATGAGGTCAGGGATAAAATACATGATTTTTTTGTGTCGGAGTATTGCGCCTACACGCATGAATCAAGTGAGATAAAAGGCTATTGGGTCAATGCTGGGGAAATAGTCCGAGACAAACATGAGCGATACGAAGTTGCATTTCATGGCGATGAAAAATTCAAGCACTTTGTTGAATTCCTTTCTTCGCTATGTTTGAAGATAGATGAGGAGTCGATATATCTCACCGTGGCCGACGAGGCTTATCTTGTGCATCCCAAATCATTCCAAGGATAGGAAAAGCTTAGGTGGAGGATTTTCAAAAAAGAACTTCAAGTATGGACATATCCAAACTCTGTGAAAGTTTTTTACATTAAGTGACTCGGCATGGAGCGAATAAACCCATCCGTCAAGAAGCCTTTCTTGAAATTCTATCCTAACATCACAGCCCAAAAACCAGTCTGGGCAACTCGCCAGCGTTAAGTTACCGTCAATTCCTTTTATTTTTGATCCTTCTTTCAAAAAAGAATCCACACCAAGGATCGCGGGGGAAAGACTCATCTGAGTATATGATGAGGGAGAGAGATTGTAGGCCCACCCTTTGTACATGACAAAGTAAGAGCCTCTCTTATTAAGTATTTGAAACCTAGTTATATCATCTTTATTTTCATCATCTTTATCAAAGATACTCATGGCTGAACTTGGTCCTAAAAAATTGATCAATATGAGGATTTATTGCGGATCTGTAGTATGTCTTGTCAAAATTGAATTCATCTAAATCTCCAAATATTTTTCTCATCCAAGGAGAAATAACCATGTAATAGCAAGATAATTCTCCATTGCTGACCCATCTGCCTATGTTTTCTTGATTCTTTTCTAATTCTTCAAAAACAAGACATCCCCTTCTAGAAAGGAGATTGAATGAATTCTCCAGGTCTCCGATGACCTTTGAGTCCTTTGCTGATATTTCCATTTCATCGGAGGTCAAGGATTCTCTCAATTTTCTCTGGTACTTGCTTTTCCAAACCTTCCATCTTTTCCATGCCTTTTCGCCTACAAGACAATGAGGCTCCACCAATGCGTGAATTTCGCCTTCTCTAATGCTTTTGAGGATCTGTATTTGAGCCCTTATATAAAACCTGAAATCGTTATCGGGCAATATCCCCTTCATTTCCTTGGCAAGTTTGTAGCAGTATTTAAAAAGCGTAGATTTTCTGGGGTCTGAGTTTTTCTTGAGCTTGACGGTCTGTTCTTTGGGCAGCTCTCTCTCGCATTCTTCTTGCCACATTATCGCTATTTTGTAGGCCTTGGACTCGACCTCGTCCATCTTGTACTTGAGGATGGGCTCTAGCTCTCTCATTTTGACCTTGCAATTTGAACGGAATTAGATATGATTCGCGGCAACGAAAACTTGAACATGAACTACTATAACCTAAGAAACCGAAAACTTCAACCTTGAACTTCAAAAAACCGATTGATCATCGTGTTGGGTCACGAACGCAAGGTCCTATACGACCTTGTAGTCCTACGCCTTACGCTGAGATGCGTATGAAATAACTAAGGGGCAGAACCGCTTGATGAAAGACTTTTGGCATAGAGAAATCTATGCGTTTTCCCGTGTAACCCGACGCTAGTTTGATGCGTCATGGGGCCTGGGTCACGGTCCGTAATGGGTACAAAAATAAAAGTCGTATAATTCAAGCCGGGGGACTTGCAAAGGATCAAAAGGAAGAATGAACTTTAGGGCACATCCTGAAATAGACCATATTCGATCATAAAGAATAGGTTCTATTAAGGGTGTACCCTAAGGGATGGCCCCCGGTTTACACAAACATAATTCTCAGAGGAACAAAGGATTGAAGATGCAAGAAGATATTAAGAGACTTGTTCCCGAGATTGTTTGGAAGAGTTCCTGCAAGAGTAAGAAGACGAACAAGGGATTGAGGAGGAACATAAGAAGATTGGCCGAGAGGAAGGGAATCACTTATGAAATGGCAATACTTCGCTTCTACCAAGTCAAGTCCTTGAAGGATTTAGATAAAAATCTCTTGTATTCTCTGTACAAGCGGTGAGATCTCTCTGGATTTAAAAAACCTTTTCGGGTATGATTTTAACCATGACCGAATTCGCAGAAGTTCTGCCGCAGCTGAAGGGGAAGGATCTCTACCTTTACCTTTCCAAGGAGTGTCCGGACTGGACGAGTTCCGAGGAGTGTGTCGAACTTGTTTTGCATTATGGCGGGAAGAAGGCGTCCCTTTCTTTGGCCGATGTTGAAAGTTCTTCCTACCTCGCCTCTTCTCTTTATCATTTTATTGACGAGAATAGCGTGGTTATGTGCTGGGGCATCAAGGATTTGTTCACCTATCTCAAGGGAAAGACGGAAATAGACCTAGAGATGGTCGGCCGAATCTACGACATATCAATCATTTGTTCTTATTTCGGTTTTCCGCTAGACAAGCCTAAAACATTTAACTCCGCCGCCGCTATTCTTCGTGCGGCCATGAACGAATCTGGCTGGACTCGATTTTGCGATTTTTATCGGTCGGTCTATCGTCCCTTGTTTTCCAAGGTCATGCCTGACATTGAAACGCATTGTTTAATAGACAATGCGAAAAGAAGGTGCGTATATCCGACATATGTTATAGAAGGCCAGATAAACGGGCGTCTCAAGGCGGTAAAAAACGGCCTCTCCTCCTATAACCCTCATTCGATAGGAGCCAATGAGAAAGCCAATCTGAGGCCAAAAGACTATGATGAAGTTTTCGTATACTTTGACTATAAGAACATGGAGGTAAATGTTCTCCAGTGGCTCAGCAGAGATGCTGCCCTTGCAGGGATATTAGACTCCGGCAAGGACTTGTATAGGGAGATATGGAGTAGGATTACGCAGCAAGATCATCCAACCGATTCTCACCGGACATTGTGTAAGAATATATTTCTTCCCGTTGTTTTCGGACAAGGAGCTAGGTCTCTCTCCAAGAAGTTGGGCATAAAGGAAGAAATTGCTTCCAAACTCATATATAAGCTAAATAGTACCTTTCCCGTTGCCTTTGACTGGGTTAACTCCCAGACCACCGATGGCAACAACACGGCGACTGATGTTTTTGGTCGGAGAAGAAAATTTGAAGACCACGAACTGTACAAGATTAAAAATTTTTGTATCCAGTCGCCAGCGAGCATGATTTGTTTGAGAAAACTGGTGCGTTTGCACGAAGCCCTTTCGGGCAAGGCAGGCATCTGCTTTCATGTACATGACGGTTATTGTGTCCTTTGCAACAAGAACGAAGTCGGATTTATCCAAGAGATAGGATCTGCCGCCTTGGAGGAGGAAGATCCTATGTTCCCAGGACTCAGACTAAAAACAACTTGTAAGTTCGGACACAGCTTGAATGATATGCAAAATATAAAAGAAGGAGTTCCAGCATGAAGATAATTCAAGATTCTTTTCCGGTTACAGAAGAGGAATATTTGCTTTTAGACAGCAAGTTTGGAGAACTTTGTGAATACCAAGCGTGGCAGTTGATAAAGAAAAACACTCGCAACAACCACACCGACAGCCAGGAAGATATAGCGCAAGATATGCGAATGGCTCTTTTGCGAGCGGCCTCGTATTACAAAAGGCAGTGTTATATTGAGGCTTGCTTTGAGGCTTGCAAGAAGTACGCCAAGGATCCCGTAATCAAGTCAGTTTTGAAAAGGCTTGCCAATTTATGGAAAAACAAGACAAGGCATGGCGCCAACAAGCAGAAGTTTGGTCCGCACCAAGAGAAGATGCTGGATAAACTTTCTAAGGTATTGGTTCCGGCCAAGGAAAGGCCCAACAAAAAAGCCCATTTGAAAATGGACTCTAAGTTTGCAACTTACTGCAAGGCAATCACATGGAATGCCCAAAAATCTCTTGGAAAGAGAATCACGAGAGAAAAGAGCATAAGAACCGGCATGGTTTCTCTGTCGGAATTTGATTACCTTGGCGGGAACTAGTCCCAGTGTTCTATTCCTTTTTCGTCAAAATAATGCAGAACCCATCCTTTTGTTGAAGGGTACTTTCTGTCAATTTTGATTTTTCCATCATGTATTTTTCGATGACAGTTGCTGCATGAGGTGACTGTATTTGTCTCGGTGTATTTTCCGCCCGATGACCCGGGCACTATCCTGTGAACATCAAGCAAGCAGTATTCCTCTTCTCCGCAGAACTTGCATCTTTTGTCTACCTTTTTCTTTATGACCTTGTCTATAATTTTCTTTTTTCTTCCCATATTGTTAAACAAGTTCAATTGACAAAAAAAATGATGTGTGTTAAATTTGGGCAATGAGGTGTTGACATGAGGATTGAAAACGAAGTGAAGCTGGACTATTCGGATGTTCTCATCTGTCCGAAGAGGTCTGAATCTCCAAGCCGCCGAAATGTTGAACTGACCCGAAAATTCACTTTTTTGAATTCCGGCTCTCACTGGGAAGGCGTTCCTATAGTGGCGGCCAACATGAGCACGGTCGGCACCTTTGCCATGAGTGAGGTCTTTTCTAAATTTGGCTTGGCCACTTGTTTGCATAAGCACTACTCAATTCAGCAACTTGTTGAATTTTTCCGAAAAGATCAAGCTTTTTACACCCTAGGGATCAAGGACGAGGATTTTGAAAAGTTGTCCGCCTTTCAAAAGGCATTCGGCTCCGCGCCCATGCACATCTGTCTTGATGTGGCGAACGGTTATACGAAGTTTTTCGTGGAAAAATGCAAGCAGTTGAGGGACAAGTTCAAAGATTCTGTTCTGATGGCCGGCAATGTCTGCACTCCGGAGATGGTTCAAGAACTGTTGCTTTCGGGAGGAGTGGATATTGTCAAGATAGGAATAGGCCCAGGCTCGGCTTGTACCACGAGAATCGTAACTGGCGTGGGGTTTCCCCAACTTAGTGCGTGCCTTGAATGCGCAGACGCCGCTCATGGATTGCGTGGACACATCGTCGCCGACGGAGGCTGCACATGCCCTGGCGATATAGCCAAGGCCTTCGGCGCCGGAGCCGACTTTGTGATGCTCGGTGGTATGCTCGCGGGCCACGACGAGTGCGAGGCCGACTGGGAGTACGATCAGTCCGGCAAGAAGTCCTTCATGAATTTTTACGGAATGAGCAGCAAGGAGGCTATGGAGAAGTTCAACGGAGGAGTTGCGAACTATAGAGCCTCCGAGGGTCGTTCCGCAAAAGTTCCGTACAAGGGGCCTGTAGAACATACCATCCAGGAAATTCTCGGTGGATTAAGAAGCACTTGCACATATGTTGGCACCGAGAGCCTCAAGGACTTGAGCAAATGCTGCAAATTCATTAGAGTGAACAACACGCACAACAGAATTTTCGAAAACTGAACCCTTCGCTCGCTCTATTAGGCCAACAATGGAAGAAAACGAATACTTGTCCCCCGAGGAGCAGATGGAGATTGAGGCGCTGACGGATCCGGACGCCCAAGAATCCAATGAAAAATATCAATGGGACGAGGACTTCCAGAGGACGATAGTTGGCCTTCTGTTGAACGACAGGTGGTTCTGCACCCAGTGTCGCGACCTTATCAAGCCGTCCTATTTTATAGATGAGCGACACCAGCTTATCTGTAGAATTCTTTTTGACTACATAGACAAATATAAGTTGATTCCAATCAAGACCCTCGTTATGCAGGAGGTCAAGGACAAGATCGCAAATAGGGACGATCAGACGAAGTTTCACTATACTGCCGAAGCTGAACTTATTTACAAAAAATATGTACCCGGCCTCGAGACCAGAGAATGTCTCTTAGACAAGATAGTTAACTTTGCCAAGTTGATGGGACTTAAGTCTGCTTTCGACCAGTCTCTTGGATTGATTCGTCGCGACCCAGAAAGCGAGACGACATGGGCTAAGATTCAAGATCTCCTTAAGAACGCGCTTCTTGTGGACAGAAATTTTGAGGAGGGCTTGATCTACTTCGATACCTTTGAGGAGAGGTATGCGAGGATGGAGAAGGAAGAGGAGACCCGCGAGAGGTTCACGAGCGGGTTTGAGGCGATAGACGACGCGCTTCTTGGAGGCGGACCTCACAGGGGCGAGATATACTCTTGGATAGGCCTCAGTGGAAGCGGAAAGAGTCTTGCGTTGGTCGGTGCCGCTCTCAAAAATGTAAAGCAACTTGGCAAAAGGGTTTTGTATATATCGCTCGAGATGGGCGAGGATGCGATAGCCGAAAGGTTTGATGCCCAGCTCGCCGAGGTTGATATCAACAAACTTCAGGAACTCAAGACCAAGGTCAAGGCTGCTTTTGAAGAGCACATCAAGGATCACGAAGACAAACGCACTCTTGTCATAAAGCAGTTTCCAGCCGGAAGCATGACCGTGGCCACGCTCAGGGCTTACATGCAGCAGCTTCAGATGGTTGGTTTTAAGCCGGATCTTCTCGTGATTGACTACATCGGCGAGATGAAGGATTATCCTGGAATACCGACATATGAATCCAGATACAGAATAGTTAGGGATCTGAGAGGTCTGGCGACCGAGGATAACATCTGCATATTCACCGCCATGCAGCCGAACAAGGACGCCAGAGAAGCACAAAAGAAGGACGGTGGCCTTCATGGTGGGGACGGAGTCATAGACGACACGAACCTTGCGGACTCTTACGGACAGATTCGGCCCCTTGACGGCTGTTGGTCTATCAACCAAATGCAGGCAGAAAAGGAAGCAGGCATAGGCAGGATATTTGTCATCAAGCATCGACACGGAAAAAGTAGATTTACATGCTGGGTTAAATTTGAGAGCGGCAAGGGCACAAAAAACACCCTGCAGATGAACCAGATAAGCGAAGCAGAATACAATAAAATATGGCGCGAATACTCTTTCAAGAAGACCAACAAGGCTTCGGATGTCGACGCCCAAGTTGATACACTCAAGAAAAAGGTAGGCAAGTTTAAGGATGATGTCGGATATGACGATCCTGACTCGCCTGATATACAACCAAGTTTGGAGGAAGCATGACAAATTTTGATAATTCGCCCCCGCAAGTTCAGACATCTATAAAGGTCGGAGGGCAAGACATAACGCTGGACAACTCCAGACTTGCCTTTAACGAGATTAGTCTTAATAACTTCATGGAGAATCTGGCTCTATGGTATGACTACTTCAGCCAGAAGCTTGCCGAGGCGGAGGCCATATTGGCTTTTAAAGAGTACGAGCACGATGTGCTTTTTGCAGCCTCGTACGAGAAAAGCAAGGAGGAGGGATGTACCGATAAGTTGGCGGAGGCGAACGCCAAGAAGGATTCAAATGTGTGTGAGGCCAAGAGGGAGATCATAGGCGCCAAGCACAAGGTCACTCTTCTAAAGCAGCATCTCAAGGCGTGGGACAAGGCGCACGAGAACGCCATGAGCAGAGGACATATGGTTCGAAAGGAGATGGACAAACTTCATACGGACATAGTTTTCAAAAACAAGGATGATCGAGTTAACGACATAGTTCGCGGAGGTTCCGAGTGAAATTCGTCCTATTATTGGCTTTTTTCGTTTCTGGCTGCGTGTCACATGATCCCGCCCCCTACCTTGAAGTTACCGGAGAGTACGAACTTCCTCCCGAGATGAAAGGATGCAAGATCTATGTGCTGGGGGGCGGATGGAGTTCAAAGCATCCTGTTTGGGCGATTGTTTCTCCCAAGGGAGAGATTATTCCTTCTCCGCCTTATGTTCAATAACTATGAACTACCTCATAGACCCGAGCAATATAACTAAATTTGACTGCAACGATTACGAGTTGCAACTTATGTTGTTGTTTTGGATATGTGCCGCCGGGAAGAAGGCCTCCACCGCAGCAGCCAATTTGAACCGTCTTATGTTGCGCGGCAAGGGCAAGTTTGTAGCGGACGAGCCTTTTGAAATTATACGGATGTTTGGGGCTGATCTTTCAGAAGAACTTAGGGTTCATGGTATCGGATGCTACAACAACAAAGGCAAATCCATGATGGATCTTGCCCAAAAGGGATTAGACCTTAAAACTTGTTCCGTTTATGATCTTGAGTCCGTGAGAGGCATTGGCCCCAAAACGGCAAGGTGTTTTCTGCTCCACAGCAGGAGAGGAGCGAGGTTTGCTGGGCTTGATGTGCATCTTTTAAAATTCATGAGGATGATCGGCTACGATGCTCCTAAGACCACGCCTGGAAAAAAATCCTATTTGTTTCTTGAAGGCGAATTTTTGGGTCTTGTAGACAGATCCGGAATGTCTGTAGCGAAGGTTGATCTTTTGATATGGAATTATTACTCATCTAGAGATGAGTCTTCGGAGAAGGACATGAGAGTGTTTTTGCAGTTGATTGGGTTGGAGCACTGCCTTTTGAGTGGTGCTGCATGACCATAGAACAGATTCATCCGGTCTTGTCGGCCAAGCTCAAGGGCCAGGCGGTTGGCCCCCGCGTTCTCCTTGACAAGTTGCGTCTCATAGACGAATCCTCCAGAAAAAGCAGCCAATATCAAGATCCAAACTATCTGCCTTTTTATTATCATCTTGGCAAGCTGATCCAAACTAAATCTCTTCTTCACTTGGGATTCAACTTGGGTCTTCCTTCTTGTTGTTTTTTGCAAGGCTGCCCCTCAGTGGAACGGATGCTTTGTTTTCAGAGGTCAAGCAAGGATTTCTACTCTCCTAGAATAGCTATTTCCAATATAAGGGACATAAAGGGAAAGAACTTTCTTGTAGATTACCACTACGGGAGCGTGGTGGATGCAGAGTTCATCGGCAAAATGTCTTCTAGTTTTGATTTGATCATGGTCACGGAGAAGGTCAATGGCGATAAGATCAAGGAAGATTTGGAGGCTTGCTGGGAGTATTTGAATTTGGATGGATTCATTTGCGTCGATCACTTAGCAGATAACAAGGATGTTTTTTCCGACTTCTGCAAGGCGAAGAATAGGCCGTTTGTCATTTTTAATACAAGATACGGCACAGGGCTCGCCCAGAAATGACGCCAGTCTTACTAGTATAGGTTGCAAAACAAGGAAGACCCAGATGGGATATGAAATTGTATTTCACTATAAAGACGCGACAGATCGGCCCGGCGTTTATGAAGACGAGATCAAGACCAGAAACTGCAAGGTAGGAAAGATAACGGAAGAAATAGAGCTGGACGCTATTGCCGGAAAGATAATGTCGCAACTCGCCAGAAGAAATATCCTTATAGTTGATGTGGAGATCTATGAGTATGCCAAGAAGAAGCTTGGCTACAGAGAAACCAGCGACGGCATAGTCATAAAAAACAAGAAATTCAGTTTTGATTCGGGCAGGGTCATTGTTACTGAAGAGTTTGAATCCGAAGATGATTTCAAGCCCGTGCCTTCCCCCTCCAAGGAGTTGGCCGACAGGTCATGCCCTGTCGTGAGGAACCAGAAATCCCAGAACCTTGCCCGTAGAGCAATACGACAGGAAGTGTACGACCCTGACCCCATAGGGCAGCAAAAGGTCAGGCAAAAGGGCTTGAAGTTCACTTTGGGCAAGAAATATCCTGTTTATTCCGAGGAGTCATTGGGATCCACATTGGTTTACAACACTACCGACGACTCGGGCAAGGATGTTAAAGTTAGTGCCGAGTACTTTGTTGCTGTTGGGTCTGGACTGATTGAAGCCGACGAGGGCCCAAAGTATGTCGGGGCCGAGACGCAGAAGGAAGAGATTAATCTTTGGGGAAATTACGAACAAGTAGACATGCCCGATATTAGGAGGAGATAAACATGGCCACAAGAAAGCAATTAGAGAAGAAGAAAAAGGCTAGGGAGCAGAAGGGACGAGCCAGGGTTGCTGCCCAGAGGCACAAGATGCAGATCCTAAAAAAGGGCGAGCGTCGCCAAGCAATGCTTGATAAAAAGTTTCGCGAGAAGATTGTTCCTTTCATAAAGGATCCCGAAAAGAGAAAGGCCATGGAAGAAGTTGAAGCCAAGAAGTCTCGCCAAAAGATAGAAAAGAATCTTGAAATTCTCAAGGCTCTTGAGGACGAGTACCTCAAGGAAAAGGAGATGAAAAAGACTCTGAATGAAACTTTGGAGGCGGAAGGCCATGTCACACTCAAGGACAAGATAAACGCCTTGGAGGATAAGGCCAGATGCTCCATGACGGAGTCTGAAGCCCAGTCCGGACAGATAGACCTTTCCAAGAATGATTGATGTTGTCATCCCAGTCGGGCCAAATGATCTTGATGTCATTCACTCCCAAGTGTCTTACACAAGGTCTAATGTTCGTGACTGCGGGGACATTTATCTGGTTTCAAGATTTCCGCTTTCTATTTGTGGGTGCAAGCATGTTAATGAGTCTTCATTTCCTTTTTCTATAGAAGATGTCAAGTGCATTCACGGCAAAAGGGACAGAAACGGCTGGTACTTTCAGCAGCTTTTAAAGCTTTACTCTGGGTTCGTTATTTCCGGAATTTCAAAAAGATATCTTGTCTTGGATTCCGACACCTTTTTTCTTCGTCCGACAAGTTTTTTTAGATCCGACCCCGACAAGATTTATTTTAATTTCGGATCCGAATATCATCTTCCATACTTTGAGCACATGGCCAGGCTACATCCTAGTCTTAAAAGGATGAATCCGGATCTTTCTGGAATATGCCACCACATGGTATTCGATCTCGAATGCCTTTCCGGCCTTTTCGGTCTGGTGGAGTCCTACAACGACCAAGAGTTCTGGAGGGCTTTTCTCAGGCATGTTTCTCCTGGAGGGGTTGGTTTTTCAGGAGCGTCCGAATATGAAATTTATTTTAATTTCATGCTTCTCTACCGTCCGGATCTGGTTGAACTTCGTCGCTTGGAGTGGAAAAATGCAGCCTCTTTGAACGATTTGGACTGTGACTATGCGTCTCTGCACTGGTATCTAAGAAAATATGCTAAAGTCTATTGACAGATGCGCCGATATTACTTATAACTTGCGAACTTGATTCGTGAACTTTAACTTTTACAACGGAGAACAACATGTCACTTGATCTAGGTGCCCTTCAGAACGATTACAAGGGCTTGAAGACTTCAGAAACATCCTCTGGCTCGTTTCTGGAAAATTTTGTGAGGATGCCCGAGGGCAAGGGCAGCGTGGTGCTGCGCCTTCTTCCTCCCGCTCCCAAAGGCACTTTCGGCCGCGAAAGCAATCCTTTCTATCTCGTCACGGCTCTTCATCGCGTAAACGGAAAGAGTTTGCACGACATTCGCGAATACAGCCGTGAAACAGGACGCTGGGTCGGCCACAATCCCATCGTTGACTATATCAAGGATTGCTGGAAGAAATCCGAGCAGGCCGCACCCGCAGAGCGGGACCGTCTCCAAGGTCTCTACAGGCAGCTCAAGCCCGTGGAGAGGTATTACTACAACTGCATTGTTCGCGAGGAAAGGGATGAGAACGGGAATGTAAAGAAGAATGTTGGGCCAAAGATTCTTTCTGTCGGCAAGACTCTCCATGAGATTATTCTCAGGGGCATCTTGGGCGACACGGAGATGAACCAGCCTAGGCTTGGAGATGTGACCGATTTCAAGAACGGCTACGACTTCAAGTTGATTAAGACGATCCGCAAGTCGGGCGACAATAGTTACCCGAACTACGAGGGCAGTCATTTCCTCGAGCAGTCCCCCGCCGGCGATCCTGATGAGTGCAAGAGGTGGATGGAAAATCTTCACGACCTCAATTCGTTGAGGGTTTTGAAGACTGCCGATGAGCTCAAGCACGAACTTGCTGTTCACCTCGGCCTCAAGCAGGAATCCCCCAGCGGTTTTGATCCTTCCGAGTTTGCGGCAAAGCCGGCAACCGCTGTAGCCGAGGTTCCCAAGGCCAAGGCGAAGGTCGAGGTTGAGTCGGAAGAGTCTGGAGACGAGGAGATGGCGGACAAGGATTTTCTTGAAGAACTGAGAAGGTTGGGTTAGTCTGGATTCGATAAGATCGCCTCTCCCCGGAGCAATCGGGCTCCGGGGAGAGGCATATGATTCAAAAACGCACAACATTTAACAAACACAGGAAAAATAAATGGCCAAGTCAAAAACAAAGAACGATGATTCCGTTTTGGACGAAATACTGGAGTCCACCGGTGGCGAACTGCTGCGTAACGCGGGGCAGGTGCCTTATTATGTAAACACCGGCAACTTGGCCATCAATTACGCCTGCAGCGGCAAATTCATTAAGGGAGGGTTTCCCGGAGGAAGAATAATTGAGGCATTTGGTCCTGAGGCATCTGGCAAGTCCCTCTTGGGCTACTGCTTTCTCGGAGCCATTCAGAAGCAGGGCGGAATTGCAGTCCTTTTGGACTGCGAACGCTCGAGCGGCTCTGATTTTGCCGAGCGGTGTGGCCATGTTGATCCTGATAAGCTTTTGGTCTTTGATCCCGTAACCCTCCAGCAGGTTGAAAAGAAGATAATCACAGTGGTGAATGCCATTCGGGCAAAGTTTCCCAAGAAGCCAATCGGGATCGTTTGGGACTCCATAGGCGTCAATCCCACCGATAGGGAGTGGAGCGAGGTTGACCTTCCCGAGAATGCTACCAAGGCCGAGCGCGACGCGGTGGGCAATGAGCGTCCCGGCGAGCGGGCGAAATTTGCCAACAAGATTCTGAGGAGTCTCAATCCGTTCTTGAACGACAAGGATGCGACCCTTTATGTCATCAACCAGGTTCGCAAGAAGATTGGCGTAATTTATGGAAATGATGAGACCACTTCTGGCGGCGGCGAGGCTCTCAAGTTTTATGCCTCCCTGAGGTTCCGCACCGGATCTCCCAAAGCCTTCCAGGACAAGAGTACGAAGTTGTCGCTTGGAACCAACATGACCATAGTGAACAAGAAAAACAGACATTTCACGCCCGGGATCAAGATTGAAAATGTGCCTCTTTTTTATGACTCTGGAATCAACCCTCTTGGCGGCCTCATGGATGCCATTTTGATGTCCAAAAGGGTTGAACCCGGCAAGGGGGCTGGAAAATACAGAATACTTTCGCCTTGGAATGGCGGCGACGAGGAGGCCACCTTCCAGCAGGCCAAGTCCGCCCCGTTTGACCCTGAGATTCTGATAAAGTATCCGGCTCTCATAGATGCTGAGAATGCGGATGAGGTCAAGGAATATTTGAAGGAGTGGTCGGAAGCTATCGCTCTTACGAACAGTGAAGACGTAGAGCAGATCGACACGCACCAGGATGTTGGCAATCTTTTGGGCGAGTCGGATTGAAGCACCCAGACTATTCGGACTTAACTACCTCAAATTCCACCTTGAAACTTTTGTAGTTTTTGTCGCACAAGGCCGGAACCAGTTGTTGAAGATCCATTATCTTTGATTTTTCTATTTCTGCCTTGACTACAAACATTTTTGCTCCAAAGGCCTTGCAATATTCCTTGAGGTGCTTTTTGTTTCCTATCAAGGTAAAAATTCTTTTTTTGTCCTTGGTCTCCAGAAGCAAGCATTTTGTGGACATGTTTTTCTCCTATTGCATCTAATATAGCAGCCAATGTATAATTGGTCAATGCGTTTTTTGATGCATTTTGGATTTTTCTAATCCTAAAAGGGATAAATAATTTTGAGGAAAAATAGATGGCCAAGTTCGATGAAAAGATAGAGATTATGAAAAATCTTGCTTCGGACTTAGTTCCATACAATTTTCCGATGGGTCCTGTTGAGATGGAGTATCATATAGCTCCGCTCAAAAAGTGCGAGGCGGAGGTTGATGGATACACCATAGTATTTCATTTTAATCGCGCTTTATATAATGATCATTACCTGGAGACTTTTCAGGTATACAACAAATATGCTCCTTTTTTACCGTTCCATATTGTTGCGAAACTAGCCAAAAAGGTTCTGGGCGGACATTTTCTCTCTCTTATAGAATTTTATCAAGAGGACAGGAAGGTTTACTGCTGGAGTGTTTGTTTGGATCCTCGTGGCCGCCCGATACTGTCTCCTATAAAGGAAAAGACTACCCCTATGGTTTTTGAAGGTTTTGAATACATGTATATGAACCCCGAGCAGCTGAATCTTTATTGACTTTGTAAATCCTAAAAGTCAAATGCATAGGTCATTTTTTACTTAAAATTATGCCAAAGCCCACCCATTTCAAAAATGGGTGGATACATACATTTGATCTAGATTGGTCTCATTATAGGGAGGTATCCCATGAAGACTGCAAGAAACAAGCTCCAGCAACTTTTCATGGAGCATTTGTTTAAGGAAGGCTCTGTGGAATTGGCTCTTCCGAACGGCATGGTCTTGGAGGTGGGAATTACACAAGAAAACAGGTATGGAGATCTAGAGAAAATTCAAGACTATTGTTGGGTCGTCGCCTCGCAAAAAAATCGTTCCGTATCTATAGACAGATACAATCTCGGCATGAGGTATTCTGGAGAAAAAGAGATAGTCTGCGAATATTCCGCCATGTCCGAAGACGGAACTAATGTGAAAGTTTTTGACGTTGTGTGAAATTGGCGTTGACTTTTCTATTCTTTTCTATTAGGATGTGAATCCAACTTGGGGCACAATTCTTGTTGGAGTTAAGGCCTCGGTGATGGTAATATTCTGGGGTGTACTCAGAACCTAACTTTTTAAGTCTTTTAGCATGGGGCGATTCCATATATGGTTCAAGTGAAAAAGAACTTGGGTAAATCGGAAATAACATTGATTAAGGAATATTGTTCTAGAATGTCGGACGATGATCTGGCAAACATAAGTCAATCCCTGCCGCAGAAGGTCGCGGGGGATCGTTCTTTTGCCTGCTCAATCCTCCAGAGAGATAAGGAAATTGACCGATGGCTTTCCCTGGCCAGTGGACCTGACGATTGGTTTAACAAAGTTGACAGCATCGGGGAATTCGCATTGATTGAGGCAGACTCCAGGGCAAAGAAAACTAAGGCGGGATAGAAGTTTGGGTGTGGGGGTGCGGGTTCGGGGAGGGGGGCTGAATAGACTTATCCCCCCTCCCCGTTTTAGTTTGACTGGTTTTGTATTCGGCAAATTCAATGGTGTTTTATGTCTCTAATCAAAGTGTCTGATCAGACTTGTCTTGTCGAAACATCCAGGTTTCCTTACGGCAAGTACGCCTTTGATTCATTTAATCAAGTTCAAAGTAGAGTTTTTGAAATATATGACAAGAACTGCAACTGCGTAATTGCCGCTCCAACTAGTGTTGGGAAGACGGTTTGCGCCGAGATGTTTATGAGCCATGAGGTCAGGGCTCGCGGCGGGAAGGCAATATATCTCGCTCCTCTCCGAGCCTTGGCCAAGGAGAAAATAGATGACTGGCTCTCGGAAAAGTCGCTGTTTTCTGATCTTAAAATTTCAATATGCACGGGCGACTACCGTCTCACGGAAGCCCGCATGAAGGAATTGAACGAGGCCGACATAATCGTGATGACTTCGGAGATGCTCAACTCCAGATGTCGGAACCTTCAATCCGAAAAAAATGAATTCCTTAGGGATTGCGGGACTCTTGTCGTTGACGAGTCGCATCTTCTGACGGTTCCCTCCAGGGGCGACCATTTGGAAGTTGGGCTCATGAAATTTTCTCAAATAGCCCGAGATCCTAGAATAGTTTTTCTCTCGGCTACAATGCCAAATGTGGATCAGATAGCAAATTGGGTCGGGTGCAGCCTTGTTAAAAAAGACACCTATCTAGTTCATTCGGAATACAGGCCATGCCCTTTGGATATTCACTACGAGGAATACGACGCGGGCGAAACCTACGATCTCACCGAGGAGTACAAGGTCAGTGCGGCCGTAGATCTAATTAAGGAGCACAAGGAGGATAAGTTTCTAGTCTTCGTCCATTCCAAGGCCACGGGAGAGAGGATTAGGTCGGCCCTTGAAGAGCGTGGTGTCGTGTGCGAACTGCACAACGCAGACCTTGACAAAGATAAGCGCCACAAGGTAGAGCAGAAGTTTAAATCTGGTGACTTGAGGGTCATAGTCGCCACGAGCACATTGGCATGGGGATGTAATTTCCCCGCCCGCAGAGTGATAATAGCTGGTGTTCATCGAGGAAGGACAGAAGTTGAAACATACGACATATTCCAGATGGCTGGTCGTGCAGGTAGGCCGGGTTATGATCCGAAGGGAGATGTTCACATACTTCTTCCCTACGGAGAATCAGATTATCACATAGATCGTCTTTCTTCGCCCAAGAACATAGAGTCTCAGCTTCTTAGTTATGTAGGCCAAGAGGATGATCCTCGCTATAAAACTTTGGCCTTTCACTTGGTTAGTGAGATTCATTACGGACAGATTAAAACTATCAGCGATGTTCATGATTGGTACGGTAGATCCTTGGCATACTTCCAGTATGAGGATCTAGACGACACCATCGTTGACAAAACAATAGATCTTTTGACCCGTGTCGGCGCAATCAAGGAAGTGGATGGAAACTACGAGGCTACCTCTGTCGGCAAGGTCTCGAGCATAATGTACTACAGTCCTTTTGATGTCGCCGACCTTAGAAGGAATTTCAGAATTTTATTTTCAAGAGGCCTGGATCAGAGTGATTTTGCCTTGTCTCTTGCTTTGGGCAATGTAGACTCAATACGGTCTGGATTTGTCACTAGAGCCGAGAAGGATGAGATGGAGGATTTTGCCTCTAAAGTTTATGACGCCCATGGATCAGAGTACCCTGAGTCATCCATAAAGGGAGCCTATTCGTATTATTGTCTTTTAAATGGTATGCAGCTCGGCTCTTTTACTGCTTTTGCCCGTGGTCTTCAAATGGACGCTGAGCGTCTTGTTTCTGTTTTGAATATGTTGGATTCTATGGCGGCAAAATGGAACAGGAAGGACTTTTTCAATTCCGTGTATTTAAGGGTTGTTTACGGAGTCCGCCCCGAACTCATAGACTTGTGCAAGATTCCGAACATTGGCAAGGTAAGGGCAGAAAAGTTGTATTCCGCTGGATTCAGGCGCCCAATTGACCTTTTGAAGAATCCTCATCTTGTCAAGCGCCTTTTGAACATGAAGGACGAGAAGATTCATGAAATATTGAATAGCGTTAAATCAATTTCTTGATATTGATCTTTCTGCTATAAACCTTATTCTTCTGGCTAGTTCATTTTTGTTTATGGATATTTTGCCGCTCCTTGCTTGGGCAATAAATCCCGAACTATTGGGCGAGCAGTCTCTTTTTGTTTCGCAGCATTTGCATTTTGATTCTGTGTGTATCTCCACAGTTATTTCATCTCCGTCCTCTACCGCGATTGAATCCGTTTCAATTCCGTTAAGAGCCAAAGTTACTTGACAGTTTTCTGGCTGGTTTATTGTTGCTGAAACAACTCCGCTTCCCACGGCTTCTATTGTGTTTGATGCCATGTAAAGACAACACCCGCTTGTTGTTAATGTCACTTGGACCGATTCGCATGGGGCGCATGTCGGGGACGGTGAAGGGGACGGCGACGGGGACGGCGACGGGGACGGCGAAGGGGTGGGTGAAGGGGTCGGCGACGGGGACGGCGAAGGGGTGGGTGAAGGGGTAACTGTGCCGCTGAGCGTTGGGCTTGGGCTTCGGCTCGGCGTTGGCGTGAGCGTGACTGTGCCGCTGAGCGTTGGGCTTGGGCTTCGGCTCGGCGTTGGCGTGAGCGTGACTGTGCCGCTGAGCGTTGGGCTTGGGCTTCGGCTCGGCGTTGGCGTGGGCGTGACTGTGCCGCTGAGCGTTGGGCTTGGGCTTCGGCTCGGCGTTGGCGTGAGCGTGACTGTGCCGCTGAGCGTTGGGCTTGGGCTTCGGCTCGGCGTTGGCGTGAGCGTGACTGTGCCGCTGAGCGTTGGGCTTGGGCTTCGGCTCGGCGTTGGCGTGGGTGTTCTGGTTGCCGTGACGCTTGGCGTTGGGCTTCTGCTAGGGGTAGGGGGCGGGACTGTAGCGGTAGGTGTAGGGCTTCTACTAGGTGTAGGCGTAGGCGTTGAGCAAGAAGGTATGCTTGGTACTCCGCCTATGTCAGGACCGGAGTTATATGTTACAGAAACTGTTCCACCGCAATCTACATCTCTGTAAAATCTCTGGTCATAAGATAGGCCAAACGAAGATCCGCCTAGGCACCTAAAGTTTCTAATATTGACCCAAAGTTGAAGTGCATCGGGGTCAATATTAGAAACTGTATAACTTGCTGTTCCGACCACCCCAGATACATTTACATATATTTCTGGACTGATGTCGTCTTCTATTGAAACATCTGCCGCATACCCAGCCGGGATTGTGACAGATACGGTCATGTTGCAATTAAGGGCCGAGAATTCGGCTTTATTTTTTAGCCATTCATTTTCAATCATGGCGACGACCCCCCTCCAGGGGTTGTAATTGGGGTTGGTGTGGGAAGCATTCGTTTCTTGAATGTCACGCCGCCGAAGCTGTATCCATTAAAAATGCAGTCGCAAGTGCATTCTGGAGGCTCCTTGGGTCCGCACTCGAAGTGTATGGTTATGCTATCGCAGCAGTTTTCGGGCGGACAAGACTTGTCGCAGCAGTCCACAAAGCACTGTTGACTAGGATCGGCCGCCAACCCAGGCCGGCCTCGTTTGAACTGTTGTCCGCAGCAGTCTCCCATTTAGCTCCCAAAAAAGTCTTCTGGATATTCAATTTTTACAACTCCATCTTTATCGGTCTTTTCCCCAGTGCTAGGATCCTCCACCCACCATCTTACTTGGTTGACCGGTATGCCCAATTCGTCCATGTGGCACTTGTCCTTGGGATCTACTGGCATGTGGTATCTATTTCCCTCGATAAGGATTGCCACCCCGCAGGTTTCTTTTGTTTTGTCAAAAAGAAGACAGTTGCCGCATCTGGGCTCTTTCATATTTTTTTCCAAATGTATGTATTGAACTTGTTGAATAAAAGAGTATAATCTCAGTGAGGAAAAGGTTTAAAAATGAGATTGTTGGCTTGTGCGGGACAGCTCCGTCAGGGCAAGGACGTCACGGCGGACTATCTGGCCAAAAGGCTGGGTTGGGGTAGGGGCTCGTTTGCCTCAAATGTCAAACGCATTTTTTGCGAGACATTTGGCGTAGATCTTGATTTTATAGAGAAGTGGAAGACCGTCTCGGAACCTCCTCCGGGATTTAAGATACCTGTCCGACAAGCCCTTCAGTTTATAGGGGACGGATTTAGGAGCATAAAAGACGAAATATGGATCGAGATGCTTCTTCGTATAGATCATAAATCTTTGATAATAAGCGATGTCAGATACAAGAACGAACTTCTTGCGGTAAGAGAGAGGGGTGGGAAAAATATACTTATTTATAGACCCGGCTTTATCAACAATGACCCGAACGATTCAGAATCTCAGATAAGAGAGTTTGTTGAATATTTCTTGAAGGAGGGCATTGAGGGTCGGGTCAATTGCTCAACTGGGGACTTCGGGCTGGTGGACTTTTTCCTGGTGAACGACGGCAGCCTGGATCAACTTTATTCCAAGATTGACGATCTTATTTTGCCTTTCTTGGAATTCTCCAATTAGGCTATTCCGCCTTGACCCGGAGAGGGCTCCAGATCTTGCTTGAGCAACCCCTCAAGATCCTTTATGTCCACGAGGAAAGTCTGGTTTTCTTTATCCTTGTCCACTCGGACGACATTTCCGTCTTCGTCCTTGTACTCTGAACTCTTAATGAAGGGGTCGTTTATTTTCACTACGACCGCATGGGTTATTTTTCCTTCGCTGTTTCTTTTAAATTTTTTAATCTCGTAGGGGCCAACATTGCTGGTTAGGCCAAGCCTTTTGGAGGCTTCTTGGCTGAAGGAGAAGAATTTGCCTATCTGGGGCTCTATTTCCATGTCTCTCGGGTCTATTCCGAGCGTATCCTCAAGCGAGGAAAGGTAGGACTGATCCTCCTCCAGGAACGATCTAAATGTTTTTTTGCTCATGTTTAGGTGTATATATCCTCGGCGGTGAAGAACCTTCTATGAGTGATGTTGGTTCATCTTGAATTGAGGAAGAATTATGGACAGTCCGGCATTTTCTAATTTTCGAGAACTGATGGATAAATGGGACACCGCCTCCAGACTGTTCACAGAGAATGACCTTTGTCTTTTTTTCAAGAAGGACGGTGTCTTGTACGGGGCTACGGAGACGGGACGCATAACCTTCGCCCGCATGAAAAGTCCCGAGTCCAAGGAGGACGAGGATTGGGCAAAGGAGGCCAGCTTCTCCGCCTATGACTTGGAAAAATCTACAGACGGAGACAAGTCCATGTCCGTATTCCACAGCGGCGACATTGACGAAATAGAAGTGGTCACCCAGGAAAAGGCAGAAAAGCACTTAGAGAAGAAGGGCAAGAAAATGATTGTCGTGTCCGATGACGAGGATGGCGACAAGACTTATGGGGAGGAGTGAAAATTGCCGTACAAAAACATAGAGAGCTGGGCCAGCAGCATAGGATATGTCGTGGAGGACAACTTTGACGGCTATGTCTGGTACAAGGAAGGATCCGTGACGCAAAAGAAGTGCCGTTCGGCCGATGAGGTCATGGATCAAATCCTTGAAGATATCAGGTCGAACTACCAAGGAGAAAGATGACTCTCCCCTTCGCAGACGGTTCCGGCAAGAAATACGTGTGCTTTTGTTGCGGGGTCCAGTTCGAGGATTATGCGGAGTTCAAGTCGCACATCTTGGAAAGCCACGAGGAGGGCAGGGAGTTTGTGAGATGCCCCCTGGAGCACTGCGGGGCACCTGTTAGGGATGTCAAACTTCATATGAAGGTCAAGCATCCCAACTTTGACTTCAGAAACTATGCCGGGCAGGCCCGGGCCATACTGTGGCACGACTTCTCGCAGAAGGGAAAGAAGACGAGGAAGCCCAAGTTCAAGCAGGGCAAGTACGAATCTACGAAGACGGGGAGGGTCTTGGGCTACAGGAGCGGCCTGGAGGAGAAGGTCTACAAGATACTGGATCAGCATGACGATGTTGAGTCGTTCTACTCCGAACCGTTCCAGATAGATTACATACACCAAGGGCAGGCCCACAGGTACACGCCCGACCTCATCGTGAACTTCATGGACGGCACCAAGCAGCTTTGGGAGATCAAGCCGTCCAACCAGACCGACCTTGAGATGAACAAGAACAAGTGGCGTGCGGCAGAGGAGGCGTGCAAGGTGCGGGGCTGGAAGTTTGAGGTATACACCGAGCAGAGGATCAACAAGTTGGGGCAAGAGGTCAGACGCCAAGCAATAGACGAATGATTATCTAGGAAGAAAGCCCAACGCCAACACCCTCGTCGCTAGTTCGTCGTCGAATACGACATAATGGTCTTCCCTGCCTGGAGTTGAGAACGGGCTTGGGGCAAGGTTGATCCCGGTCGTTTTTTTCTTCTTCGTTTCCGTATAATCCCAGAAGGACATAAGCCTTATTCCGTTGGCCTCTATACATGCGAGAAATTTATCTTTGGCCTTGTGATATTCTGAATATGTTCCGTCGTGGGGAAAACCATCCCTCATCAGATCTCCTAGTTTGGCCTCGATCTCGGTGATGAGACTTGTTCCGTTGCTTGAATACATTTTATAGCAGCTCCCCCAGAACCAGCATTCTTGTGGCTAGATCCTCAGGAATAAAGAATTTGCCGACCTCCACATAGCCCTCTAGGTTCTTTGGTTGGGCCAAAAGAACCGAGTCCTTTGGGCACACCACAAAATTCCAACCATTCCAGGAGTCGCAATCCGCGGGCTGTCGGGGGAGTTTTATCTTCCAATGTATGGCTCTCTCGTTCAAGAACTCTCCCCACAATCTCCTCTCGGAGCAACTGAGCGTGAACTTGTGACCGAACATTCTTTCAAAGGATTGATTAATTACGAGCATGATCTTCCGATGGGTCGGATCTTTGAGTTCCCATGGAGCACGAATCCAAGGAAGGGGAGCCTTTTTTAATTTCTTCTTGGACCAGTTCGTGGAACTCATTCCGCCTCCCAGTCCCGTGGAACCCTGTACTTCATTTCCCTGATGTCTGGGGGGCCAATCGTAAGCATCTTGAGCGCGAAGTCCTTGTCGATGACGAGCATCCTGACCCTGCCGTCAGATCCGCCCCTGTTGTAGAACTTCGTGGCCGGATCTACGGCTACGAACTGGTCATCCCTCAGTTTCGGCTTGAAGTCGATCAGGAAATCCTTCAGCGTCTCCCTTCGAACCCCACCGAGTTTCTTGAGGTATCTGTCCCATCTGTATAGCATTCGGTTCGTGCCCGTGGGGCGACGATGATCGCCATAAGACCAGTGAGACATGTGAGTGATCTTGCTGAACTCGTCGTACAAGAGTTCAAAAGCCCTCTTGGATATGCTTTTATTTTCGCTCATGGGAGACCTAGCACAAGGAACCTCACCGCCAGTTCCGCGTCTATTTCAAGCCATTTGTATCTGAGAAAGTCTTCCTCTGACTTTTGGCCGAAGAAGGGGTTGAGGACAACGACCGTGTTTTTATGATCGTAGTACATTGGCACTTCTTCAAAATCATAGAAGTCCGCAACGGACTTGTCGGTGTAGTGAGCGCCCTTGACATAGAAGTCGGGGGCTCCCGGCTTGATTTTGTGTTTTATACAGAATTCCCTCCACTTCTCCAAAAATGGAGGATGGGGCAAGGGCTGGTTCTGTTGAACCGGGAAGGGCGGGCCGATGGCTCCAGTGAGGACTTCGGTGAGTTTGTTGAGGGCCTCCCGTGCCCAGAATTTATCGGAATTCATGGTTTAAAATTCAAGGTGGCCGAGGGTCAACGCCCTCATGGCTAGTTCATTGGGAATCAAGGCGTAATACTCCATCCCGAGATTCACCGGCACGAAACCCTTCGGGAATTCGCTGAAATCGTACATCATGTCTGCCAAAAAAATGCCGCTACTCGCAGGCAGAGCCTCAGGACCCATTGATCTAATCGCAAGTGCGTTGCGAAGAAGAACTTCAAGCTTTTTGATGTTGTCGTCGGAGAGTTTCACAGTTCATCTCCAATGCGTTCCACATCCAAAGGGACACCCAGCATCTCGCCGGCCCGCCGGATGTCTTCCAAGGCGGTCAAGACGGCTTCCTCGAGCGATTCCGCCTCCCTGGAGAAATCAAGAAGAGGCTTGCCGCCCACCATGCTATGGGTCGCGTCGTCGCATCCCGCCTCAAAAAGGGCGTCGGCCAGATCGTCGGTCAAGTCCGACACCCCCTTCAGCACGAGGGTGAAATCCCAAGTTTTAGTCATACATCCACCTTTTCATCGAATGCTGTGTACGGGTTGCACTTCGGCTGAGGTCCGCCGTGAGCTTTTTTATTTTCATTGTCTATACCATCTCTCGTACCAGTCTAGCCTCGCCGATACCTTAGCGCAAAGGTCGCTGTCGTCCTTCTCTAATGTCAGCAGCAGACTGCCCAGCGTTTCGCGGACGATGTCGGCTTCCTCCGACTCGCCTTGCCCGGCGGTGACCAGGCGGTGCAGGTCGATCGTCAGAAGGATCGCCGTGTGGAACTCGTTTTCGATATTCATGGGTTGAAGCACACCTCGAATCCGAATCCCAATACCCTGAAGTTAAAACCCCGGCCCCAGTCGTAGGTGTAGAAATAAAGTTCGGTAGTCAGGTCAAGGCTGAATCCATATTGGTGAAGGTCGTCACTGGGGTGCCAGTTGGGATCGTCCGTCTTCGGCCTCTTGACGAAGACGAAGTTGAAGGGGTGGAAGAACTTTAAGCTGGAGTGGCGGGGCTTGTCGGCTTCATACTTCTGGTCGCACTCCTCGCTACAGATCCAAGCCCCATCGCCCCTCTGCCACCCGTCGCCATGAACGGGACAGAGATAGCTGTTGTTTACGGCCTCTTTCCTTTCGCAGGTGTGGATGGATTTTCCACACACGAAGCAGCTCTCGAGCGGGGCGTCGGGATCGGCACAAGACTCATTCATTTTAAACCCCAAGCCTTGGCTTCAAAATTTTCAGTTTTCGTGAACGCCGTGACATATTCGTTGGGTTTGAGTTGCACGAGAAGCAGGATGGGGTTCCCTGTGTTGTCGTCCTGTATCATGAACGAATCCTTGGAGAGGAAAGTGAGCCGCACCCTTCCGTAGGTCCTTACGACCTCGTCGGTACCCTTTTCCAAGACCTTGACTTCTTGGTGTTCGTGGAAGCGTTCCACCACATTGTTCGGCTTGACGCCCTTGGGGCAAAAGATGGCGGAGCCCATCTTCTCTCTCCACTCATTGTCCAAATAACACAAGAAAGAAACCAATGATATGATTGCAACTAAATAAAGGAGAACTTTCAACCAAGTTTTCTGTTCGTCGTTCATTTTTTTTTGCTTTCTCGGTTTCATCTACATCTCGTCACTGGGGTTGGCAGCGTATGCAACCTAATCATACCTTGGTGCTCTCGTACTGATCCGAGTCCACCGGGAAGTTGACCATGCCGACTATCTGGTTTGTTCTTCTCATTTTTGTTCACTCGTTGTGGTCGGAAGCGACATCCAGTGGCTACACGGGAGCCAATCGCCGTCGGCATCTCCGTACTCCATGGCAATCGCTTTGCCGTGCGTGTGCTTGCCCTCCCACCATCCAAGATTCACCTCTGTCAACGGATCGTCCAAGTAAAACAAAACGCGCTCGCCCTCTGGGGGGAGTTGTTCCGTTATAGGAATCCACCGCGATTGGCGGTACAGAGGGACGATATCACACCCGGACTCAATCGCTTCATCATTCGCATCTTTTAGGCATTGAAATACCATCACTGGCTTTTTTGGCGTTTCATCAAGAGGCGGATAAAGAGCCCACGCCACAGGTTCTTGTTCACTCATTATTCACCTTTGACTCAGTCATGTGTTTTTCCTTTGGCCGACGGTCACTTCTTAAACATGTGAGTGACGGCGGTCATAAACACCAAAAGCCACAAAAGAGCATACTTCCATTTAGGAACAGTTATCGGAGTATTGAGTTTTTGAAAAATGTTCATTTTGATTTTTCCTTGATATCCACAAGGACAACGCTCCACCCGAGACTTCTGGCTTCCTTCCATGTCCTGTTAAAAGGCTGGAGCCAGTTATGCTTGAATCTGAAGCACGGGATGCTCAACTCCAGACATGCGGATCGGCTTGAATGGAGCGTCTTGATGACAAGCCTCCCCTTCGGCGAACGCAGGCACCACGCGGTTCTTCCCAATTTGCTCATGCTTCAATCATGTCCCTGAGTGTTTCAATGTGTTTTTCTAGCGAGGGGTCTTTCACCGAGGCCAAGATCAAATGTACCAAGGCGATTCTTATCGCATCCCGCTGTCCGGATGTTAGTCCGCCATCTTCAAGTTGCACTGGCTTGAGTTTGTCCCCGTTTACATAGCGCACCTTCATAGTTCCGGCCGTCTTGAGGGAGACGGGATTGAGTTCAAAATCTTGTTTCTCGGCGTCGTCCATGAGTGTCTCCAAAACTATTGTATCTTCCAAGGAAAAAAGCCCAACGCCAGAATCTTTATGGCCAACGGGGTTGGAACTTTCAGCACTTTGCCGCTTCTGACGGGCCACCCCAGATCAATGATTATGTGCTTCTTGCTGTCGAATTTGCCCTTGTCCTTCTCTACTTCCTTTATCCCGAGTTTGAGGAGTTCCTCTTGGAAGAAGCTCATCCCGGACTTCTTCGGGAGCGTGTCCGAGAACTTCAATTTCGGATGCGAGGTGGACTCTTGAATGAGTTGGGCGATCTTGTCCTTGTTTTCTCGGGTTATCATGGCAGTCCCAGTGCGACGATCTTGAATGCCGTTTCTGTGTCTACCAATATCATTCGGTCGTAGTATTTTGATCCGTCCTTTTCCCGAATAAAATGTTCGTCCCTGAAGACAATCATCTTTGAGTCATAAGGGATGATGCTGGTCTTGCCACACCGGGTGCAGGATTGCTTGTCGGAGGTTTCGCACCCCAGCGAATGTATGTACTCCAGCCAACCCTCTTCGGAGAACAAGCCCGCACCCTTCAGTTCCTTGCCCTTCTCTCTGAAGAGCCGGTACACCTTGAGGTTGAGTTGGTCTAAAAAAGTATCCATGCTCATGGGATTTCGCCAAAATACAGAGCCTTTAGGGCGAATTCTGTCGGGGCCGCTATTGTTCTGCACCTGATGGGGTCGGACACGAGCACGAAGCCTTTCGGATGATTCACTGGCTCAACAAGACGGCCCTTTAAAAGAAAATAGCATCCATGACCCTTCAAGAATTCGGTCCACTTCAGCATGACACAATCGTGTTTGATGACGGGCTCATGTCTGAAATACATGTCGTAAAGCCTAAAGAAACTATCACGAAACATGTGCTCCAGTTTGGAGATTGATTCTCTGTTCACGGCAGCCCCAATGTCATGATTTTGATTGCGATTTCCTTCGGGACGAGGATCATGGTCGCCTCCACGACGCCGAATGTCCGGCACATGAAGTCTCCGGGATCCGCACACGAACAAAGGTTGGGATCTTTCTCAAGTTGAATTTCAGCGTTATCCGCCCTTGCCAACCAGGCTCCCGTTCGGAGTATGCGCCTCAGCCAGTCCTCGCTCTTCGGAGGCCAAGGGTCGGAATTGTAATACGCCTTCTGGATCGTCTCCGCGAGTTTCCTGTCGGGTCTCATCACGGCAACCCCAGCGTCAGTACCTTCGTCGCCACATCCAACGGAATTTGAATCCATCCCCCGGCGGGATTGGACATGGTGATGCCGTTGGGGTTTGACCCTTTTATTCCCGTCCAAGTTTGATAATCTGTGAGGATCATGCCGAGCGACTCCAATCGGGCGTTCCATTCGTCTATCATCTCTCCGGGATAGACCAAGTTCCCTTTCATCTGGGCGAGCGCGAATTCGGAGTGGATGGTGGCGTAGAGTTTCGTCCATCCCTCGGTGACATCAAGGGGGTGGGTCATAGACCATCGTACTCGCTCTCAATTACATACGCGATGTCTTCGAAGTCATCGCCGTGGTCGTTCATCTGGGCGAGGGTGCGTCCGTCGGGCAGTCCGCCATCGTCGATTCCTATGCCACTCCAAATCATCACCTTTTCGGGCAACGTCCCGTTGCAGTCGCCGAATTTCATCACCTTGCAGTCCCTGAGTTCTTCAGTGCCTCTCTCTGCCTCGGTCTTCAACTTCCTCTTGTGCTCCTTCTGGTAGAGTTCGCACAATACCCCGAGGCAGCAGTGCCTCGTGACTCCGGCCTTGGTCTTGTACTTGAGGGCGTGCCTGCCCTGCTTGTACTTTCCGGAACGAAGGGCCTTGACCCATTTCTCGGCGATCTTCTTCTTCATTTCATCTCCTCTGATCCTTGATCACGGTCTCAAAATCGTCTGCGAGTGCCTGCATGTCGCGTGCGAACGCCTCTTCGTCTGTTTTTGGCAGATCCGGCGGCGGTGAGAACATCGCGCCGAAGATGTCAAAGCCCTTCCAGAAGGCGCACCAGTTGAATTTTTCCATGGACTCGCTCCTTTGCGATCTTCTTCCTCATTCTAGTCTCGTTTTAGGTCGGTGTAAAGTCACGACGACGGATTTTAAAACAGGCAATATTTAGGGTTTGGATAAACCAGTCAAGAAACCATTTTGGAATTTACTTTTTCTATCTCTTTTTAGAATTCATCCTCGTTAACTTCTCTAAAATCACTAATGTGTCTCATAACTTCAATTCTTCCGTCATCCAAATCAGCCAAAACACAATGACCAGGAGCATTTTTAATTTCAGTCAAGAATGCAAAGAACTTTGGTTTTTTTGATCCGTATCCCAATGATCCATAATACTTAACTTTATCTTGTTCTGGCAACTTGTTCCAAAACTCGGGGTTAAAATTTTCTGGAGCAAAAACCACAACCGTGCCGGGTTCAAATTTGCTCATGATTTTTCCAATCAAAACCGGTAATTCTACCGACTGTTCTGTCCGACAAAAAGACCAAATACAACTATCCAACTTATCAGAAACGCAAAGAATGCAACACTAAAAACCCAATATGCGTCTCTTCCGTAATTCAGCTTGAATATATTCACAATCCAATATAAAAAACCCAAAACCAAAGCAGATGTCAGTATGGAACAAAAAGTAGCCACGGCGGATGCGTAAATCATTTTAATCATTTTTTCTCCTAGCGATAATAGTGCGTCAAGGTTAAAATTTTCCGGCGCAAAAAACACAAAAGTACCGGGTTGCTTCACCGCTTCTTAGGCGGAGCCTTCGGCACTTCGGTTTGACTCACTACGGGTTGGTAGCCACCCTGTGCCAGTTTCATTGATTTGAGCGTCATAATTTCCATATGTCGCTCCGCTTGATTTTTCAATCTTTGGTTTTCTTCCACTAGGTCTGCATCACGATCAGCTTGGGCGCATAATCCCATTTCCAACATACTAGCATCATTCATAATATGCTGGATGATGTCTTTCCACTGATGTTTGGTAAGGGATAGTGTTACAGTGACTACTTCATTGTTGTCGTTCATTTTTTCTTTCTACAAATAAATGCAACCAATACAGCCCAATTAATTGAAAAAAATTTCTTGAGTCTTACAAATGGTTTTGCCATATGTTTACGAAAATCTTCGGCAAAATCTGGCTCTCCAGCATCGTCCAGCATTTCTTGAACACTATTGTATTTTGTCATTTCTTTTCTCCTTGATCAATCATATTTCGCAGGATTTCATCGTCGATGGACAGAAACTCGTCGCCGGCTACACCGAGGCGTTCAAGTAGATTACGAATAACTGCGTGTGCCAACGATTCTTGAGATATTTTTTTCCATCTAGGTTTTTCACGAGTCGCCAATAGTTGCAAGATCGGGACACAATGTCCCGATTTCTGTCCCGATATACTTCATTTTTTGAACCACCTCATGAATCCGGGCTGATTGGGAACTTTGGGAAAACAATCTTCAACCCTAACCCTTGTCTCTTCTTCTTTTTCAACGCGGCCTCCAAGTTTTACGAGCAGCGATTTGAGCACGACGGCATAGCTCTTCCATCCATACTGTTCAAGAAGAAACGCAAGATTGTCAATCATCTTGAACTCGTGGTCGGTAAGAGTCGCAGGCGAAGGGCTACGGGGATGGATATGTTGAGTCGCCCAATCCATCCACTCCGCCGGAGTGAAATCGTAGTATCCCGTAGGGCCGGTAGTGACGATGCTCTCGCCGAACTTCATCGCCGTGTCGCGCCATGCCTCCAGACGGTTAACCTCGGCGGTGAGCCTGTCAACTTCGTCGCTCAACTCTTTGTTTGATGCGTGCAGCCAAACATTGCCTTCTGTTTTTGCCACAGCACGCTCGTCGGTGAGCGTAGGCTGCGGCTGGCGGTAGAGCGGAACGATTTCAATTACGGTGCGGGCGTTTTGGGCAAGCTCGCGTTCCACGTCCTTCTGGCTAAAGTCAAGGCTCTTGCAAAACCCGCCGTCTGCTCGTACGGCGTAACCGTACCACGCCACCGGTTCCTGTGTATCTGCCGGTGCCGCACCGCTCTTCAGTGGAACTGGGGATTCGGGCTCTGGATTCTTCATTGCTTCAAATGCAGTCCAGCACTGCCCGCAAGCGTCGGCCACAATGCGTCTGCCTCCGTCGCCGCAGGCGCCGGAGTACATGCTTGTTGCCTCGGCGATCCAGTTCATTACGGCGGCATTGAAACGCTCTTGTTGTTCTTGTTTACTCATCGTGCTCCTCCGTGTCTATTTTTCCCCACTCGCAACCGGTCGGCATGGGCCTGGGCGGCCCGAATGTCACATCCACTATCCTTGCGGACTCTTCAAACACCAAGGCGGGACCCACGAAGGTTCCCACGGTGCCGTCGCTGAGCTTCAGCGTAACAGATTGTATCATTTCTTCCTTGTTCATGGCAGCCCCAAAACCATGATCTTCATGGCCGTTTCCTTTGACAGCGCCAAACGACCAGTGCCGCATGGATCATTGACGATCACGAGATCGTCGAGGTTAGGAGAGTGCTCATCATATGGAAAGATGCCTATGTCCATCAAATACGAAAGCCAGTTTTTCTCGTACCAATCCATTTGGGGCCTAGGAGGCTTCTTGATCATGATTATCTCATGGCTCTTGTGCCAAAGCATCGCGACTATCTGGCTTTCAAGTTTCATGGCAACCCCAGAATCGCAATCTTCATGGCAGTCTCCTTGTCTATCCTCAAGCACCTCGGGATTTGGCCTCTTTTGTTGCCGAACGCTGTGTGGTTTTCGTCCCTTACAACGACGCTCTTTTCTTCTTCGTAGCCGCCGAAATTACTTGCTTCACATTGCGCCGTCTCGCAACCGATTGAAAGAACATAATCGTCCCATTCAACCTCGGAGAAGTTGGGATTGCTCCTCAACTCCATTCCCTTGCGAAGCAAAAGGTGCCAAACTTTTTTTGCCAGGCTCATTTACAGCATTCCTTGGTCAGTTTCTTATGCCATCTGTCAAATTGATGCAATCGTTTCAAAACCACCGCCGCCACCGTTGTCCGCACCTAGTTACCTGGCTGACCACTAACCCGGGAATTCGGTGGTCATTTGACGGACTAGCCGGTGTGAGTCATCCGGCTCCCGAGGTTGACGACTCCTCAAGTTGACGGCGGTGGTTATTTCAAGGAAATCCTCCCATCACGAGCACTTTCGTGGCGAAATCCATGGGCACTTCCGCTATGGACGGGCTGCGACCGACAGGCTCCATGCCCTCCTCAAGATTAACTACAAGATAGCCCCTTCTCCTTCTGCAAGTTCGCACCAACCTGCCTCCCCATGATTCCAAGTACTCGGCAAGTTCCTCTGGATTCTTCCATCGGCACCGTATCGGCTCGGATATGGGCGCCAACCTGGGCGTGGGCGGGAATTTGAGGCCGTTGGCTTCGTATATCAACTTCCTGAACTTCTCGCATTTTTGCTGGTATGTCATGGGAGTTCTACTTTTTCTTGGCGACCTTTTTGACCGCCTTAATTGCCATTTCGGGCACTTTTTTGAGAAACTCCTTGTACGGGAACCACTCGTAGTCACGGCCACTAGGGCTGCTTGGCGAATTTAGAATTGTTCCCGAACCGAACCTAAACTTTTTGACGCCCCTCTTTTTCTTTCTGCCCTCAAAGGGCTTGAGATTTAAGACATTACACCCGGTGCCTCTGCAAGTTATGCAGACCACTGCTTTATCTGGGGCCTCCATGAAACCCCGATATAGTCCGGTTCCGCCGCAGTTTTCGCATTCGGCGTGAAATGTGATCTTTCTACTTGACTTCATCGTTTGTGATCCTGTCGGCCAAAATCGGACATTCCAAAACCATCATCTTGAGGGCGAGTTCCTCGGGCAACAAGAGGAAGTCATTAAAGATGCCCCATTTCTTTCCTGACCGCCCCTATGCGAATTCCGAACTGATTGATCTGCTCGTTGAGCCACTTGATCTCCTCAAGCCTCATCAGGTTCTCGGAGGTGTGGGGGATGAGGCTCCACCCGTAGTAGGTGTGATACTCCCTCTTGGCCTCGTCGTCTATGAAATTGAAGGTGTACCGGGAAGACCATCGCTCATCTTGCTTCCTGACATTGACTGCGATCTTGCGTCCACCACAAGCGTATTCCGTAGGAATATTGTACGGAGCCTCCTCGCAGAAGACGATGTGGTGGTCGTAGATGTACTCCGAATTCGGGTCGGGCTCCATTTCGCTCTTGTTGAACGATCCCACGAAGTCCTCGAATCGGTTGGAAACGCCCTTTATCTTGTCACCGATCTGCATCTTTCACCTCCCATCCAATCCGCTACTAAATCTTGCAGTAGTTGGGAAAAGATCTTTGCATTTTCTTCCATAGGCTCATGTGAGAAGGCATATTCCCTCATAAGATGATCCACGACAATCAAGGCTTCCGCATCGTCGTCATGCCCATCCGCCCGAAGGTAATCCACAAGTTTTTCAATTTTTGATTCCATACAATTTAAGTCCTTTTCATATCGTTTTCTCGCGTGTCATGTCGTCCAAAGCCTGCATGTAGGGGCAACTCCACTCCCTTGGGTTCTTGTCCGGGTAGCGGGAGTTGACGTCATCCAGGAGTCTCTTGACGGCGAAACGGAGTTCAAATTGTTTCTCTAACTCCTTGGATGCCTCTTGGCACAGCCTTCCCACAGGGATGCTGGTGCTGGACGGGTATCTTCCCTCCCCGTGGATGACCAATCGGTGGTCTTCCGGGACGGACGCCAGAAGCTCGTGCAGGGGGACTTGTTTTTCAATCATGACTCACCACTATTCCGTACTCTATGATTCCCAAATCCTTGCTGGCGTGTTCCTCGGCTTCTTCGGCCGTGCCGAACGGGCCATTTACGAACTGATCTGGTTCAATTGCCTCAAAGGGCTTGTCGTTTTCCACATAGTTGGTGGCGAATCCCATGGCCCAATACCACCCGTCATCAAATTTGCGGACGACCACGAAGTTGTCGGCGCTCAACGGGACTCCCTTTCAAGCAAGCCCTGAAGCGCATCGGCGTGCAGACTCGCCTCAATACAGCAGTAATTTTCGCCATCCTTCTGGATTTTGCGATGCTTGTCTACGAAGAAAAGGATCGCAGCCCGCTCCGCGTCGGTGAGAGATGAGGCTCCATTAGTCGAGGAGCCGATGCGCCCGTCGCACTGAGTGGCTGTTCCCGGCGAAAGCCCAATTGCGTCACGCAACGCCTCCCACGCCTTAGATGCCTCATCCTCCGACATTCTAGTTGGCTTCCAAAAATCGCACTCATAAAGTCGCGTCGCGGCCTCAAGGAGAGCGTCATGGCGATTTTCTTTCATGATTTTATCACTTGTTTCCCGAAGGTGGCGGTTTTTCTCGGCGTCGTCCATGAGATAGGCGAACAAGCATTCCAGCCCTATCGGGATGGCGAGAAGTAGCGCGACTGCAAGCACGAGGTAGATCATTTGAGTTTTTCCTAGAGCATTATAGCCCCGACTTTTGATCGTGTAAACTGGTTCTTCTAAGGCTGTCTCCCGCATATTCTCGATTGAGGGGCTGTCGGGGAAGTATCCAAGGGCTAAGGCCTTCATGGCGAGTTCTTCGGGGACGCCCAACTTTTCGTATGCAACAAGAGGATCCGCCACGATCAAAAATTTTCCGACAGGAAGGACTCGCTGTTCAACCCCCTCGGCTTTGACGATTCCCATCTCGTCGAGATATGAGCGCCAAACATGCTTGGGGAACATGATCTTCGGGCCAAACGAGGTAGAAACCGGGGAACTAGAAACAATCTTTTTGCCAAGGCGCTCGTGGCGGGGTTCTTGGCGGTGCGGAGAATTGGCTTTTTCGTAGTGCAAGTCCGCGATGTCAAAAAGTTTCTTGTTCAGGATGTCATAGAGTTTTTCATTCACGGGAACCCTCCCAAGGCCAGAACCTTGAAGGCGACTTCCTTGGGAATTGAAATGAGATGCAATTTGCTCAATGGATCAAGGACGAAGAAGACATCCTCGTGGTCGGGAAATTTCATCGCATATGCGGCATGTCCGTCGGGAGCATATACGATTCTTGTTGTCTTGAAGCCCATCTCGTTGATATATTCCGCCCATTTTTGGAGGGAGCGGTACTGTCCAAACACCTTTTCCCACTTCTCCTCTAGAAGTTGGTGCAGCTTGGTGGAGCCCATTTCAGAATTCATTTCGCAACCTCAAACGAAATCTCCGGAAACTCGCCGAGGACGACGGCCTTGAACGCGGTCTCTTTGGGAACCGCTATGTAGCCCGTGAAACTACTCTGGGGATTCAGACAGACCACATAATCGTCAATGTTTGAAATGACATGGTCAAGAATATCTGAACTGTGGTATCGTAAACACCCGATCTCGTCAAGATAGTCCCGCCACATCTGGTCTATGTTTGGAGTCCAGATGGAGAGCGAGCCGCTCTTTTTTATGTACAAGTCTATGAGGTCGTCAAACCTCTTCTTCAAGAGCGCGTATATCTTTTTGCTCATCTTGTCTGTCATTTTTGCTGGGTTCCGGGTGGAAAATCGCTTATCAAAATAGCCTTGAGCGCGGTCTCCTTGGGAATCCGCACCTCCTCGACAAACCCTTTGCCGAACGGGGGGCTTGATGGGTTGCGACAGACCACGAAGTTCTCCGATTCCGAAGGTGGGTTGGTTGGGCGAATGTTTTCAACTACGGCGCATCCCAAGCCCTCAAGGTAGTTGAGCCAAAGATCGCCAAGGCGACCCTTTAAGCCCATGACACCCGCCAGTTCGTCAAACCTCTTCTTGAGAAGCCTGTATGTCTCGTCGTTGATCTTGTCTGTCATTCCAGGTCCATTTCCGGCAGTTCGCCGAGAACCAAGGCTTTGAACGCCACATCCTTGGGGAAGGCTACCGTCTCCTTCCATTCGTTCGAGGGACTGGGGATGTACAGGAAGTCGCCTGGTTGGAGGCCTTTTTTGCAATCCAGACTCAGCAAGTACTTGTCCCAGATCGGCCTCAAATGTATCGGCCAGCGGTTCGGATCGCAACAAATATTGCTGAAGAAGACCATGAGGTCGCGGTGTCTCCTCTCAAGCATTTTGTACAGTTCGTACAGTTCATCCGCTGTGTCCAAGGGAGGCCTCCCGCATTCTTTCAATTGAGGGGCTGTCGGGGAAGTACCCGAGGGCCAACGCCTTCGTGGCGAGTTCGTTGGGGATTCCGACCCTATGAAACTGTGCGAGCGGATCCGGAATTATCGTAAGATTTTCTTTGATCCATTCAATATCAACCTTCTGGCCCTGGAGGTCCGCGAAGGAGAGGTTCTCGATTTCGTCCTCCATATCGTTCTCCCTGAACCATCCGGAGCGAACAAATTTGATAACTCCAATCTCCTCAAGATACAATTTCCAGATTTCAAGATCAAACTGTTCTGTGAAGATTCCTTTTATCGCACTTGAGATAACGGGCATCCAGTTCGGCTTCGGCCCAGGCCGGGAATGCTCCAACTCGTGACCTTTGTACAGATCGGCGATGTCAAACAACTTCTCGTTGAGGATGTGGTAGAGTTTGTCTTTTGTCATGTGGATTCACGAGGTCTTTCTGCCGAGGGGCTGTCGGGAAGGTATTCGAGCGTCAGGGCCTTCAAAGCAAGTTCCTTGGGAACAAGCACCCAGTGGGCATTCACCACCGATACATTGAAAGACTTCATGCACACATAGTCGTTCGGTCCGTTGTTGACCAGGTCCGCTATTTGCCCAGATGGTATCATCTTGCATCCATACTTCTCTATGATTGACCACCAAGCGTCATTGCGGACATTCTGTCCGCTCTTCGGCGGACAGACCTTGTCCAATTTGGCGATGAATATTTCAAGGAGCTTTTGATGGTTCATGGAAACAGTCCCGCATTTTCTCAATCGAGGGGCTGTCGGGGAAGTGCCCCAGCACCAAGGCCTTCATGGCGAGTTCTTTGGGGACTCCCACCAACTTCTCCTTCGCCGCCGGGTTCTCGATGAAGTAATGTTCGGTCTCTCTTCCGAGGAAATGAACCTCTACCGCCGGATGGGTTATGTTCATTTCCCGCAAGTATTCGTCCCACAAATGTTGATCAAATTGTCCTCTGTTTGTTTTGCGGGGCAGTCCTTCAAGGCCGATCTGACGCCGGAAGGTGGCTCGCCAGAGAACACCTATGTCAAGCCACTTGTCGTTGAGGATTTGGTAGAGTTTTTCTTTCACGGGATCTCCCCAAAAACGATCGCCTTCAAGGCGAGTTCTTCCGGAACGGCAATCGTCCTACACTTGATGGGGTCGGACACGACGACGAATCCCTTCGGATGATTCACGGGCTCCACGAGACAGCCCTTTGAAGAAAAAAGACATCCCGATTCCTCAAGGAGCTTGGTCCACTCCTTGACGATGTTCAAGTGCCGGCCGACGGTCACGGGCAAGCGTTCTGCGTGCAGTTTTGAAAACCTCTCGCGAAGAATCAGTTCAAGTTTTGATATGGATCGTCTTTCCCATCTCATGGCAACCCCAATGTCAATATCTTGTTCATCGTTTCTTCGGAAATCTTGATCCATCTCTGCTGCCATTCCAGATGACAGGAAGGATCAAGTATGCCTTCCTCTATGTCAAAAGTCATGCCGAGCGACTTGAGATATTCGTGCCACTTCGTCTTTGCCATTGCGTAGGCCACATGGCTGAACACATCCATCTCTTTGTTTTCAAAGGATTCGGTATACTTTCTTTGAAGAATGTCATAGACCTTCATTTTCCTCGGATAGCCTTGGTGGGGATGCTGATTTGCGATCTTTACGATGTCAATAAGGTCTCTCATGGCAGTCCCAGCACCAATATTTTCTCGGCGGTTTCCTTGTCAATTGCGAGGTGCGCTCCGAAGGGCGATGCGAACACCCATTCGTTTGGCTTTCGGGTCGGAGGCCATGGGTTATTTGAAAATCTGACCCCGACACCCTCTAGTCTCGTCTTCAAGGCATCCGCCCTCCCCTTCGGCTGCGGCGTACCGAGGGCCACCATGTCGTACAAAAAATTCTGGAACCTGTCGTAGATGGGGCCTTGAGCCGACAGAGGGCCGGGCGAGGATCTTCCTCCCAAGAGCAAATAGCGTCCGTCGTCATCCTCTGACTTCATGTTCCTCTACCTCAAGTTCGTAGTATCCGCCCTTGTAGAAGGAGGTGTCGCCGTAACTCCCTCTTTCCGGCTTCTTCAACTTCCTGTTCTTGACGAAATTCTCCGCATCCTCCTGCTTTGAGAATACTTCAACGATTTCCTTGTCGGGATGAGGGAGAAAAGGCCCGCCGATTTCGTCTTGGTAGACGCCTTCCGTCGTTCCGATGACGATATAGACTCTCATGCAAGTTGATGGCTCCTTGGTTGCCCGAACGCATCCATTGCCGGGAACTCCCCGAGAACGACGGCCTTCATGGCGAGGTCTTCGGGTATAAGTATGATCGTAGTCGCCTCCCAAGGGTGGGCCAAAGCGACGAATCGTCCTTCCGGAAGCCCGAGGGATTCCAAGGTTTGTTTGTCGGGATTCTGCAAGAACTCTCGGACGATGATTTTCTCTCTACGGACGCAAGAGCATCCGATCTCCTCAAGGTAGGCTTGGTGCAAGTCATACTCGGACCTGTAGCCGTCTAATTGGCTATGGTTCCTGAAGTTGGTCCGATACCAACAAGAAAGTTCGTGCATCCGGCACAGCAAGAGTTTGATGGCTTGGTTTTTCATGTATGGGTCATGTCGTCCAAGGCCTGCATATAGGGACAACTCCACTCCCTTGGGTTCTTGTCCGGGTAGCGGGAGTTGACATCGTCCAAGAGGCGCCTGACGGCGGAACGGAGTTTTGAATACTTTGATCGGCGCCAAAGCCAGCACGAAACAAACCCGATCAGAAGAATCCAAGGAACAAGCACCATAGCGGCCAGTCCGGCGACTCCGGCGGCGCCCTCGACCAAATAGGCCACACGAACAACCCAATATTCAAGCGTGGTCATTATGGATCTCTTTATGGTTGTCCACGATTATTCCGTACTCGATGATTCCGAGTTCTTTTTCGGCGTGGCTTGACGCATCTTCAATCGTGCCGAATGGGCCGTTGACGAAACTCCGGTCCTTGACCCCCTCTCCAAAAGAGAGGTTGTTTTCAACACAATGGGTGGCGAAGCCCATGGCCCAACGCCACCCGTCCTCAAACTTGCGGACGATGACAAAGTTGTCTGCGCTCATTGTGAACTACCCACGGCTTCAGCGAGCCCTCAGGCTCGCTGAAGCCGTGGGCTTCCTGCATTCATTGAACCCGCTTGCCTTCACGCGGATTCCGTTGATCTTACTCAACAGCCCGACGAAGGCAGAGGCGGAACTCTCCTGCACCTTAAAATCCCTGCGTTCCACAGGTACTCTTTTTTGTATCAAACCTTCGGTCTCTATACAAGAGGCCGACTTCCAGTCACGGTCACGCTCAAAACCACAACCGCACCGGTATGTCCTTTCCCCCAAAGAAAGCCTATTCAAACTGCCGCAACTCGGACAGAGCTTGGTCGAGGGGAAGAACTTGGGAACCTCACACGGCGTTACCGACTTGTTCTTCAAGTCGGAGATTATCCCGCCGATGCCAGAATTCTGTATCTTCCTCCCGTGACCACTTGCTTGCCAAGCGTGGACGCTCTCGTCCTGAAAGCACACATACCTGAAACTGCTGGTTATCGCATGAACGATCTTGTTCCTTATGTCCTTCTTCCTGTTGGAAATACGTTCGTACTCCCGCTGTCTCTTGATCCTGTCTTGGTTCTTCTTCTTGGAGTCGGGACGTCTGTCCCTCATGATCTTCCTGTCCAATCGGCGGAGCCGCTTGCTCACGGGGACCTGGAACTCGACCTTCGTACCGTCGCTGAACGTCAACTGGGTCTCGCACCCGAAGTCTATGCCGATGCTCGCCTCCGGCACGACCCTCTCCTTCTTCTCGCCGAAGGTGGTGACCTTGAGGTAGAAGTCGTCGGCCTTCCGCACGAGGTTGGCGTTGGCGATCTCAACATCGTCGGGAATTTGGTTGAGTCCGGATGCCTTGAGCCACTTCCTCACGCTCCTGATCTTGACCATTGACTTTTTCTTATCCAACTGGTGGGTCGCACCATACTGTTTCAGAGGTATGGAGTTGATCCTGCTCTTGAACTTTAGTCTTCCGACCTTGTGTCCCTTTTCCTTCAGGGCCTTGAGCGAGGACAAAGACCCGAATATTCTTGCCTTCATCGCCTGCTTCATCTCTCCGCCGAAAACAATCAGTGGCCGATCCTCGTACCTGTCCTCTACCTTGACGGGGACGGTCTTGGCTGTGGTGTCGGACTCGTTGATGTCATCCATGGACAGGCAGTAGTTGTAGAACCACTTCGCCTCCGTGAACAGTTGCGAAAGGTGCGTACGGGTCTTCTTTGACATCTTGGAGCGGTCCAGTTTCAACTCGAAGACTCGGCAGTCCATTTTTGACCGACGCTTCTTCGTTTCTTTTCTTTTGGAGACCCGTTTATCCATACGGGTCTATGCGTGCTTTTCTCGTAGTCCCTTTTTTATAGATGTAAAGTTCAAGGAAACTCGCCCAGCACCAAGACCTTGAAGGCGAATTCTTCGGGTATTCTCACGAAAGTAAGGCCGCCGCGCTTGTGGAAACTCTCCGGATCTACCACCTTGAAGAACGAATAATGGGGGTCGGAGAAGCACCCTATGGACTCAAGGTAGTCACTCCATGACTTCCCCGTCATGTAGAAGTCACGGTCGTATTTGAGGGCCAGGAGGCTCTCAATCTTCTCGGCGGCTTCAAGACGATCAAGATTCATGGCAAGAACCCCAGCACGAGGGCTTTCGTGGCAAGTTCCTTGGGGACATGGAATGTGGTCGCCTCATGCCGCGCATAGCATTCTCCTTTGTTAGAAAATGCAGTATTGATTGTCACCGCCCAATATTCGTCCTTGTTTTCGGGCGTCGTCGTTATTCCGTTCGTCGCCAGCCAGTCATCCCAGCCGAAACTTCCGTTCTGGGCGCTCTCAAAAAGAAAGGCCATAAGTTTGATCATCATCTGATTGAGTTTTTGTTCAATTTCTCTCAAGGCTTTTCTCGGTGTTGAACTTCCCTCAAAAACTGTTCGCCCGAAACTTTTCTGGTTATTACCGTGTAGTTTCCGTTGAAAATGTATTGATTTCCGTCGTAGTCTATGAAAACATCGCCGCCTGAATGATTTAGATTGCGATATGTTTTGCCACTAGCGTCTGTCACATCGTAGACTCTATAAGTTTTTTCTTGGTTCACTCCGCAAGCGGAGAGGAAAAGTATTGAAATTGCTATCAAACTGCGTGTCATCTTCTCACCCCAGGTGACCCATTTCCTTCCTGACCGCCCCTATGCGAATTCCGAGCTGATTAATCTGATCATTGAGCCCTCTGATCTCCTCAAGCCTCAGCAAGTTCTCGGAGGTGTTGGGGATGAGGCTCCATCCGTAGTGGGTATGGTATTCCTTTTTGGTCTCGTCGTCTATGAAGTTGAAGCTGTATTTACAAGAATATCCTTTCTGCTTCCTGACATTGACTGCGATCTTGCGCCCACGGCAAGCGTATTCTGTGGGAAGATTGTACGGAGCCTCCTCGCAGAAGACAGTGCCGTGATCGTAGATGTACTCCAAGTTCGGGTCGGGCTCCATGTCGCTCTTGTTGAACGAGCCCACGAAATCCCCGAAGCGGCCGGAAACTCCCTCTATCTTATCACCGATCTCCATCTCTCGCCTCCTTGGCGTCCAAAGAAAAACCCAGCCTCTCGCCGGCACGGCGCACATTATCAATGGCAGTCCGAACGGCCTCTTCCAAGGATTCAGAGTCCCTGTCAAAGTCCAGCCACAACTTGCCTCCGGACTTGCTGAGGGTTGCGTCGGCGCACCCCGCAAGGAACAAAGCGTCGGCCAGTTCGGTGGTCAAGTCTTCCGCGCCCGTCAGTTCTAGGGTGAATTCCCAGTTTTTCACATTTTCACCTTCGTCCATTCAAATCCGAAGCCCAGAATTCTGAAATTGATGCCACGACCCCAATCGTATGTGTAGTAGTACAATTCGGTGGTCAAATCCAGACTGAATCCGTACTGGCATAGATCATCGCTGGGGTGCCATTCGGGGTCGTCCATCTTGGGCTTTCTGAAAACCAGAAAGTTGAACGGATGGAAAAATTTGATGTCCCGCTTGAAAGACTCCCTCCTGAAGTATTTTTCTTCGCATTCCGCGCCGCAGACCCAGACTCCATCGTCCAACTGCCATCCTTCTCCGTGTGCCGGGCAGAGATAACTGTCGTTGACGGGGGTCTTCCTCTCGCACGTGTGGACGATCTTCCCGCAGGAGACGCAATTCTCTTTCGGGGCTTCGGGATCGGCGCATTCTTCGGTCATTTTCCCCACCTTTCCTTGACGTCCTCTACCATGAGGCCCATGCCGATGTCGCAAATCGGCGGGGTAGGCTTTTCGGGATTATATACCATTTCCCTGCAACGCTCGCATGTCTTGCAGTGGGCCTGAAGTCTCGGGTGTTCCTCGATTCTGAAGACCGGCGGTTCCCGGAGGGATTCAATATTTTTCTTGTGGATTTCGTTCAGAAAAGGCGTCAGAAAAAGCAAGGTGGCGAAACCCAGTCCGATCAGCCCCAACTCTATTTTTTTTATTCGTGGTAGTCCCAGCACGAGTATCTTGTCGGCATACCCCGCATCCATAACGATGGCCTTGTCGCCGTCATAAGGATTCCTCACGGCGATTGAATCCACGAAATCGTTGTTGATCACGGATACAAGATGGACACAACGCACCATTATAACATCAGGCTTCAATCTTTCCATATACTCGTCAATTCCTTTGACGCCGGCCGAATAGCCGAAACCCCCATAGCACTTGATCTCGTCGAATCTGTTTCTGAACATCAGATGCAACTTGTCTGCTTTTTCCCTTTTGGTCATGGCAGCCCCAACACCAAAATCTTATTTGCGTATTCCACTTCTAATACGATGACCTTTTTTTCGTGGACCGGGCTTATCACGGCAATCGCGTCCACGACTTGCTCGTTGATCAAGTAAACAAGGGTTTCTTGGTGCATCATCCTTGCGTGAGGATGCAGTTTTTCCATGTATTCTTCTATCTTTTCGTTGATCAAGAAGATTCGGTTTTTCGCCGAGCCACGAACGATGTCGTCTTTGATCTCATCAAATCTACGCTTGAATATCTGGTAGAGCCTGTCTGCTTTTTCTACCTTTGTCATTTCGGCCCCGGATCAGTGGTGTCGGGGGAAGGAAAGAATCTCTGAATGAACCATAAACAAAGAATCATGACCGGCATGGCGAACAGCCAGAAGACGATTGATATCGCGATGGCTAGTACGAAAATTTCAACGGCGATCATGGCAGAAACCCCAGCACCAGAGCCTTGTCCGCGAAGTCTCTTGGCATGTATATGGACTCGCCCCCCATGAAGGGAACATCCACATGATCCTTCGTCGGCTTCAAGTATTTCAGGCCATGTCTCTCCATCCAAGTTCGCCAACCATTCGGCTCAGGACCGGTCAGATCCGAAGGCATCACAATCCTGCCGAGTTCTTCCCGCAGCATGTTGACATATTTCAAGAAGATCATGTCTTTTAATTTTTCCCTCGGCCTGTCTGCCTCCTCGGCTCCGGGCGAGCGCCAACGGTCTGAAGAAATATAGGGAAGTTCGGTCCAAGCCGTCACGCCGTCGCCCACCTTCAGCATGTTCGCGTTAGTGTCCAACGCCAACTCTCCGGCGACAAGCACGGGATTGTTGGCCCACGAGTCGGGTTTCTGGATTTTGATGTGAGAACTCATCTAGTACTTTCAAAAGTTTGCCACATAAGAGGCAACCATTATCCACTCACCCTCAGAAAATTTCAAATGGGAGAAGTAGACGCTCACGGGTTTGTCGTCCTTGAATACGATATTGGCGAATCTTAACTGATCCCAACCAACGCACATATTGGTCAGTGCATCCCAAGGGCGCTCTCCGTGTTCTGTCAACTGCCCAGATTTCTGTTTTACATCCACCATGCCGTCAAGGTGCGGGGCGAAGTAGTTCTTCTCGCCCTCGGGCTGGATTATTTCCGCATCCAGTGTCCAGAGGTCTGTCCTTCTTCCCCATCTAGTGGTCTTTGAGTATCTGCCGTGCCTTGTCAGCTTGGCTCCGACGACCTTCGCCACCTCGGTGCGGCCCCCGATGTGGATGGATTCCACGGTGCCCTCGGCGGATAGGGAATGGTAGACGATGTCTTCCGGAGCCTTTTTCGTCTTGAAACTGTCAAAGATAGAGAGCATTATTACCCCGGTACTCAAGAAGTAAAGTATCTTATTCATTATTGAAACCCCAATTCTTGATCAAGTTCGCTCAGCTTTTCCAAAGCCTTCAGCCGTTGATAATTCAACCCGGCCACAAAACCACACTGGAAATAATAGAAATCATTGGGGGTTCCCTCGTGGTTCCCCTCAAGCCATATTTCTTCTGCCAATTCTTTGGAGCGAGTATAGCCGGATCGGATGGCTTCTAGTTGTTTCTGTTTCCAATCTTTCTTGTCACTCATCGTTAATCCCCAGTGCCTTCTGGAGTTCCTCGATTTTCTTCTGCATGCCTCTCAAACGAAAGGCCGTCATCCAAGAGTCAATATAGAGGTATGCGATGACCACTATACAGAAATCATTGAAGTTCATGTTATTTGCCTCTTGGGGCGCAACGCTGGAGGAGGTCCCTTGGGCATCTCCCTTCTCGTCTTTATGGAATCCGTCGAGAACATTTCGTTGCCCAAGAAACCCAGCAGGACGCCCGCCGAGAAAAGTGACAAGTACTTGAAGTCTTCATGGCGGTGAGACATGAAGCAAGAAGAGACAAACAGGGCGAAGATCGCGTAGCAAGCAAAGAGTTTCATTTCAGATCGCCCAGTAGTTTTTGATGTGCGACATTTTTTTTGTCACGGCAGAACTCCCAATACGAGAATCTTCGCGGCTAGTTCTCCGGGGATAAATACGAAGTCGCTTTCTACCTTGACGCACATCGTGCCCGGGGCGACATCGTTAAACGCGCTCTCAAAGTCTCTTCGGATCGCGTGCTCCTCTACAAGTTTACATCCAATCGAGACAAGGTAAGCCGCCCAAGCCCTCTCCGTGGCGATCTGGTGGCGGTATTCGCAATCTGCGCCGTGAGCCCCCCCGAGCCAGAGATCCTTTCTTATGCACCCAAGTTTGCGACGCAGCAGTGTTCTTAGTTTTTCTACGCCCATTATAGTCTCTTTTTTAGCGATGCAAAGGAACTTAGTCCCACATTCCTTGAAGGTACTTCCCGAACAAACACATAGCGTTCTGGATTCTGTCGTGGAACTTCTTATGGGCTTCAAGATCCAGCCTGCCTTCTTTGTAGAATTCGGTCTTTCCTTCGTCATCCGCGATCATGTTCTCAAACCCCCAGATTATTTCGTCGACCACCCACTCCCATCGGAGGTGAAAATTATTGTCGGGATATCCGCAGTGTTGTTCCTCTTCTGTCAAGGGCGTTGCGGCGGCGACACGAAGATGCTCTGGAACATCTTCGTCGTCTACGTGGGGAGATCCTTGTTTCTTTTCCTTAAGTTTCTTGAGCAACGGCAAGGCTATCAAGGCGATGGTGCTGTCCATCCCCCACACATCGTAGTTGTCTATGCGAATTTTGACCGTGCGCTTGCGGCGAGCGTGAATCCACTCGCATATTCCTAGGAGAGGAGTATCGGCAAGACGCTTGCCTATCTTTTCCCGGAGTTCTTTTGGAACGCCGACAAACTTGAGCAAATCGGCAATCTGATACGGACCCCACCATTTTAAATATGGTCCAATGTATATTTTCAATTTAAATCCCTCGTGTACAAGCCGTAGTCCACATGTTGGTCCACGCCGATGCGGTTTATAAAATCTACCAAGATGGCGTCTATTGTGTTCTGGTCGGCGTTGCACTCGCCGTTGGTCTCGTTCATGTGTCTGTTCCTGATCACGGAGGCTGCGCATCCGGATCTGTATTCCTTGGCCATTCTTGTGAGGTACTCAAGCAGTTCAATTTTTGTCATTTTGTTTTCTCCGGAAGGGGGATGTAGCCTAGAGTCATGATTTTTTCTGCCGTCTCATGCGACATGTATACTTGTCCGAAATTTGTCTCCACCGTGATTTTGTCGGGATCTGACGGACATGTCTTCTGTTTGCCCATTCCTATCGAAGATCTTATCAGATCTGGGAGGGTGGTGTGCACGCAGATGTCCATACTTGCAAGATGATCCATCCAGTGTTTGAGTCCGATCCCCTCTTCAATGCACGTGTACATGTGGTCTATAATAATGCCACGCAGCTTTTTCTCCACCGGATCCATTTTCAACGCCTTCAGCGTGTCTGCCACTTCCATAAGGTCGTCCTCGTTAATTGGTTTGTTTTTAGAACTAAACTCCCAGTGGTTGCCGAAAATGTTGTGAACTACCCACGGCTACGCTCGCATGAATGCTCGCTGAAGCCATGGTGGTCAAAACTAACCGGGTCGTTTTTAAATTTTTCCTTAATTTCCTTGAACGAAGGCGGGCTCGGGTATCTTTCCACCCCCACATCAACCACTCTGGCCTTGTATAAGACTTTTCCCATTTCGGAGCCGTACAGGTTGCCGTGAGAGTGCCCGTGTATCATGAAGGCGCCCTTTCCTTGCTTGTTGAACGACGCTATTGCGTAGTGGCTCAGAACACACATTGTTCCATTCACGACGGCCTCTAGATAACTGGGGCAGAAAACCACTTTCTTCTCGGAGTTTATTTGGAGTTCATTTTCTTCCAATCTATCAAACACCTGCTTAATGCCGGCATTGTGGTTTCCGAAAAGCAGGTACATGGTCTTGAAATTTAGAATTTGGAAGTAGTTGAGGAGCCTTCGTTCGCCGTCGTGCCCAAACAGCATATCCCCCAAGTTGAAAATTGTGCTTTTTTGAGAAATCTTTTCGTTCCATCTCTTGACCAAAGATGAATCGTGCTCCTCTAAGGATGAGAATCCTCTTTTGGCGTACAAGGGTTCGTCCCAACTTCTGCACTCTTGTCCTAGGTGCATATCAGACCAAAAGAAGATATTGTCTTCCTTGTCCTGTATCTTGACGGGCTTGTAGAAAAGATCCTTCAAGTTTGCACCTTGGCCTATTGTATTTTGTTTCGGATCGTCGGTCAAGTATAATGTTGACTTGAAATTAACTTTCTTATATGATGTTGAAATCTTTTGGAATATTGATATGCAAATGATAGAGAAGGGCTGGGGTCACGAGAAGATCATACACAACGCGGATGGGTACTGCGGCAAGATATTGTGTTTTAATAAGGGGAAAAAGTGCTCTTTTCATTATCACAAAATTAAGGTGGAAACTTTTTATTGCGTAGGCAAGGTCATTGTCCGGCACGGGTATTGTGACGACTTGGAATCCGCTTCTGAAACCGTTCTGAATACGGGAGACATATTTCATGTGCCTCTCGGTCTACGCCACCAGATGGAAGCCCTTGAAGATTCGCAATTGTTTGAATTCTCTACCCCCGACACGCCCGAGGACTCCATAAGAATTGTCAAGGGGGACTGAATGAAGACCGATCTTTATGTTTTTCAGTGGATATCGGATCTAGGTGGTGCGGATACGCGACTGAAAGACTTGTTGGTCTTGCTGAAGGACGATTTCAATATTACTTGCATACCAAACGACGCTGGAAGGCTCAACGAGAAGCACAACACTGATTTCTTGGACGCTTTGGGCATCAAGTACTGCATGCCCCCAGGTCTTCCTAAAAATCCCAAGGGGTTCGCATATGCCAATTGCAACTTCAGGCTTTTTAAGGAGGCTGAGCGGCTGGATTTCATAAGATCTTTGGATCTTAAATTTCTTTGGTCAAACGACATGATGTGGACGACCAGCGAAGAGCTGGACGGCATAGTCAAGGGCAAGGTTGACTGCTGCCTGTTCACATCGCCCTTTCACTTCAACCATGTGTCGCCCACAATACTTTCTGTAAAGCCCGACCAGAAGGTTGCGATCCTGGACAACTACTTTGACAGTTCCACTTGGCCTTATTTTGACAGACCCCGTCGCCCCACGGTTGTCTGTGGCAAGGTAAGCCGCGATGACTTCCTCAAGTTTTCTGAGGACTTTCCCGTCTTTTATGAATCGGCCACCATTTCAATTCCCGCTTCTTACAAGGTTATGGGGTGGAGTTCTCCTCTGGCCAAGAGGTACGATTGGTTTGACTTTTCCGACAAGTGGAGCCTTTTGGGAGCCAACCAAGTTGGAACTGTTGATTTTCTCAAGTCTATTGATGTTTTTCTTTATAATTGCAATCGCGAGTTTATAGAAAACCAAAGCCGTGCTGTTGTGGAGGCGCAGCTGACGGGCTGTCCTGTGGTTGCGCCCAACAAGTGGAACTTTCCCAATATGGTGTGGGATCAGCGAACGGGATACTTGTGGAACGACCTTGATGAACTTAGGGAGGCAATGATTGATCTTTCCAACTATGAATTCAGACGAAAAATGAGCCGACTGGCTAGTGCTTGTTCCCGTGAAATATGGTGCGATTCCGCCTCTGCAAAAAGGAAGTGGAACGCTGTATTAAATTACGCACAGAGTTGAAAAATTATGAAGACTTTAATTTGGTCGGTTGCGTGGGGCGAATACAGGTTCATGTTGCAGAGCCTTGTGAGTTCCATTCGTGAATCGGGCTTGGAACACGATATTCTGACCTTTTCGGACGAACCTATCTTTGGTACAGCTTCGTGCGAACTAGACAAGGGAATAGACCTGGACTTTAAGCAGTACTGGAAGTTCAAATATCTTTTGAAAGTCTGTGAGCTTGACTATGACTTGTTTGTTTTCATAGACAGCGATCACTACTTTGTCCGTAAGCCTCCCAAGGACTTTTGCGACATAATCGGGCTTGATCCTTGGCACTCTTTTTTGGAGTCTCCTTTGAACTCGCCCCAAACCCGTCGTCCCGATTGGTGGGGACTCCCCAACGCCCTAATGGCGGACTTGTATCGCGACTTCGGAGTCGTTCAAAGGACAAAGTACAGTACGAATGGCGGCTTCTGGATGTGCAAAAAGCCGTTTGCTCGCATGGCCATGGAAACCTCGGAGAGGTTCAGGATATTTCAGAAGAACAGGGGTCTCGACCTTCCGGAGGAAGTCTTTGTCGCCGTTCTGTCCCACATGTTCAGCAAGAACTACGAGGACAGATTCCACGCCAGACACGAGGACATATGGGCCAGCGAGTGGACCGGAGTTTTGAGCGACAGGCTCCCGGACGGCTCGCCTTGGGAATTTCAAGAGTACATGACGGGAACGAGGAGAGTCGTTGATCCCGCCATAGTCCATGCCATGAGAAGCAAAAGTGCTCTCGCCTCAAGAGGCAAGCGGATATTAGAATCAAGCCGTCCAAGTTTTGTTTCTTGGGCTGAAGTTTCAAAGGAGAATGAAAATTAAAGCAGAACTTCTCAGTCATTTCGGCGACGACCTTATGGTCGTTAATGCGGCCAGGGTGAGTTATGGAAAGGCCAAAGCCTCCTTGGATGAAAAGGACTCTAGGCTCATAAAGTTTCTTGTGGAGCATGGCCATACTTCGCCTTTCAGGCACCCTCAGCTTCAATTTAGGATACAATGCCCCGTCTTTGTGGAGAGGCAGTTGTTTAAGCATCAGGTGGGACTCACGGCGAACAGCATAAGCGGGAGATATGTTGATTTTTCAGACGAGTACTGGATCCCTGACCAATTGAGGCTTCAGTCCAAGGATAGCAAGCAAGGAAGTTCTGGCGACATAGATCCCGAAAGGAATTCGTATCTTATCAATAAAATCAAGGAAGCAATTGGCGTCTGCAAGGATATTTATGAGGAGATGGAGTCCTCCGGAGTGGCGAAGGAGCAATGCAGGGTAATACTGCCCCTCTGTTTAGAGACGCAGTTTATTTGGACGGGATCTCTGGCGGCTTTTATGCACCTGTGGAGACTCAGGCTCAAGCCCGACGCCCAGAAGGAGACTAGGGATGTAGCATCAATGATGCTCGATCTAGTTAAGAAAATTCCTGGGGATCCTTTTAAATTCACGCTGGAGGCGTTTGGCCTTTGAGTATTTTGATTGATAGGCTTTACGATTATAGGCCAAAAGTTGCCGTTTTCGGCGACGCCATTCTGGACGAATACTATGATGTCTCTGCGGACAGGGTCAGTCCGGAGTTCCCCATACCGGTTATGAAGGCTCCAAATGAAATACCAAAAATTGTTCTTGGAGGAGCTGCTAATGTCTGCAGGCAATTTTCAAATTTTAATTTTGATGTGAGTCTTTTTGCCTTGACGAATGAGGCAATGAAGGTTTTTGCTGGCGACATAAACATGGATGGCTGCATATTTTCTAAGGGCATCCCGACGAAGAAGAGATTCTACAGTGGCGGTTTTCCGTTGTGTCGGTTGGACATAGAAGGCGAGAACTATAATCTCTCGCCGGACTTGATGAAATCTTTTCAAGACAAGTTGCTTCAAAATTTGTCGGAATCCCAGCCGTTTGATGTCGTGATTTTCTCCGATTACGACAAGGGCTTGCTGAAGGGAAGAAGTGATTTTATAAGGAGCATTGGAGAGGGATCCATTACAATAGTTGATCCAAAAAAGCACCCCATTGATAGGTGGAAGGGTTGTACCATAATAAAACCCAATTCCAAGGAGGCTGCCGAGATGAGCGGCCATTTTGACTGGAGGCTTCAGTGTGAATATTTTATGAGAGAGACGGATTGCCAAGCCGTTGTCATAACTCAAGCCGGCGATGGGGTGGTGGGAAATGTCCAGGGCTCATGGTTTGAATATAGGCCCATTGTAAAGAAGACGCCCAGGTCTGTTATTGGAGCCGGCGATGCGTTTATAGCGTTTCTTTCAATGTGTATGGCTCATTCTATAGACATAAGAAAGGCCGTAGAAATATCGTTTGATGCATGTTCTAGGTATATTGAACGGGATCACAATAGCCCATTGCACCCGTATCAGATATGTTCTTCTAAGTTTGTAGACCCCAGAATTTTTTCCAAAAGAGACTTTTCATTATCTTTTGCTAATGGCTGCTTTGACATTCTTCATCCGGGCCACATGGAACTTTTGAAGTTTGCCAAATCTCGTGCGGACAAGCTTGTGGTCGCTCTCAATTCGGACGATAGCGTCAAGAGGCAGAAAAAGGCTCACGGTTTGGTCAACAGTCTGGAGCATAGAAAAGCGATGATTTCATCGTTGGAATGCGTGGATTTTGTCGTTTCATTTGATGAGGACACCCCGCATAATCTGGTCAAACTTGTATGTCCGGAAGTCCTCGTCAAGGGCTCGGAATACTCGGATCCCGTCGGATCTGAATTTGCACGCGAGGTCTGCTTTTTTCCAATGGTTTCGGGTCATTCCACAACCTTGATGATGGACAAAATAAGATCCATGTGAATACATAATTTCATGAAATTCAGCGAATGGATCGTAATCAGAGAAAATCAGATCAACCCCATCCAGTCCTTGATTGGAGGGGGGATTAAGACCTCCGTAAAAAAGAAAGATACTACCGTAGACAACATCAGATCTGTTTTGATGAAGTCAAAGAACCCAAAGATGGCGAGCAAGCAAGTTGCTCAAATTTATGACAATAAAATGAAGAGCAGCACGGATCCCACGGAGATTGCGGACGCTTCGCGCTCAAAAAGCGACATACTGACCGCTCTGAACAAAAGATGAGCTTCAAGGAATGGCTGGTCTCAGAGGGTGGCAAAGGTTCGGGCCCAAAGTTAACAGCAACCGGAGCTCTCGGCACCGGCGGAATGGCCCAGCACGGGAGGGTCTTCCGGATGACGAGCCCGCATTCTTTCAAGATCAAGACTAAAATTCGGCGCTTTTCAAACTATTCTTAAGTTGATGCCCGATCAAAGTTTAAAGATAGCTATATCATGCGATTGCTCTCCGCACCAAGAGTGGATGGCGTTTGCATCTTGGTACTCCCTCAGAAAGCGACTGCCGGATTGGGAGGTTGTTCTAGAATTAAACCTAGACAAGCCCCTTTTTCAGTGGGCTTCTAGGCTTGGAGTCAAGATCTCCAAGCAAGCGGGCTCCGAGATAAAGATAGGGCCGACGGTGGTTGCCGTGAGAGACTTTGAAGGAAACTTTGACATTGCCTCTTCTAAATCTAGCATCCAAAGCATGTTAGTTGACTATAGTGAGGGTTGTGGCAATTTTGTTTTAAAAGAATGGATAGATAGATCGGACATTCCTTTTTATAGGGCTCTCAAAAGATTCGGCACAAGTAGATTGACCGTCAACGAGATGGCGGTTTTAAATTTGTGGGAGCAGTGCAACAATGTATATTTACACGCTGGAGGCTCATGAAGAGATTTTATTTCGGTGAAGATGATGAGGATAGCGGAGAGGACGAGGAATTTGACGAGACCAAGTTCTTGATGCCCGACGCCGCCGAGTTGATATCCATGACCCAGTTTGACAACCCGGATCAGCACATCCTTAATTGCGCCATAAAAATATGCGAAAAATCTCTTTTTTGGAGATTGAGAAGCCTTTCTTACAAGTTAAAAGCTTTTGAAACGGCTTTCACGACGATAAAAAAACTAACAGAAGGACAGAACGATGCCGAGATATGAGATGCAGTGCGGAAAATGCAATGAAGTCTATGATGTTTGGTCAAAGATAGCGGAAAAGGAAGATTCGGTCAAATCTGCGAAGTGCCCCAAGTGCAATTCTTCTAAGAAGTTTGAAATATTTGGGTGCCCCTCGGTTAGTTTTGCCAATCCGGTCGGAACTGACAGGTGGAACAGCGAGTCTAAGGGTCACGATTATAGGTTCAAGCATAACATGGACAAGCCCGGCGGCGTGCGCGACCAGAGGAAGGCCGCCGAAAGGGCATCCAGGGTTGGCCCCGAGCCGTATCGAAAGATAGACGACATATCCAGCGGAAATCATTTCGGAGAAGTTAAGTAAGTTGTTTGTGCTAACCATTTTAGGTTCAAATGAAAAGCACGGCCTTTGTGCCGTGCTTTTTTAGTTTGATTACACTAGAATATTTAAACACGAAAGGCATTACGATGAGCGAAATTCTCAAGAAGCTTTCTTCAAAGTTTGATAAAGAAAAGTTCAAGAAACTTAACGAGGAGATGTCGTTCTCCGAATATCTTGATCTGGTATATTCTAATCCAAAGCTTGCCAGGACAGCATATCAGTATCTTTATGATATGATCATGAGCAAGGGCACCTCAAAAGTGGAGAGATACAGGAAGACCTACATACACTACAATTTTTTTGACAGTTCCGATTCGCCAATATTCGGACTTTCGGAAACGCTTCACCAACTCGTTCAGTTTTTCAAGGGAGCCGCCGGCGGTTACGGCCCGGAGCGAAGGGTCTTGCTGTTGCACGGCCCCGTAGGCAGTTCCAAGTCCACAATCCTTCGTTGCATAAAAAAGGGTTTGGAAAAGTACTCGCTCACCGACGAGGGCTCGTGGTACACATTCAAGTGGGTCAACCTGCCAACCGATAAGGAAAACGGCATATACACGCAGTCCGAGGACGAGTCGCCCATGCACGAAGATCCCCTCAAACTTCTCCCTCCAGACATGAGAAAGGATGTCGTTGCTGATCTCAACAGGATACTTGTAGAAAACACCCCTGAGAAGGATCGCAAGACACTATACAGGTTAAATGTTGACGGGGAGTTGGATCCAAGGTCTAAGAAGTTCATGCAAGAACTGCTTCTTAGGAATGATGGGGATTGGGGCAAGGTCGTGGAAAATCACATCCGGGTCGTGCGCAAGACTCACAGTGAGGCCGACCGCTGTGGCATAGCCACCTTCCAACCCAAGGATGAGAAGAACCAAGATAGCACCGAACTTACTGGTGATATAAACTGGGGCAAGTTGCCGCACTTTGGCACAGATTCGGATCCTAGGGCGTTCAATTTTGACGGAGAATTCTGTGTTGGCAGCAGGGGAATTGTCGAATTCATAGAGGTTTTAAAGCTTGCCAAGGAGTTCCTCTACGACCTCCTCGGGGCTTCTCAGGAAAAGCAGATCAAGCCAAAGAAGTTCCCGCAAGTGGCTGTCGACACAGTTCTCATAGGCCATACAAACTCTCCTGAGTTCTTGAGGCTAAAGAGCGACCAGACCATGGAGGCTTTAAGGGATAGGACTGTGAAGATAGATGTTCCCTATTTGCTCAGGTGGAGCGAGGAGCTCAAGATTCTGGAACACCAGTACAACAAGGATAAGATCAAGCAGCACATAGCGCCCCACACCTTAGAGATAGCCGCTCTGTGGTCCGTTCTTACTAGACTTCAAGAAGACAAGGACGGGAAGATAAGCCTCGTGGAAAAGGCCAAGTTGTACGACGGCAGATCCCTTCCCGGCTGGACGGAGGATAGCGTGAAGGAGTTGCGGGACAAATATCCTGACGAGGGCATGACGGGAATAAGTTGTCGTTACACCCAGGACAAGATTAGCAACTGCTTGAGTTCGCACTACGATTATATAAACTTTTTTATGGTTCTCAATGAACTTAAGGCCGGGGTAGACCATCAGTCCCTTTTTGACAACGAGGAGGACAAGTCCAAATTCGTGGCTTGCATAGACCTAGCCAGGAAGGAACTGGACGAGATACTTAAGGCCGAAGTCCAGAAGGCCCTTGTTGGCGACGAGCATGCCATAGAAAGGCTTTGCGGAAACTACATAGACAATGTCATGGCCTACATCAACGGCACGAAGATAAAAAATCCCTTCACGGAGCAAGATCAGGAGCCGGACGAAAGATTGATGCGATCCATAGAAGAGAAGATAGATATACCTGAAGTTGGTGCCGACGATTTCAGAAGGATGCTGGCTGGCTTTATTGGCCACCTAGCCCATGGCGGCAAGAAGTTCAAATGGGACTCAAACCCCCAGCTTAAGAAAGCCTTGGAGGCCAAGCTTTTTGAGGACACTAAGGATCACATAAAGTTGTCGGCTCTAAATATCAAGGGAGCCACCGTCGTGGACAAGGATATCCAAGAGAAGATAGACGCCGTAAAGAAGAGGCTCATAGACCAGTACGGCTACAACGAGCAGAGCGCGACCGATGTCTTGGAATACATAAGTTCCATATTCGCTCGCGGAGACGTTTCGGAAGACGACTGAAAAAGAGGTGAGTTATTCCACGCCGCATAGATTCCGATCATAAGGACTTCCAAGATGTCTACGGAGGCATAAGAAGGAAAGAACTTAAAAAGTACATCAAGAATGGATCCATCTTTCGAAATAGAGGAAAGAATGGAAAGATAGTCGTTACAATTCCAAAGATTGACATACCGCACATCGTCTACGGCGATAGCGACGGCGGTATCGGCCGTGGAAAGGGCGAAAAGGGCGATGTAATAGGCAAGGACGATCAGAAGGGCGACGGAAAGGGCAATAAGGCCGGACAAGACGCGGGCGACGGCATGGATATTGCCGTGGACATGGACGAGGTTCTAAAGTTCATGCAGGATGAACTTGAACTTCCTGATATGAAACCCAAGCCGAGTGACACCTATGAGCAGATAATCAAGAAATATAACAACATAGCCCTCGTGGGGCCCGAATCGCTCAGGCACAACGCCAGAACCCTTAAGCAAGCTCTGAAGCGGCAGTGTGCCGACGGATCCATAAATAAACTCTACCAGATTCCGGGCTTTGCCAACCCGATTAGGCTCATAACCCCCATAAACAGCGACAAGCGATACCGCCAGTTTAATGAGATAAAATTGCCTTCTAGCAATGCCGTAATATTCTTCGCCAGGGACGGATCCGCGTCCATGGATCAGTACAAGTGCGACATTGTAAGCGACATGAGTTGGTGGATAGACACTTGGATTCGTAAGTTTTATGACAAGGTAGAGCGTGTCTATGTTTGGCACGACACGGTCGCGAAAGAGGTTGATGAGAAGAAGTTCTACAAGTACCGGTACGGCGGAGGCACGACCTGCTCCACCGCATTGAAACTCATATCCAAGATGTTTGAGAACAGGTTCAATCCCATCAAGTGGAACATATATTTGTTTTATTTCACGGACGGCGAGAATTGGGACAATGACAACGATGTGTTTGTAAAGACGCTGGAGGAGGAATTCGGTCCTAAGTTCGTAAACATGGTGGGCATCACCCAGATACTTCCATGGAGGTACGAGAACAGCCTCAAGCAGGCGGTAGATGAAAAATGCAAGTCGACGAACCTTAAGACAACGCAGGTGGGCACGGACTCCAACTTGTCCGACCAAGAAAGGGACAGGGGCATTAAGGACGCGATTATAGACCTTCTCGGAAAGGGAAGAAGAAGAGGAAGAACGGAGAACTACTGGGCCAACAACCTGGGATGACATAATGAACAACAGAAAATTCATGATGGGATCCCCAGTATTGATGGGGAATAGTAAGATTCCAGGCGTGCCGATGCCCGAGGAACTTAAGAGACTCCTTCCCGAGATATTCAGAAAGGTGAGCGAGTTCGGCTGTGACTTCCCTCCGACCGTTGTTGAAATGCTCACCTACGACGAGATAAGCGAAATAGCAGCCTATGGCGGCTTTCCCGTGAGGTATCCTCATTGGAAATGGGGCATGGAGTATGAGGAGCTCCAGCGCGGATATCTTCATGGCATGCACAGGATATACGAAATGGTCACGAATTGCACCCCCGTATACCTTTATTGCCTAGACTCGAACAGCCTTCTTGACAATGTGACTGTAGTCGCTCATGCACTCGGCCACGCTGATTTTTTCAAAAACAACATCTACTTCTCGCAGACCAGCCAGAACATGATGAACGAGTTGGCCAACCACGGCACCAGGATCAAAAAGTACATGAGCCGTTGGGGAAAGGAAAGGGTCACCGAGTTTATAGACCATGTGCTCAGGATAGAGACTTTGATAGATCCTTCCAAGGCTTGGCAGCCCAAGAAATACAAGGACAACATTCCGAGGGACAAGCGAAAGTACCGCCATCCTAAGCGACTCAAGGTCGAGGACGGCCACGACTACATGGACGAGTATGTGAACACGGAGGAGTGGATCAAGAAACAGCAGTTGGAGATAGAAAAAATTGAAGCTGCCGAATATCTGGATCTCTTCGTGGGTTCCACCAAGGACATAATGGGCTTCATTAGGGACAACGCCCCTCTCAAGCCTTGGGAGAGCGACATCGTGTCTATGCTCTACGAGGAAAGCATGTACTTTGCCCCACAGAGAATGACAAAGACTATAAATGAGGGACACGCTTGTGTCGGGCCCGATACTTTGATTTGTACTGACAATGGAATCATAACAGCGAAAGAGCTTGTTGAAGGGAAGATCTCATGCTTGGTTTCGGACGGCGACTCCAACAAAAAGGTCAGCAACTGGTTCATTTTTAATGAAAGAAAAACTGTAACGATAGAGACAAGGAGGGGATATAAGATCACAGGATCGGATAACCACAGAATTATGGAATCTGAGGGTCAATGGATCCATATGAGAGACCTAAATGAGGGTGACAAGGTAAGGATAAGTGGTTCCAATGTATGGCCTAAAGATCCGGTCGGTCTGGATTACAAGGAAGAAGAGAGGCTGGACACAAGAAAGATACGAGAAATTCTTGGCTCCAAGTACTGGAAATGCAACTATTACCGAATGGGAATGCAGACTGACGCACAAGCCGGGCTTAAAGTCGTGGAGTTGAGTAAGATTTTTGACGAGCAAGTTTCAAGGTTGGGAGAAACTCAAACCATAAGACGCAAAAAAATCTCAATTCCGACCGAGGTCACTGAAGGTTTGGCTAGTTTTCTGGGCTATATGATAGGCGATGGTCATATTTCTGAATCCGGTAGATCTTTTGGTTTGACTTCAGGTGATCTAGAGCAGATTGAAGAGTATGAAAATCTTTTGGGATCTCTTTTTGGTCTGGTTGGCAAGAGGAAGTGGGACGGGAGCTCAAAGAATGGCAGGTGGAGAGTCTCTTGTTCTTCCAAGAGCTTACAAGAATTTTTGAAGAGTATAGGATTAAAGACGGGCGTCTGCGCCAGAGAAAAGACAGTCCCCAATTGTATATTGAGGTCTCCCAAGAATGTAGTGTCTGCCTTTCTTAGATCCTATTTTGATTGTGACGGCTATGCTGGCAAGGCCGGAGTGATTTTGTCCACCTCCAGCGAAAAGATGGGAGAACAGATCCAGACCATTCTCCTCAACTATGGGATAATTTCCTCAAGAAAGAAAGCCAAGGCCTCTGATGAAAAGAAAACACACATTTGGCAAATTCGTATTTGCGGCGTTCAAGCCAAGAAATTCATGGAGCAGATAAGTTTCGGCCTAAAAAGAAAGCAAGATTCCCTTGGCAAATACATCAACGACAGGTTGTGGTTCACGAGGGAAAATTGGTCTGATGAAATTGTTTCCATAAAATTCGGCCAAGGAACAGTCTATGACATGACTGTTGACGACACCCATCGCTATGCGGCCCATGGATTTATAAATCACAACAGCTGGGTTGACTATCATATTATTTCAAAACAAGGACTTGCCGGACTCGGCCAAGAGCACGAAAGTTCGGGCATCATAGAGTACGCAAAGCACAAGATGGGGGTGCTTGGAGGCAAATATTCAATGAACCCCTATAAGCTTGGATTTAATCTTCTGTGCGACATAGAGGAGCGATGGGACAAGGGCAAGTTCGGTACCGAGTGGGAAGAGTGCCCCGATATAAAAAAGAAACAAGATTGGGATCTAAAACTCGGACTGGGTCACGACAAGGTCTTTGAGGTTAGGAAACTATACAACGATTTAACCCTCATCATGGAATTCTTCACGCCCGAGTTTTGCGAAAAGTATGAATTTTTTGAGTGGAAGAAGTATCCGAACGGGGAATATAAGATTGAGAGCAAGGATCCCACCAAGATCAAGGCCAAACTGGTGGCCAGATACATGAATGGCGGATTGCCCGAAATCAGGCTCATGGATCCCAACCACAGAAACAAGGGCATCATGTTTCTCCAGCACAATTGGCACGGCCGTGGCCTGCACGACTCTTATGTGGGTCCCGTTCTGGAGTCCTTGAGGCGACTTTGGAAGAACGATGTCTATCTGGCCACTAGAGACAAGGAGGGCAATGAATTTATTTACAGGTGCCGATCCGACGACTGCAAGGTGGATATGATTCCCCGGGAAGATTACGAGGACGGCTTTTTTTAGGCCTTTTTTGGCCTATTTTTAGGCCTTTTTTGATTGAAAAAGGCCTTCCTTTTTGTTTTTCCAAATGCCTAAATACCCGTGTGGTTTTTGACTAGATTAAACACGGGAGATCATGAATTCCATCGCCAAACGAAACATATCGGCCGAGCAGCTGATAAGCGAGATTCACGAGCATCACATAAATCACCTGAGCAGGGAGATTTACTTGCACGGATATGCGGATGCTGATGAGGAGCCCGGGGTTGACTACAGGATGGCCACCTCGTTCGTGAAAAACATGCACATACTGGAGATGCATGGTTCGGCCAACATTCTTGTCCACATGCACACCATAGGTGGAAACTGGAGCGACGGAATGGCTATGTTCAACGCTATCCAGATGTCCAAGGCGTCTGTGACGATACTTGGCTATGCCCAAGCGAGCAGCATGAGTGGCGTTGTCTTTCAGGCAGCAGACAAGCGGGTTCTCATGCCTGACTGCGAGATAATGATACACCATGGTTCGTTAACCATTGAGGACACGACCATGGCCGTAAAGAGCGCCGTAGACCAGAATGAGAAGTATTGCAAGAGAATGCTCCAGATTTTTGCGGAGCGTGCTGTTATGGGCACTTATTTCAAGGAAAGGAAGTACAGCATCAAAAGAGCCATGACCTTCATAGACCAGAAGATACGCCAGAATGGCGACTGGTACTTGATGCCAGAAGAGGCTGTTTATTACGGGTTTGCCGACGGGATATTTGGCGAAAAGGGATTTGAAAACTATGCAAAAATACGATCAGGAAAGAAGAAGAAAAAGAACTAATTTATATTGGAGGTTAATAAAATGACAGATGCTGATCTTTTGCTTTCTGATGAGTTTGTATCTTTTTCCAAGGTGATCGCGGCCGTTCACGAGGAGAAGAAGGTTTTGGAGGAAGATTTCAAGGCCAAATTCGATGAATACAAGGCCAAGAAAAAGGAATTGGAATCCAGGGTCGCCGCGGCCAATTCAAAGTGGGAGGAATGGAAATCTTCTCAGAAGGGGAGGTGAAATTGACTCGTCTATCTACTTGCTTTCTTTTGGCTCCCTTGCTTTTGGCCTCCCTTCAATCGTTTGCTGAAGACATCTCGGAGATGGGTAGTTTTGAACTCATTTTAAATTCCGATTTGACGGTGGGAGCCAACACGATTTATGCGGAAATAGGCAAGACATCCCGACCCTCCGCCGAGACAAGGGGTCATATCGGATACGGGATTTATATTTCTTCTTGGCTAAATTGTACCGATCTTTGCTATTTGAAAATGAATGAAAGTTCGCCTCAAAGGAGGGTTATCGCAAAAGGGTCTGCAATTGTGCTTGACGGCTCGTACCAGGAGTACCGCCAGGACGGATATGTGGTTCAAGAGTTTTTAGTTTCAAGCCCCAAGGAGATCCACGGGGTCATATGCTACTCCCATTGCAGCGAATATAGATCTTTAATGGGTGTTCCCGAAGACGCCAGGAAGGTTTCGTTTTTCGCCGGCCCTCGGATAACGCTTGAGGGATTCAAGGAATTGGTGCGTCAAAAGGCGAGGCTTCAAACTTCGCCACCCGTTTTAATTTATTCGCCTTCGGTGAATCCATGAATTTTTTGACTACCATAATTCCTCTCTCCGGTTCTCCTTCGCACAAGAGGAGGAGGAATCTGGACTTCCTGTGCGCAAGGCTTAATGACGCTTTCGGGCAACAAAACAAAACATTTATCGCCTCATTCAATGATGTTCAGTACACGAACGAATTTGCTGAGGCTGTTAGAATTTCCGAATTGAATATAGACAGTAAATTCGTGATGTTTCTTGATCCGGACACATTCTTCAACTTCAAGTTCATCAACGATTTGGTTTCTTTTTCGGATCAAGTTATCATCCCTTTTTCGCAGCGCATCCATCTGGACGAGCATTTGACTAGGAGTTTCATAGAAAAAAGAAATATAACGGTCAATTCTTCCGCAAAGACCACGAAAGTTTCCCCGGGCAGCTCGGCTGTCATCGTAAATTCCGATTTTTTGACGCCCGGCAATCCTTTTGGATTAGTTCGTTTCGGCGAGAACTTTGAAGATTGGTGGCTGGATTTTGATTCCGCTGGATTCAAAACAGAAGGCAAGGCTCTGGATCTCGTCGCAGTGAAATTGTACTGCGACCGTTTGTTTGCAAATAGGGCCAAAAGCGGAATTGTCCATGCATTCAATTATGCCTGCGTGGACGAGAATAGTCGCTTGTATCGCGAGCAGCTTGAATCCGTTGACTCGTATGTTTCCGCCGCTCAAGGAAAGGGCGTTATTCTTGTCAACTTCCACTCGGGTGACTGTTTGCTTCGCGAGGGTATTTTTTCTGAGCGACTGGGAAGGGATGCGAAGTCGCTCGGACACTCCAAGGACTTTCCTTTTCTCAACGACATATTCAACATATCAACGCAGTATTTGCACGGTGACGGCTGGGTTTTTTATTGCAATTCCGACTGCAGGATAGCGGACACCGTCTACAATGACATAAGAGAATTTGATGGAGACTATATTGAATTCCAAAGGCAGGAGGTTGATTCGCACGGGAGATATAAGGGGTCGGTAGAAAAGGGAATAGACGGCATAGCCATAAGAAAAAGCCTTCTGCAAAAGTGCCGAATGCCCGATCTTCTTATTGGGGCTCCATACTGGGACGATGCGGTTTCTGCTCTGTACGGCTCTTCGTGCAAAAGGAAACTCAGGATTATGAACCAGCTCATCCATACCGAGCATGAACCCACCTACGATCTCTGCAATTTGGATGTGGCCGGCAAACTTAATTTTGAATCATTTTCAAGCGTACTTGAATCCATAAGGCCTCAAAACTCCTCGGAAAACCTCAAGACAAGGTGTCAGATCCTAATAAAGATATCAACACTAGGACGCCCAGAGTTGTTGTGCAAGTGCTTGGATTCGTTTGTTGAAAAAATGTCCGGAAACAATGTCGTGTTTTTTTGCATAACATGCAACATAGACGACGATGTCATGACCGAAGAGGTAGTCAATGGGCTAAAATCCAAATATCAAAACATAAAGGTTTTCTTTGGAGATCATAAGTCCAAGATAGAGGCGTATAACGCCGATATTGAAAATTTTGATTTTGATGTTTTGGTGGCCGCTTCGGACGACATGATCGCCGTTGAAAAAGACTACGATCAGATTATATTGGACTGCATGGGTTTTTATTTCCCCGATACGGATGGCGCACTTTGGTTTGAGACTTGCGACGGCAACCAGCGAACGGCCACCCTTTCCGTAATGGGCAAGTCTTACTACCTAAGATTTGGACATGTTTATAATCAAGATTATATTGGATATTACTGCGATGATGAGTTCACGCAAGTTGCGTTCAAGCTAGGAAAGATCAAGAGGATAGATCATGCAATTATATGCCACAACATACCCGATCACCTGAAGATGTCCGATGACGCCACATATCTGAAGAGTTTGGTCTACGGGGCCAGGGACAAGGCCTTCTATAAAGTCAGGAAGAGAGTCCAGTTTGATATTCCCGGCATTAAGTCTGGAACGACCGGTGACTTTTCAGAAGTTTTCTTTGTTCCGGAAAGAAACAAGCACGAAAGTCCAAGCTGGATGACTCCTTATCCCAAATTTGATGATCCACTCAGCGCCATGGAGGTTTACATTCTTGAGGGCATGGATCGCAAGATTTCTTCAATGGACTTGCAGCAGTTCATGTCATTTTCATTGAGTTATTTTAAGGACTTTAGGTGGACCATACCTCCCATCATACACCAGATATGGTTTGGAGAAGTGCCTAAAAAGATAAAAGAAATGATGGCGACCTTCTCGGAGGACTATATAGGCAAGAACCCTGGGTCAAGGTATATACTATGGAACGAAAAAAGACTTAGGTCTCTTGGTATGATAAACGATGACATCTTCAAATCTGAGAAAGAGTATGACTGCAAGTCCGACATAGCCAGGCTTGAGATATTGAACAGGTTCGGAGGTTTTTATGTTGACTCGGACTGCGTTTGGTTGGGAACCAAGCCTTTGAATTCGGTACCTAGCAAGAATGGAATAATGATAGCCTATGAAAAGGCGGGGTTGACCATAGGCAAGGGATATCTGGACAAGGATACGACTCGTTGCGCTAATGGTGTTTTTGGGGCCTCCATAGCCAATCCAATAGTAGCTTTTCTAATTGGAAGACTGAGAAAGTCATACGCAGAACGCCGCAGGCATGGCGTAGTTGCCTCCACTGGCCCCGACTTCGTACAAGGCGTTTTGGACGAACTTTCTCTCACGGAGACCGCAAGCCATAAGTACTTCTACCCGGTCTGGTGGTGTGTGAACCCGGACAAAAACCCGGACGCCGAAAAATTTATCAGACTAAAGAGCCTTTCTCCCGAAGACCTTTCTGCTCTCTATCCCGAATCCGTTCTTTTCCACAAGGGATTCACTTCCTCGGAAGGAGGTTGATTTTGAATTTAGTCACCGTGATGAACTACGATATTTCTGACAAAAAATATTTGGCCATGTGCTGCAACTGGATCAAACAAGCCAAGACTCACCTCTTACGCAGAGACTCGTGCTTCATATTTTCAAAAAAGCCTCCGAGTAAAGCCTTAGAATCATTCGTGGGGGAAGATTCAAGATTTAGGTTTTGCGTTAGGGACGGACTCAAGGACACTAGGGGCATTTTCTTTCCCATTTGCGGCACGCACAGCGAAGGCTACAATCTGACCTACAAGCTCTATGTAATATGCAACTTGGACTTTCCATTTATTTTTATGGATGCCGATGCGATTATGGTAGACTCCATACAAGAAATTGAGCCCCTTTTTCATGAAAAGCCGGCGATATTCATAGACCACGAACCCGATATAGAAGGCCATACCGTTGGCTTCCCCCCGTTCATAAACTCAGGGGTCTTCATGGTCAACGACCCATCAAAATTATTGATCAACTGGGACAAACTGCTGGGTCATGCGTTCAAGTGCGGATTTAATTGCCGATTCAAGGAAAACGGGGCTTATATACCCGGAACTGACCAGTCGGTTTTGAAGTCCTATTTCGACAGCATAGGGTACCAATACAGGCACGAAAAGTTCGGCGTCCACTACAATACTTGTGCGGAACGCGTTAGGGCATTTAAAGGGCCCTTGGGCTGGAGGGCGGTTAACCACGAAGGAGATCCCGTTAAGATAATTCACTACTGGGGTCCTTTTAAGCCATGGGCCGTGGACTGTCCCATTTTTAAGGAGTTGATCAATGACGAAATGTTCTGTTGTGATGATGTCTTGGACCAGACCAGAAAATGTGAGCAAAATAATTGAATCGTACGAAACCTACAATTCGATTGGCGAGATAATAGTTTGGAACAACAATAAGCATCTTTTTATTTCTGACTTGGGGCTTAGCAAGGTAAAGGTTCTGAATTGCAACGCGGACTTCGGACTTGATTCAAGATTTGTAGGATCCATTCTCGCCAAGAACAGGTGTGTAATAGTCCACGACGACGACCTTCTGCTGTCGGAGCCCAACATTCAAAATCTTATTAGAAATTTTGAGATTGATCATACAAGGATATACACATACGAAGGCAGAATTCCACAAGGAGGTGGATATACTCGTGCGCCCGGCCCGGGAAGAGTGGAGGATGTTTCCGAGCCCACAGAAGTTCCCATAGCGCTCACCAGAAGCACCTGTTTCGACAGGCTGTACGCCTCAGAGTATGCCAAGTTTTCCGATGTTGTTTTTTATGATGTATATACCAACCTCAATGGGGAAGACATAGTCTTTAGTTACATAGTTTCCCATCTGTCGGGGAAAATGCCTCTTGTTCTTCCGATCCCGGATAAGAACGGATATATAGAGCTTCCGGCCGCTTTGGAAGGGAAAATTTCCACAAGGATGAATTTTATAGAAAGAAGAAATGACCTTATTCAAAGGTGCGAAATTATTTTGCCTTTTCCGAAATATCCGGCCCCTTCTGGCGACAAGTTTGTTTTCTTTGGTGCGGGAAACTATCCGTTTGCCTATTACAACGACTCGTTCAGTATAAATTCCAAATTCAAGAAGTTAATCGCAAAGGAGTCAAATGGGATCAAATATTTGTCTTTGAGCATATTGGAAAAATGCTTTTATGCCATCTCTTCCATAAGGTGCGACATAAATATGGGCTCCGATGATTCATTTAATTTGGGAGCTTTTTACAAAGGAGACCCAACACCAACGGAATTTTCACTAATTATAGATACAAATGGACGCACACTAGAGTCAAAAAGAGTCTTGTTTGATTTGAAGGGAAATTATGTTTCAAATTTATGCTTTAGACTTAAGGATTTTTTCAAAGAAGACATTGATTCTTGTGTTTTAAAAAGAATAGACATTGTTTGTCACAACCAAGGTGATTCCACAAAAGAACTGTGCATTACGGAGATGTCCCTAGTCAAGGAATCAAAATGACGCAGAGGCAACCTTCTCAAGAGTGGCTTTCTTCTTCTGACTGGGATTCGTTGGTTAGTCTAGATGGAGGCTACACGCTTGGAGTCGGTTACTGTT